AGGCGTAATAATCGCATCCTTGAAAAGTTTTATGATTCTCGCTACATTGACATTCGTACAGGAGAAATGGCTACCGGAAAAGCTCTCTTTAACGGAAGGATTAACCGTAACCATAAAAAGGATTCTGAAAACCTGCACAAGTATCGCGGAAAGCGGTTATATAAAGGACATCGCGCCTTAGTGCGCAAGAAAGTGAACTTCAATCCGGGTGATTTAGTCTCTCTCAACGGAGAAGTTCTTGTTGTGCATGGCACTCATACCAATAAAAAGGGTGCCGTAAATGTAGAATTCAAAGCACCCGCAAAAAACGGTCAAAAATCCGCGAGCCTTAAAAAACTCAAAATTGTAAAAGCAGCAGATTCCATACATCCCGCATGGGAAAAAGTATCTTAAATCATTCAAAGAAAGGAGTAGCAGGGTATTTGCGTTAACTAAGTTTACCTCAAATCAAATCTTGGTTAGCGCATTCCTCACCGCCTAAGTCGCAAACGACTGTAGACGGTGTGCCCTACGCACAAATTTTATGGAATCCCGGCAGATACCAGTTGGTTCCCGGAAATTGGACCAGGAGTGAAAACCACCGAGGTCGTTTCGTGGGATAAAGCAGGACTGGAAATCTATGGAGTGAAACCGCAAGACATCGATACCGTCAAACTTCACATCGATGTCTATGATGAAGCAGAATGGGATGTGTCGAATCGTGATGACCCTGTCGATGATGACTTTGTGATTTATCCGAAAGGTGAAGAGAAAGCGACAGAACCAAAACACGAGATTCAGCCCACGGATATTGTGCTGTTCGACAATAATGCCTGCAGCATGGTCGTTTGCGGATTTTATTCTGATAGTTTCATGGGCTATACGGCAAAAGCCTACTACGAAAACAAAACCAACGACCGTATCGACATTATTCTGGATAAAGGCTCCATCAATGGCTTTGAGTGTACCCCGGGAGGAACAACATTGCTGGAACCACATTCTAATGCCTACGTGGATATCCGTTGGCAGGAATATGCCGAAACCTACGCAGAAAATGGCAATGACCCAACATCCATCACAGAAATTGTAATGCCAGTTTTTGTGAGAAAAGACACAGGGAGCAATACGGTATACATTGACGCCACTTATTCCATTGACCCACAAGCAAGAACAGCAACGCCGATAGTGAATCCCCAATGATAGCCGCATAATTTTCCAAAGCCAAAAAAATTCTTGGGAAAACAGCAAAACTTTTCTGAGTTCAGAAAACTTTTGGTACTTTTGGGAAAAGTTTTCTGGAATGGGAAAACTCTCCGACTTTTTGGAATAAAAAAATAAAAGCGCTCACCATTTTTCGGTGGGCACTTTTCTTTATTCTTCAGTTTTCTTTTTCAGCCACTGCCTTCTAACGAACGGCGTTACATAGGTTTCATCACTCTTCAGCTCATAGCCATAGCTTTCAGCTATCAGGATGGCACGTTCGCTTGCTTTCTGTCCGACAGGCAGGTGGCGAATGAAACCATTGATGTTTTTGGACGAAGCATCATATTTGGACTTGTCGAACACCCGCAGCGGCTCGTCGTCATCATTGCCTTTCTTGCGATAATCGCGGGGCTTTCCGCCAATCATCAGACAACGAATCCCGAATGGAGCATCCGCGTGTGTCACAAACGAAGACCGGAACGACGCATCAGTGGGCAGGACATCCGGCAAATCACAGGCGAGAGAAGTGTACAGCCAGAGAATCAGATTCGTGACGCTGTCAACCAGCTCTGGAAATTGAGCCCGGTCAGTCAAAATATAAAACCACTCGGTGCTTGTGTTATAGTATCCGGCCAGGTCACCGAACTTGGTTACGATTTTATACAGACACACAATCTCGTTGTCGCGGCAAGTCTCTTTCAGCTTAATTTCCTGTATCAGCTGGCAGGCATCAAACTGAAACAATGCACCGTTGGCGGAAAGAGTTCTGCGGCGATGGTGCAGCGTATCTTTCAGAAACTCTGTTGTATATTTGGGTGAGATGGGCTTTGGCCACCAGGACCACATGTTCGGAGTATTCTCAATCAGCGGCTTGTCCGGCAGCATGTCCACGGTATATTCGTTCACATAGGTGGCCATCGAAAGGACCGTGTTTGTATACAAATGCGAGAGCAAAGCGAGGTCGTTGATGCTATCGAAATCTGCTACATTCTCATAGCCATAACGCTTGTAGTACGAAAAGACCATATCCAGGCGTCTATCTTCAGAAATCTGAAAATCGCATTTATCGTATGGCCGATTGTTGAAAAGAGCATCACTATAATAGACAGGAACATCGGCGAGGGGATAGGGGTCCCGGATGATGATTGGCTCGTTCTCAGTTGAGATACCGACAATGTTGTTCACAATATCGAATTCCTGAGGCTTGAGGTATTCGCTCCCCTGCATCAGCATATCGATTACCGCGTACAGGACAGAATCATTACGTTCCACATTTCCGTCAATGGATAATCCTGAATGAACACATTCCTGCGCATAAGCAATAGCCTTGAAATACAGAGCATAGTCCTTATTCTTCTTGACGGGCTTTGTGAGCCCCTGCAAAAACTGATGATAGCCTTTAATGAACTTGTCGGGGTTTGCCATGGCAAGCTCTACCTGAGAGCTGACGGCATCAATGATGGGTTTGCACTCCTCAGCTCCACGGGCCAGGTGAAAGAGGAAAGTAGATGCTTTCCCAAAATCTATGTCATGCAATGTCGTCGCAACCTGGCAAGCGCTGGACAGGGTTCTTCTCTGAAATACCCAGATAGACTCGCCTTTGCTCCGATACTTCTTATCCCATACCGGTGCGTATTTATCGACTAAGGCATTACCGAAATCTTCCTGCACTGCCAAAACACCATTTTCGTTCTGCACAGTATCCTCCTCATAGTTTCAGCTGCCCTACACAGCTCTGCGCAGTGGGCAGTAGTTTGTGGGTTATCTCGTTGCGGAAATACTTAGGGTCCACGGCCCGCATCCCGAACCGCACACGGTCTAAAGCATCTGCATCCTTGAGAATCGTATATAGCAGCCACACCCGTTCTTTGTCCCGGATATTGGATACTTTGAGGTCTGCAAGAGCCTTGCGGTCATCCAAGCAATGGTACTCGATGAGGAAAGCAGTTGCCGAATTGCAGTCGGGGGCTGTGTCATAATAAATGTCCCTAGACTTTGCTCCGTGACTGTCATCGACATCATCGTTTGTCCGCCCAATATCATGATAAAGAATCGCATCACATAGCTGGTGGGATTCTTTTTTTGTTAAGGCAATGCCCTGAACCTGAACCAAAAGCAGCGCATCAAAGAGAACTCGCAGCGTATGCTCGGCGTTGTGCTCCTCATCATTAGCCCGGCCATAAGCATCATACAGAGTGGAAATGCGGCTCCGGTAGCGCTGGTAGAGAGGGTAGAACTCCTGAATTTCATCTGTCAGAGCGTTAATGCCGTATAGTGTATCGACCTTTCTATCTTTTACGGCAGCCGGTGGGACAAGGACCTCTTTTTCTTCATCATTCGGAAAATACTCGATGATGTCACATTTGCTGACATGGGCAGTGATGATTCTGCTGTTCTCGAGACTCGGGATGCGGCAGGCGAAGAAACAGGCTGCCTTGTAGCTTGTGGTCCAGGAGAAAGATTTCTCGTATGGAGTTGACTTACTCCCTTCCCCGCGATAGATGGTCACAACATCCGGCAGGCTGGATAGCCTCTTTATAGTATCCTGCTTTTGCTTCTGAGATTTTCCGGCAAAGACTTTTTGGAGGTCATCCTCCTTGAGAGCAGAGAAACCAAAGTCGCTGGTACGATAAAGGTCCAGAAAGAGTGAGTACAGGTCCTCGTCAGGGTTAGACAACTCAATGTACCTGGAAAGAACAGACACACGAAGGCTGTCTTCCAGGGAGAAAAGGTAACTGCGGATAAAGGGGGCATTTCCCGTTGAAATGTTTTCAGCTGCGCCTAAAACTCTCTGCTGGAATTTCTCATCCGATTCGCTGTTCACAGCCAGACGCTTGTCCCCGTAAATGTTCAGAGAGAGAACAATGGGAACGGTCGTGCTATCGAGCTCGCAATAATAAAGAGGAGCAAGCATATTGTGCGCAGCATAAATCTTGTCGACGGGGAGTCTCGGATACTTTTTAGCGAATTCAGTGGCCGTTATACCGATACTGTAGCCTTCTTTGTAGTACCGTTCAATGTCAGCACTTGTCTGCACTGCAGTGAGGGGTAACATCGTCTCGAGACTTGCTTGGTTGATGCTTACAAGAATATCCCCGACCGTCATTGTTTTTCGGACTTCCAACTTTTCACGGGTTGCCCCGTTACTCAGTATGGATTTCTGCTTCATAGAGCGAGCTTATCGCAGGCCGCAGCCCTTGATAGAGGCTCACTCTCCACAGACTTTAAGATTCGGTCGTCCTGACCGTACTGTTCGCCTGTGGTTATGAGGTGGCTGGCATAGCCAGCATGTCCATTCCTTTCTTTAGAATATTTTCTGCTGCATTTTTATCCCTATCGTGTGATGTATTACACTTCGGGCAGACCCAATGCCGCACATTGAGGCTTTTAACCTCTTTGTTTTGGTATCCGCAGCAGGAACAGGTCTGGCTGCTTGGATAGAATGTTGGTACTTTGACAACTACTCTTCCTGCCCAACTGGATTTATAATCAAGTTGTCGAAAAAATTCTCCCCAAGAAGCGTCAGAAATACTTTTAGCAAGGTTACGATTACGAACCATACCCTTTACATTGAGGTCTTCTACACAGATGATTTGGTTTTCTTTCACCAGTGTGGACGACAACTTATGTAGGGTATCTTTTCGTTTGTTGGTTATTTTTTCGTGGCAGCGAGCCACCTTGATGCGCTGCTTTTCCCAGTTGGCAGAGCCTTTCTTCTTGCGTGACAGTTTTTTCTGCTCACGCTTTAGTTTAGCTTCCGCTTTCTGTAGATACTTATGGTTTGGATGTTCGTTTCCATTGCTGTCAACAGCAAAAGATTTGATGCCAACATCCAAGCCGATAGCGACATTCTTAACAGGAAGCGGTGCTACTTCTACTTCGCAAAGAATGCTTACATAGTATTTTCCGCTTGCTGAACGACGGATTGTTGCCTTGCAAATACGACCTTCAATGTTGCGGCTTTTGCGATAGCGCACCTTTCCAAGTGTAGGAAGCTGAATGTACTTATCGTCAACTTTAATGCTTTTTGCTTTAGTAGTTGTATAACTTTCTTCTCCTCTTTTTCGTTTGAATTGAGGGAATCCTTTACCGTCTTTGAAAAAGCCTTTATAGGCATTATCTAACTGACGACAGCTATATTTGAGTGCTTGGCTATCCGCTTCAGCAAGCCAAGGAAGATAGGTCTTCATCTGAGGAAGTAGATTTTGCGTATCAATATAGCTCATGCTTTCGCCGCGCCGCCTATAGGCTTTTATTCGCCTATCTAATATAGAGTTATATATAAAGCGGCAGCAGCCGAGCGTTTTATTGATTTTTACTTCCTGCTCTTCTGTAGGCTCTAGCCGAAATTTATAGCCTTTATGTACTTTCAAGGTGATTCACCTCCTTTATGGATTTTTGTACTTGTGAATTGGTCAAACCCCCGGAAAAAGTTGAATAGCCTGTTTTTCTCCTCCCACAATTCTTTCTAACATAATTATATCATATTTTACAGATGGACGGGCCAAAATCGCAACTTTGTTCATGAATACTTAACCTTTATGCACGAGATTTATTGTTGCCCTAATATATAAAACTAGAGCCCCGTCATCTTGGATGGGGCTCTTGAGTTGTAGCTGGAGGTGTATCTCATTTTGTGCCAGGGGTATTGTATGGTAGTTTTCGAAAATGAGTGCAAAAAAACAAACACCAGAAGTCAAACTCAAAAATATCTTAGTCTTGGCAAGTTTACCCTTGCGCTGCTGTGCGAACTTCGTACAATAAGAATTGTACAAGAGAAACGGCAAGAGACATTTGTAGTGATTGTAGTTGGTCGCCACGAATCGATGCCGTGTCTGCTTGCGCATAATTACCTCTTTTCGAAGCCCACAGGTCATTCTCTCACCTGTGGGTTTTGTTTATTGCGGAATCGTGCGAATTGCGGACAATTAAAGACAGAGCGATTGCGAGATGGGGCGATACCGATGCAGTAGGAATGAGAATCTTAGCAGCTAAAAGAGTCAACAACCCCGCCTAAACCGGTTCGCCGGTTATAGACGGGGCTTGCGGGGCAACCTGTAAGCCCAGTTGATTAGCCTAAGCCCATTGCTCCGGCAGTGGGGAAAACTACGTTGTGTACTAATAATATAGGCACCTTATCCATGCTCCACAAGTGGTGAGCTCTGCAGGCGTTTCGTTAAACATCTCCGAGGGGAGGAGAAGTGCGAGCGTCATGTCGAAAGGCTAAAACAGTGCATAACATTGGCGAAGTGGACCACAGGACGCAAGTCCTGACTTATAGTTTTATTACTATTTTACGAATGGAGAAACAAAAATTATGGTATATGTGATTGCGATTGTGGCAGCCCTGATTATTCTCTTTGGATTTCTCTGCTACAAGAAAGCTCCGCCCACGGAGGCTATCGTTGTGACCGGCTTTGGTCTGTCTAAGCCTAAAGTGGTTTGCGGAAAGGGTACATTTGTTCTGCCCGTTCTTCAACGGGCTGACCGACTGAATATGCGCCTTTTGAAAATCGATGTCAAGACTCCTGAAACAGGTGTTAAGACGAAGAACGGCGTAAGTCTCTGGATTGACTCTGTTGTCACGATTCAAGTCTACAGCGAAAACTCTACCGTTCTGGATGAAGAAGTGAAGGCATCCGGTCTGAAAGACGCCAAGGCGTACATCATGTCCCGACAACAGGCAGCCATCTCGAACTTTCTGGGCATGAACGAGCAGGGCATCAATGAGAAAGTTAATGACGTTCTGCAGGGCAATTTGCGTGAGATTGTCTCTGACATGACCGTTGACCAAATTCTGACGAACCGCAAGCAGATGGCTGTGAGCGTTATCGAGAATGCTCGCCCCGACCTTGCTAAGATGGGACTTGAGGTCGTGACTTTTAATGTCCAGGACATCAGGGATGCAGTGGATGTTCAAGGCCACAATCACGGCGTTATCGAAGCTATCGGCATCGAACAGGAAGAGCTCGTAAAGAAACAGGCTGAAATTGCCCGTGCTCAGGCTGCCCGTGATGTAGCCTGCGCGAAGGCCGATGCTGAGATGGCTGCAAATGCCAAGGAAGTTGAAGCGCAGACTGCGATTGCAAAACGCAACAATGAATTGCAGCTCGCCAAGGCAAAGCTGAAAGCTGAAGCTGATAAAGCTGCGGCTGACGCAGATGCTGCCGGTCAGATTCAGATGAATCTCCGCGCCAAAGAAATCAAAGAAGCGGAAGCGGATGCTGAAATCGCCAAGCAGAAGAAAATGGTAGACCTTGCCGCACAGGAAGCCGAGGTCCAACAACGCAAACTGGATGCGGAAGTCCGCAAACAGGCAGATGCTGACCTGTACCGCCGCCAGAAAGAGGCAGAAGCCAAGAAATATGAGGCGGAACGTGCAGCTGAGGCACAGAAGTTCTCCAAGCAGCAGGAAGCAGAAGGCATTGAGCTTGTCGGTAAGGCAGAAGCTGAAGCGATTCGTCAGAAAGGCTTGGCTGAAGCGGAAGCCATGAAACAGAAAGCAGAGGCATATAAGCAGTATAACGATGCGGCTGTGGCTGAAATGCTCATCAAGGTTCTTCCTGACATTGCCAAGAGCGTGGCTCAGCCTTTGTCCAGCATTGATAAGGTTTCTATCATTGGCGGTGATGCCTCCGGCGTATCCGGCGTTTCCGGGAACGTTCCTATCCTGATGGCCCAAACCATGCAGACGGTGAAAGAAGCGACCGGCATTGACATGGGCGAAATTGTCCGTGCCAACAGCATCCAGGCAAAGACAGACCGCAACATCAACATTATGACTCAATGTGAACAGCCTGAGAATAACAAAGAGAAAGGAGGTGCCAAGGCAATGGAACGCGTAGAAGGCGGCTATCTGATTCATGAGAAGAATCTCAACGGTGAGGAAGTCACTCATTTTCGACCGGATGTGACCGAAGAAGAGAAGGCTATCATGAAAGACAAAAAGGCCAAAGATTAAAGACAACATGAAAAGAGGGTGACTCGAAAGAGCCATCCTTTTTTCTGTTGTGACGCAAACGAAAAGTTCATGGTAGCCATCCAATTTGGGTGACTGTCTTTTTTGCATGTTAAGGCTTTGTTGCTGAATTGTGCGAATTGAAGATAATTAAAAACAAAAGATGCTTTGTATCAAATCGATTGAAACCGAAGAGGTGAAGTTAATGCTCGGCGTGAGTTTGATTATCATAGCAGCGGCTATAGTCTACATGGTCGAAACCTATATCAGCACCTATTACACTATCGAATACATGCACGGAACATCGCTGTTCCTTATCCTCCTTGCGAAATATGGCACGCCAGTCCTGTTCCTGCTGCTCTGCGCCTACATTGCATATCGCAATTTTCTCAAAAAGCAGAAAGCTGCGGCTTCTGCTGCATCTGAACGGCCTACAAGCAAAGAAGAGCTGTATACCAACAAAATTCAAACGGCAGTAAAGACAAAAAGCGTCTTCTCCGAGCAGGCTGACCAAATGCTGTATCAGGTACGGCGCTTCGGGCAAAAAATGGCCGTTGCCTACAGCATGACCCAGGATAGCAAGACATCCGGGGAACAAGCCAAGTGCCTAACGTTATTGGAATCCGCAGAACGTATCTTCTATGACCGACTGGATGACGCGATTCGCTCGGCTTCAATGTTTGATGAAACGGAATACAAGGCTTTCTGTCAAGGCTCTATCTCGTTTGGAAACAAAGAAGAAGCGCAGAAAAAGAAAGAAATCTACAATGGTATCGTAAGTACCGTGGATAAGGTAGTTCATGACAATGAGCGCTTAATCCTCCGATTGGATTCTTTAGCATACGCTCTGAACCAACGTTCTGCCCAGAATCCGTGGGATACAGAGGTTGTCCTCGCAATGTCTAAGCTCGACGCTGTCATCAACAAGACGACGCAGGACATCGAGCAGGATGAAGTAATCAGTCGTGAGGCTATGAAACGATATAACAACTTGAAAGGAGAAATTTAACGTGACAAAAAAGAACATTTTCCCTGTAGTTGCAACCATTGCTGTGGTAGGCATTGTTCTCGGAGTTTTTTCGATGACGGTGATGAGGGACTCAAACGTCAGCATTAGTACAATGACGTCCGAGCAGGCATATGCCAACTTGAGCAGCAAGATGAAGCGCATCGGCGTGCAGGAGGTCAAGGTCAATCCTCAGCAGCTGGATGTCTCTGAATTCCTTGATGCAAAGGATGAACTGCCCGACATTGAATCCTCCTACCCATTCGTGGTCGTAGGAAACGGAGATGTGAACATCGAAATCTTTTCCTCTGGCGAGAAAGCAACAGAGTCCGGCTCAGATTCTTTCCTGACAAGCATGGCAAAAAAGTTCAATGCCCAGCACAACAAGACTTCCGGAGACAAGACTATGAGTGTCTCCCTGCGCTCCGTTCCGTCCGGTACGGCGGCTGAGTACATCTCGACGGGAAAGTATCAGCCCGAGTGCTATACCCCCTCAAATACGCTCTTTGGCGAGCTGGTGAAGAACGAGGGCGTAGAATTGACCGTTGAGGCTGACCGTCTGGTCGGCAATGTGGCGGGTATTCTCGTATCAAAGAAGACAGGGGATATGCTTCGCTCTGAATACGGTGAAGCGTCTGTTTCTTCCGTTCTGAACGCAACCATCGATGGCAAACTCATGATGGGATACTCGAACCCCTACACAAGTGCTACGGGTCTTAATTTTCTGCTTGAGGCTCTTGCGAGCAGCGGCAGCGATACGATTGTCGATACGGCTGCTGTTGAGAATTTCCAGAAATTTCAAGCGAACGTCCCTCTCGTATCCTTCACGACCCAGCAGATGGTCCAGTCGGCTGACAAGGGTATCGTGGACGGTGTCGTGATGGAGTACCAGTCTTATCAGAATGACCCGACCTTGCAGCGCAACTACGAATTCATCCCGTTCGGTGTACGGCACGATAATCCTCTGTATTCCATCGGGAATGTCTCTGCGGAGAAGAAGGAAGTTATTGCTGCCTTCGTTTCCTTCTGCGCTCAGAACCAGGCAGAGGCGACGAAGGACGGGTTCAATGGCCTCGATGACTATGCTTATACCGGTAAGGTATATGACGGCAACACCATCGCACAGGCTCAAAGTGTCTGGAAAGAAGAGAAGGACTCAGGCATTCCTATTGTGGCAGAGTTCGTTGTCGATACTTCCGGCTCGATGCGCGGCGAACCCCTGAATGCCCTGAAAACCGCGATGATAAACACCATCCAGTATATCAATGACGACAACTATATCGGCATCATTGGCTTTGATTCAGATGTCAGGGAATACCTGCCCATTAACCAGTTCTCTCTGACCCAGAAAACTCTGTATAAGGGTGCCGTGAACTCCCTCGATGCGAACGGCAGCACCGCAATGTACAACGGTCTTTGCGTTGCTATGGACCGCATCTACCAGAAATCTCAGGAACTGGGTGGGAATTGCACGCCCATCATCTTTGTGCTCACGGACGGTGACAACAATACCGGATATGGCTTCTCCGATACGAAGAACATCATTGCCGGTATGGATATCCCCATTTACACCATCAGCTACAACTACGCAGCGGATAGTCTTTCGGAGCTCGCTTCCATCAACGAAGCGGCAGCTATCGTCGGCAACAGCGAGGATATCACCTACAAGCTCCGCAACCTGTTTAACGCAGAGATGTAACTCAAAAGCGCGGTTTTGTCCGCGCAGCTGCTCCAAAAGACAGCCTCCACGCGGCGAGCAGCGGGCAACGGGAGACAGTCCCGGCAAATTGTCTTTGAGACGGAAGGAAGAAGTGCCCTATGCGAGTACAACAGGTTCCGAACTCACCCTATTTCATCCATTACGACGATGAGGGCTTTTGCTGTATATCCAAAAGCAGAGAAAGCCAAGAACCTATCCCGGAATCTGAGATGCAAGCGTTCCTTGATGCAGTAGCCAACGGGTTACTCTACATCGAGAAAGAGCGAAAGAGCAGATACCAGCGCATCGAAGAAGCCGAAAAAGCAGCTTTTGCCAAGGGTGAAGCGGAAGGTCGAGAAGATAAGCTGCTCGCCACAGTCAAGGAGCTGAAGGAAGAACAAGCGTCAAGAGCAGAGTATGAGCGCAAGCTGCAATATGAAGTATATGCTCATCATACTTCGCACACCACGAAAACCGAGTGGGTTCGCCTTGGTCGTGGAGGATGGTGATTGACATGATGGGAAGCATTCCGATTCCGAATACAAGATTTTATCTGACCAGCATCGATGGCAAAAAGTGGTTCGTAACAGAATACTACAGAACCGCACCATTTAACCCCGACAAAGAGACCTATGACTTGTACAAGGCGTTTGCGGAAGCATTCAGAAAGAACGAAATGGAAGAGCAGGAGTTTCAAGAGGAGCTCAAAAAGGCCGTCAATAAAGCTTACGGAAACGGCTTATACGCCGGACGGCATAGTGTTGATTTCGGCTGAACCGAACAAGAAAAGAAAAACGGCACAGGAAAGCGGCAGAACGAATATGAGCATAGCAAAAATCGAAACTGCATCAGGCGTAACGCTGGTTCTCAACGGCAAAACAGTTTTCGCCTCAGATGATACCTCATACTGGATGCAGGGGTCTAAAATCATCGACGAAAACGGTTGGATTTGTGGTAACGCCGAGACTATCCGAGATGCCCTGTGCATAGTCTTGGCAAAGTACGGCGGGCTAAAGGGAAACAGCGCAAAACAAACAAAACCAGTAAAGGCGGTGAGAGCATGGTAGTATATACGAAATCAGGCGTGACGGTGAATTGCTGCGGTAATCTCTTCATTGCATCGGACGGCAAAACCTACAACCTCTGCGGCAGGATGCTGACCTGCAGCGGCAAGGTCATTAGCTACAACTGTCAGTCGAAAGACGAAGCACTGGGTACGGTCGTGGGACTGTACGGCGGTCGAAGGTTCTAGGAGGTACAATATGCAAACGGTCATGACAAACAGAGACGTAGAGCTACGTGTGGAAAGCAGCATCATTTACACAACCGATTCGAAGGCGTTCTGGCGCAGCGGCAACATGCTGGTCGGAAACGGCACGGTCGTCAGCTACCAGTGCCACTCGATGGATGAGGCGGTCGATATGGTCGCCGCCTTGTACAATGGCAGAAAAACAGAAGCAGCGCAAGCATAACCATCCTGCAAAAATATATGCCGTTCATCTTTTTGGGTGGACGGCTTTTTGTTTTGTGAATACAGCGATTCAGTGGCGAAGCGAGCCGATTTTTCCAGCAGTTTGATACTCTGTGGGCAGTTGCACAGCCGTGCAAATTGCATACAATGGGAATTGGAGAACAAAAAAGCGATGCAAGGATGTATTTGCAATAAATATGGCGGCTGTTTTTGGTATTCACGAAACAACACGAAATTAAACGAAACGCGAAGAGGATACAAGAAAAGACGAATGAAATCCAGCTGAGGCGGATAATACTTGCGCCGAGTGGTTTGAAGTCCGGACAATGGGACAGCTAAAGTGGTAAAATAAAACTAGGAATACCTAAAATCAGATTTAACCGAAAAAACAAAAACCATGAATGAATAATTGGTTGCTAAAAAGTAACCGCTCGCTTTTATACCCAAACCAACAAATGACCCAAATCTGTTTAGGAAGGATAGGCACAAAATGGCAAGAAGGAAAACAAACGACTTGGAAAATCAGATGTCGCTCATGGACATGATGGCATCGAAAAGCCCCGAATATACCGAAGAAGGCCCGGAAGAACTCTTGGACCCCGGCGAGGACATGGAGGACAGTGAAGGGCAGACGGATAAGCCCTTCAAACTCGTGGCGAACAAGACCACGAAGGCAAAGGCGAGCATCTCCACGCAGGCGTTGAGTGTTGTGAAGGCGGTATATGCTGATACGGTAGAAACGAATTGGGAAGAGTTGTTTGACGGGTTCGACAGACTCTATGCTATCACTTTTTCGTCCGGTATCGAGTTCGTGAATAAGGTCATCAACAAGTTCTCGTATGCGGAAGTCGTGTTCGGATGCGAGAAAATCATCGCCAACGACATTGCTGCCATCATGTCGGTGCAAATCGACAGCGTGCAGCGGCTCGCTAAGTCTAAGTCGGCAGGGAACCTTGCGAACCGCCTCGATGACGGGTCCTTGCAGCTGTATGTATCGCGAGACACGAAATCGCACGAGAAAATCTTTATCTTGGAGAGCGCTGACCATAAGCGTGTCCGAGTCATCACCGGCAGTGCGAATATGTCGGCATCGGCGTTTTGCGGCATTCAGCGAGAGAATATCGTCTGCTTCGATGACGAGGCGGCATTTTCGCATTACAAGGTTCTGTTCGAGACCTTCAAGGAGACCTGCTCCGACAATGTCTCCTATAAGGCAGTCGTGAACACCATGAACCAGGAAGATTATCTGAAAGAGAACATCAAAGAAGTGCCCGTCTTTCAGTCTATTGAAAAGCAGAAGCTTGTCTTTCTGGAACAGGCACAGCCTGAGGATGAGGTCGAATACGAGATAGCTGCCGATGTCAAGAAAATGCAGGAACTCGTCAAGCCAATCATGCCTAAGATGCCGGTACAGGCGAATCGTATTGTAGTGGCAGCGGAACCGATGCGCGTTTTCGGGAAACGATATACCGAGGTGCGGCGTGTGGCAGCTGAGGCAGTTAAGCAGCTCCCAAAATTACATATCGACTATGATGCCGGGACCATGACCTTCAACGACGAAAATATCGACCTCAATCCGAATCTCAGCGAGGTGGCAAAGAACATCAAGAGCATCCAGAAGTTCTTCTCAGGCATGGACTACTTTTACGGCGATGTCGAACAGGCCAAGAAGGACTACTTCAAGTACATGACCTGGTATCTGGCTACTCCGTTCATGGCGTATCTGCGGTATTTCGCATCGAGGAACAACTACGATACGAAGCTGTTCCCGATGTACGGCGTTATATACGGCGACTCAAACGGCGGCAAGACGACCTTTATAAAATTTCTTGTCAAACTCATGTGCGGTGAGACCGTTAAGATGAACACGACGGAGGATTTCACAGCCACAAGAATCGACGGCCTCAAACGAGTTTGTGAGGGACTGCCGCTGAACATCGACGACCTCGCCAAGACCCAGTTTCAGAACCATTCAGAACGGGTAATCAAGAACGATGAATGGGGTATCTCGGACAGGCTCGTGAACTATCCTGCTGTATCTATCACATCGAATAAAATTACCTCGCTGACAAAAGACCTCTCGAAACGTGCTATCATCTGTCGAATTGGTGCTAAAATCGACAACGAGCGCGGTGCCAAGAACTCGAAGCGTGTGAATGAGAGTATGTCGGAGCTGACAACCGCGTTCTATGGCGAATATGTCCGCCGAATGCTTGTTTGCATCGATGAGATGACGACGGAAATGCGTGAAAATGCGAATGGCAAGGAATACTTCCCGGATATCTTCCACGCTTCGTCTAGTGTCATTGCAGATATCTTCGAGGCATGCGGAATCGATTTGCCGGACTATGTGCGTATCCTGTACTATAACGACTATATGGGTGATGAGAGCATTGGTCGTGCTGCAATTGAGAAAATCGAACTGGCATGGCAGGCTGACCCGAGCAAGTTCCGGGTCGATAAGAAGCAGAACAGGCTCATTTACTCCTATCCGCCGGATGGACCGTGGTACGAACTGAAATACATTGCAGATGAGCTGCCGAACTCCCTCGAAGCAGAGATTTCTGGCGGCAACCAGCTTATCATGAACTACGAGCAGGCACAGGAATTGTTCGGCATCAAGTTTCGGCGCTGGCTGGGCATCTTTAACCTCTAATATGCATGGCAGGTTCTTTTCGGAGCCTGCCTTCTTATTTCGCAAAAATAGTTGCCCATTTGTGCGAATTGCAGACAATCAGAAATAAAGCGTAAAGCAAAGGAGCTGAGTACCATCTCAAAATTTGCAAGCAAAAAGTTGATTGAGCGAAATTGCAATATCATGAAAGACTACGGCAACGGCTATTCCATTGAGGAGCTTGCCGCAAAATACAGGTTGAGCGTCCGTACATGCTATCGAGCGTTAGACGACGCGAAACAGGAGGCCAGAATTCAGTTGGCGCAGGTAGAGGATGCTAGAAAGGCCGAAATTCTTGCGGCATACAAGAACAGTGTCCCTCTCAAGGAAATGATTGCGAAATTTAACGTGGCAGAAGGATATTGCAGCATGGTTGCCAACGATGCGGGCCTGACTGAAAACCGTAGAAATGAGCGCATCAAAATTCGGCAAAAACCCCGCAATGAGAATATCTTTCGAGAATACGAGAGTGGCGTGCCGGTGCAGAAACTATCCGAAAAATATCAGCTCTCGGTTCCTGGTATTTACAAGGTTATCCAGCGAGTGAGAAGGCAAAAGGAGGCGATGAGTCTTGCAATGGATTGTGAAGCAAACCAAATCGAAAGGATATGAGTTCACCTTCGATATCGTGAAAGGCAAGGCCGTTATCGGGCAGGCACACTATATCCCGAAATTGCTACGGCAGGGTTATGGCATCCGGCTGAATGATTCCAAGTTCCTGCTGCAATACATGCCAGCTGCTGACGCAAGGGCGTACATGCGCGGCATCAACACAAAAGATATTCTGAGACACCCTTTTGCTATCCGTGAGAACAACTGCACGGTAGGCGAGATTTCCGTCATCCATACAAAAACCGGATTCCTCCAAGGATACAATTCTATCGCCATGCAGCTGTATGGCGAGGAATACCAGAGCTACAAAATTGGTTTTGGAAAAGAAGGAGTATGCTGCCCTGTATTTCTTGGCGGACAGCAAATCGCCCAAATCAATAAGAGCGCGGTGGTCAAGGATAATCTGGATGAATACCTGATTTACGCAGTGAATGAAAAGGCACTGATGCCGTCCGTCATGTTCGCCATTTATATTGATGGAATATACTACGCAAACCGAGGCATGTATGTGGATGACGCAACGACTATCAACTGCGAATACAGCTTGAACGAGGAAGTCCTGTCCCACTACGACCCGAATTTTGTCAAAGGACTATGACTCCGATAACTGGTATTCACAGACAATATCATGTTGCGAAACTGTGCGAATTGCAGACAATTAAAAGTGAATGAATTACAAAAGCTACAGAGGATAAACAATGAGCTATGAACCCATTATCACACCGGGCAGGAATTTCTTTCTTGTCTCGACGGAGTACAAAGAGAGCAGCTCTGCCTGGTGCCGCAAGCAAATTAGAGCGACACTGAGGACCTGTCAGGGACGAGTCATCATCATTGATGCAACGGGCGAGTACGCGGACTTGGCGCTTGAACATGACAGATTGATTCGAGAGAAAATCCCGTCCATCATTTATCGGTATAAGCTGGTGGACGGGAAACCGTATATTGCTCATGTCATTGAAGTTGATACGGAAGCAAATGAAGCACCGCACCTGATTGTATACGATATCAGCCGGACCATAATCACCAGCTGGAAGGTCGGCGTGGAGGCAATTGATAAAATCCTACAATCCTATGCCGTGATGCAGGACAGTGAAATCGCGTGGCTGTATGTTCCGCTGGACTTATATACCAATGTCAAGCCCGAAAGCGAATCCTGGAACATTTTGGAACGAACTATCAAGGGTAATGAAGGCAAGCTCATGACAGTACTGACGACTCGCAAATTCACCATTGGGATGGTCCAGCGCTGTTTGCATATGGCAAAAATCAAAAATAATTTGGAGGATAACAAATGACCAATGAACAGCTGAGAATCGCATTGACGGCGAATGCCGTTACCAAACAAACCCGAAACCATTTTGGATTCAGTGACCCGTGTGGAAAAACGCTGGAAGAATACAACAAGTCCGCGATGCTGTGCTGCATGACAGCGGCGCAGAGAATGAACACGCCGGGTTTTGAGCGTGTTTTGGCTGCGCAGATTTTTCCCTGCTTTACCATTGGCTGCTGGAATCAGACGAAGACGGTCTATGATTTTGACTACGAGTTTCAGAAAATTCTTATGGATACGGATGACATGGCGATTCATCAGGATATCCTGCAGCGGCTTCCGATTCGTGATTTCTTTATCCCGGTGTATGACAGCTACGACTACAACGGTATGTTCGTGCATGTGGAATTCGAAGAGAAAGAGAAGACCACTGCTTTCGGCATCGTTCTTGTCGGCCCGGCCAAAGGCAGCCATGATGATTTCACGTTCCTGACTCTGCCTGCCTGGGCCAAAGAAAACCAGAGTTTGACGGAAGCAACTCGGAGCACGAAAGAATACCTGGAAAAGGCAGCCGGGCAGCGGCAGGTAAATGGTATCAGCGTACCGGCTGTGATGGAAGCAGTTCCTTCGGTCTTTGACGGCGGCACACCTTATGTTCGCCTGGCAATCCTGTGTGCCTACTATCTTGCCAGTAAGAACCCTGATGTCCGCTTGGAAACTTCCAAAAAGCGTGACCGCCCGGTATTCGTGTTTCAGGGAAAGGCACAGCGAATCAACGTCAAGACATATACCGTTGGTGAGAATGCGGCCAAAGAATACAAAAAGAATGGGGAAGGCAAAACTCCCCGCTGGCAGCATTACTGGTGCGGCAATGGCCGGGAACGCCGGGAATGCAAGTTTATTTACTGATGGCGGTGAGGGTGAATCATGGCTCCCCATACTTATCAGGACCCGATTGGGTTCTATGAATGGTTCGATGACCTTCCTTATGCTATCCAGGATAGTATTCTGAAACACCTGCCGCATATGGAAGGCGAGGAATGGCTCATTGTCATTATCCTTGCAGCTCTTCTTCTGATGATTCTGGTTTCAGCGTATCTGTGCTATGCAAGGCATAATGTCAGAAAGACGAGTGAACGACTCAACGCTCTGAAAGAACTGAATGCTGCAACAAAGTTTATACCGGTCGAGACGCAGTACCGATACTACCTACGCTCTGATACGAAACTGGAATACGAGGAGTTTTCACTCCCGAAATTCTTCCGCCGCGAAGTGAGAGAAAACTTTAAGCTGTTCAACACTCTTCTTGGCAATGCTCGGGCAAACACGATATTTTATGAAACATATGCCCTCGAAATCCAGGAACTCCCGGATTGGACAGAATCGGATGACGATTGCGGGCGGCATATCCCGTTCTTCCTCTACCACAACATCGAGAAAGAGTTGTACGATGAAACTGTCCTGGACTGCCCTGTAACGAACCCTGAGTTTGTCTGTACGAAAAGCTATCTGCCCAAAGATGCCAAAGAGCCGATTGAGACGGAAGAGACCTATACACTGGAGGAACTGGAAGAGTACATACGCCGCTTGAAGGTTGCAGCCGAGGTTAAGAAAAGCGGCCAGAGTGCAAGCTGAAAAAAGTCAGCAGCCATAAGCAAGAGGCAGGGCCCTGTGTTTCATGGTTCCAGAACGTCTTCCCACCTTAATTTTACCAGCACTTTGATATTTTGTGGTTATTGACAAACGGCGCAAAAGGTGCTTGGGTTAAAAGCCCTTGCAAAAAGTGCGATATCCATATAATAAATTGAAATTCAAAAGGGAGATACACATTATGAGTGAACAGAAAGAAAATGCTCAGCTCGAAGCTTATCGGAAGCTCGTTGAAGATTTCAAGCGCTTTGTCAGCTCTGAGATTCGAACGGAGGAAAACAGTTACCGAATTGTGGACATGACTTCCGAAGATGCCGAAATCGATGACCCGAGCGTTCCGGTGACTCAACTGGAGGACGAAAAAGCAGAGAAGCTTGCCGGTATTTGCATGGACCTGTCCAATGCCACGCTGTGGCTCTACTACAACCGTGACAAATTTGCAAACGTCGAGTTCATGCCCCTGACTGATGAAACTCTGAAAGAATACCAGAAGCAGGCTCAGAATGCTCTGAATGAACCGAAGAGCCCTCTGTATCTGAAATCCTGGTATCAGCTCATTGAAATGTTGAGTCAGGAATGTATCCCGCAGCGCTACGAGGACGACGGTCAGCGATATACAGACGTCTATGTGAACACCTATATGCTCATGTACCTGACCATGACCCGACTCAAGAACGGCGGAACCTTTACACGCCTTGCAAACGGGCAGGGAAGCGATGCTGTGAAAATCACGACCATCGCAATGTACTACTTCTCCAGCCTTTTGACGGTTCTCTGCACTGAATATTAAGAAATTTTTTCCCGTGTGAGCAGCGACGCTCATGCGGGAATTTTTTTGTGATTTTCTATTGTCAATCTGTGCGAATTACGTACAATGAAAAATATAAACCAAAAATATATCTTATCGTTGTCCCGCATGAGTTGTTTGTGCGGGACTTTTTTGTTTGCGGAAAGGAAATGCACTATGTACGGTTTATCAGAAGAAAGCTTAACGATTGTTGGTGTTATTTTGATTGTGGTTGGTGTCGCTATGATTGGTTGGGGATTTGAATGGAATCAGGACATTACCAATGATAAACGGGTCGGAACCGTTGTCAGAGACATTGGCGTTATGGTTTTGGCAACCGGCATTATATTTGTGATGCAGCGGGCAATGAACTAAATTGAGAAAAAGTAAGGCAGGCTCATTTCGGGCCTGCTTGTTTTTTGGGTGAAATATGATTACAACAAAGAAGATTGACCCACGGCCATATCAGCAGAAAGCTGCTGCGGCGATTCATAGAGAGTGGGATGCCGGGAATAAGAAAACGCTGGTTGTGATGCCGACCGGAACCGGCAAAACTATTGTGTTTGCAAGCATCGTGAACGACCAGGTGGAAAAGGGCGAACACGTTTTGATTCTTGCGCACCGGGAAGAGCTTTTACAGCAGGCAAGCGACAAGCTCAAGATGGTGACGGGGCTAGAGACCGCATTGGAGAAAGCTCAGAACTCGGCACTTGATTCCGATAAAATGGTCGTTGTCGCCAGTGTTCAGACTCTCTCTAAGCAGAATCGGTTAATGAAGTATCCGCGTGATTATTTCGGGGCTATCATCATTGATGAAGCGCATCACACGGCAGCCAAAACTTACAAGGGAATTCTCGAGCATTTCATTGATGCCAAAGTGTTGGGCGTGACTGCAACACCCGACCGAAGCGACATGAAATCCCTATCTGATATCTTTGATAGTCTTGCATTTGAATATAAGCTCCCGGATGCAATTCGGGAAGGATATCTCTGCAAAATTAACACGAAGACAATTCCGGTCGAGGTAGACATCAGCAAGGTTCATATCAATGCCGGTGATTTCAGTGCTCAGGACCTCGGCAATGTTCTTGACCTGTATCTGGACACGATTGCGGATGCCATTGTGCGAGAATGCCAGAACCGAAAGACTGTCATCTTTACGCCTCTGGTACGAATCAGCAAAAGACTGTGCAATATCCTCAATAAGCGAAACTTCAAGACCGCAGAAGTCAATGGCGCGTCTGCGGACCGGGAGGACGTTCTGAAAGGGTTTGACAATGGCGAGTACAAGGCGCTGACGAACGCGATGCTCCTGACGGAAGGCTGGGATTGCCCGACCGTTGACTGTATCATCTGCTTGCGTCCTACCAAGAGCCGTAGCCTGTATGCGCAGATTGTGGGACGCGGAACACGCCTATGTGAAGGGAAAAAGAATCTTCTCGTGCTGGATTTCCTGTGGCTGACAAAGAAACATAGTCTTTGCCATCCTGCTGATATTTTCTGTGAAGACCCGGAAGTGGCACAAAAGACCACCGATATGCTGGCGGATGCGGCACTCACCGGTTCGAATAGCCAGGAAAATTTCGGGAGTCCCGAATTGGGGCTGATTGAGGCAATCGAGGAAGCACAGACTGAGCTGGACGAGGAAAAGCGGAAAGCACTGTGTGAACTCGAAAAGCAGGATACGATTCAGCGCAAGCTCAAGGCACAGCGTCAAAAGCCGAGAGGATTGGTTGACCCGCTGCAGTACATTTTCAGCATCGAAGCGCCGGAACTCAACGATTATCAGCCGATGTTTGAGAGTGAGAGGCAGGAGCCTTCCGATGACATCATCGATAGTATTTCGTGCTACGGCGTAAAAGGGGATGCCATCAAATCTCAGGGCCTTGCCGCTGCAATTCTCAAACGACTCATTGCTCGCAGAGCCAGCGGAATGGCTACCCCGAAACAAATTCGGTGTCTTGAAAGTTTTGGGTTCGTCCATGTTGGGCGCTGGACATTGCGGTATGCAAGCGGCTTTTTGGACATCATCAGTTCTCATGACTGGAAACTTCCGAATGGGTTCGACGCATCCACGCTGGACCCGGAAAAGAATACGGCAGAAGACCTCGCCAAGCTGTATCCAGACTACAAGGAAGATGAGACGAAGAAAGCACCGCGTGGGGATGCTTTCATCTGCTGCTACTACGATGCAAGCTACAATTTGGCTCGCAAGAAGGTCTGCAACAGTGAAAAAGAAATGTTGAATCTGTATTATTCACTGTTCAATACTTGCGAAGCAAAGTACTTCTATTATACGAAGGAAGCTGATGCCTGGATGGCAGAAAAGCAGAATCTAATTGCCAGAAAGACTGGAACACCGATTCCTGCCGCACAGCCGACTCAGGCAACACCCGCAGTACCTCCTCCCTTTGTCCCGACAGCTCCCGCTAAGAGCCACGAATATTATTGCTGCCTTGCCCGATGGGATGGGTCCTACATTGGCTATGAAACTTACAAGAGTGAGCAGGCAGCTCAGAATGCCCGAAAGCAGATTGCCCGGCGCGGTGAGACGGCAGTGTATGCCACAGTAGAGGAAGCCGAAGCGTGGGTCGAACAACAGAAGGCGGCAAGAACCAGGAGGTAACAAGATGCGTACAAACAAGACGGCAAGCCATATTTACTATGAGCTTGACCACGATGTGCAGGAATATGCGAAACGGCTTTTAGCCAAAAAAATTCTGCACGCGGCACAGCAGAATAATGCCGCTCCGTTATCTGATAAAACGGCAAAGAAGACTGCTGAGACGGCAGTATTTCTGACCGAACGCCTCGCGCTTTTGTATGAGCTGAATTCTGGATTCCGAGGCATCCGATTCAGCACTTTCGGAGAACAACCTGCTGTTTACACTACCATGGTCCAGCACAATGCTCCGCTGTACGATGAGCTGATGCTTGGACGGGCCTATAACCTTGCCAACTACCTTACTGCTGATAATGAGGATATCAAAGAATCTGCTTTGATGAAGCACAAGGTTTTGGCAGCAATTTATAGTGCCGCTGCATACATGAAAGGGCAGACTCCGGAGCAGGGAAAAATCTCGATTCAGAACCAGCTGTTTGTGTCTACGGCTGTTGAGCTGTTTGATGGTCTTTTGAGTGCAGCGGAAGAGAAAAAAGAACGGCAGCGATAAAAGTGCCGCCTGAGTTAGAAATTAGGAGAATTTGCATGATTCGAGTTAAGAAAGAGAACCACCGTAGTTGGTTCATGAGCAACTATTATCCTTGCGAATTTGTGATGAATGGGATTCGCTACAAGAACGCTGAAGCAGCGTTTCAGAGTCACAAGGTCCCACTGGAAGAGCGCAGACAGTTTGCGGACATGCCACCGGCTTCTGCCAAGCGCTTTGGCCGCAATGTAGCTATCCCCGCAAACTGGGGTGAGGCTCGGGACGACGTGATGCGCCGCGTGGTGATGGCCAAGTTCGAGCAGAATGAGGACCTCAAACAGCGCCTCCTCGAAACGGGTACGCAGCCTATTGAGGAAGACACGACCAGCTGGCATGACAATTACTGGGGCAACTGCCACTGCCCGAAATGCCAGAACATCCCAGGTCAAAACCGGCTTGGGATTATTCTGATGGAAACGAGGAACAAGCTAAAAAAACAAACGAGTAAATAATATTTGCGAGTCATTTCCTTTTTTAAGACAAAAGGCTGCCGCCCATCACGGGTAGCAGCCTTCTTTTTTTGTTTAGTGGGTGTCGTGGCACACATGCTCGAAATCGACGAGCAGCTCATTTGCTGCCTTTTGCACACATGCTATGGCCGGTTCATCCTTGACTTTTTCAGGTAAAAGGATAAGGCACGGACGGTTAATATCAGTTGAGCTGCTATAGTGGCAGGAGAGCAACTCTTCTCCAAATTCGTGATTAAGGGCGGAGGCAAGACATTTACCGAGCAAAGCACAATCCTCATCTTTCGCCAAAAGCCTATCCGCCTCATCGTAGTTAATGCGGCCGTTATCGAGACATATACGGTCAAGAAATGCACGAACAGAAGCAGATGCGCTCACGGCATCTATAGTCTGACGATGATTCTCAAGAAAAATGCAAAATATCGGCTTTTCGATTTCATCCAAGTAAAAGCCAAGGCCGGTAATACGGGTATTGGTATCGGTTTGTGTCATAGGAAACACCTCATCCATTATGGCAGCGAATCACCTTGCCGCATTCAGAACAACTCACTGAACAACTTCGCCAAGGTCATTTGCGTATTTCGGGTCACACATCATGAAATAGTTGACGGGGCCGTACTCCAGACCGAGCTCCTGCGCGTATGCCTTGATAGCTTCCAGAACGTCCTCTTTCTTGAGGCCAAACTTGGAATGCAGACGGGCAAACTCTTTGTCAGAGACAGAAACGCAAGAGCAATTTTCTGCATCGGTTTCTTTGCTGCCCAGCATCCCGTCAAAGATGTCCTGTCCTGCACAGAGAACCGTCTCATTGTTCATCGCATAGGCGATAACGGAAGCCTTACAGTCAAAGTCGCTGTCTTCCACAAGGAAATCCTCAGGGCGGCCGTGACGTTCAACAACGTTTTCATAGATGTCCCGGAGTTCGATAGGAGCAGAAGGAGCAGTCAGCGCTGCTTTATGAAGGCGCATGAATTCCACAAACTTTTCATCCGAGAGGGTATCAGTATAAAAGCCGATGCCGGAAACGCGAACCTTCACTTCGCTGGCAAAGTAATCGTCAATTTTGGAGACGATTTTCTGCTGGACCCGCTTGTATGCTTCCTGAACATTGGAAGCCGTGTAAAATACCGGGAACTTCATGATGTCGATTCCCTCCGGCAGACTCGCGTCATAGGCCGCATCAATGCCGCCTCGCAGCGCCGGAACCGCGTCATGCAGCTCTTTCACAGAAGAAATGTATCCGGTAATGTACAGCTCATCGTTTTTGCTGTAATGCCCGATAAGTCCTACATAGAGAGTCTGCATCAGCATCCGCTTGAAGCTGAACCAACAAAGACGAATGGGTAGAATGACATTAGCAGCCGTACCTTCCGTACGATAGGTGCCGGGGGCAGAGACCTTTTCCAGCAGAATCTGGTCGTTCTTGTCACCGTATTTTTCCTTGAAAAGAGCTTGAAGAATTTCAGTGGACGAAAGAGGAGTGGACATTGGAATCGTTTCATTCAGAAAAGAGAGGAATGCATCCACGTTGTCTTTCTGCCATGCGTCATCAGACATGCTTGCACGCTGCATAGAGAGCTTGTCTTTCCCGTCGTCAGGCAAGGGCTCATACCCACAGGCGATACGAAGCTCGTTCTCCGTGACAGCATCTGTTGCGCTTGCAATTTTCTTGATGGTATTCTCGGTCGGCTGAGCTTTCGCGTTGCCGTTCGCAAGGTTACTGATATATCCACGAGTCAGCCCCGCTTGAAACGCAAACTTACCCTGTGTGCGGGTTCCGATGGCTTTTTTGACCAGCGATGCCAGCCTTTGAAAGTCGGGCTCTTTGGGAAAGGTGGCCTCCGTATCCTTATTGCTGTTCTTTTCAAGTACCGACTTGTCCCAACCGGTGACAAGAGAATACCCAATATCCTTCAAGGATTGATAGGCAACCCCGTTCTGGTCAAGAGCCGGGGAGTATGTACCGCTGTTATCTTCCAGCTGCTCTACTGCCTCACGCACCATCCTTGCTTCGTTCATCAGGATGACGTCCGGGGCTTCAAGCCGGGCAAGACTCTTGTACCGACTATTGAGGCGCTCGACTCGTGCGGCCAATGCAGTGATGTTGGCAACTTGGTCTTCCGTTGCATGGGCAGAGATATCTGCACCAAGTTCAAAATGGTTCAGTGCAGGAATATCCACGCCTTTGCTCTTGGCGAATTCCACCATGGCCTCCGCACCGTAAAAGCGCTTCTCATGGGTTGCGACAACTTTCGTTATCGTGTCGGCCGAGTTGTCCAGCTCAAGCACTTCACCTTTTCCGGCATCCTCGACATAACACCTGGCGTTGGTGAGAAAGCCTTTCAAAAAATCAGCATCCACATCCAGCTTCTTAGCGATGCCGGGCAGCTGCTTATAGAAAATCACGGGCATGGCGAGGTTAACATAAATCATGGTGTACTCCTTTCAAATATGTCGTTAGCTGTACAATGCTGTCATCTTATGTAATTATAATAGCACATCCCGCACCAAAAAGCAAGCGCGAATTTACAATAAATGACAAGAAAATACACGAGATGACATATTTGAGCAAAGCAGTTGTTTTTTGGCATTTCCTGTTCAGCAACGGAACAAGTCCCATGTACCTTGTCTTTGCCACTGTTTTGCTACGGTTTTGCCACAATTTTGCCTTGTGCATCCGTGCGAATTGGATATGATAGGAAATATAAGATAAATAAGTGTAGCCGCAGAGGATAGGTTTCTGCGGCTTCTTTTTGTGTTTTCTAAATTTCATCCGGAACTGCGCGACAACTGGAACCGTAAGCTCAACACCCGCATCGACCCGATGCAGGTAACAGCTTCCGGCACAAATGCTGTTTACTGGGTCTGCACCAAGTGCGGGCGCAAATGAAAAGCATCCATCAACGACAGGGTACAGGGGAAAGCAGAAAGCCCTACTCTGAAGTGCCACTATATATTCTCTCATTTCATTAAATAAAAGCTATCATAAACGCACGCATCATTCAAAAAATGTGTGCGTGCGTTTTTTGTGCGTTTCCGCACATTTAACGCTCATTTTTTTGTGGGGACCAGCCCGTGACATAATAGATTCAGACGGAAGAAATAAACAGCCTTATTCAAATAAGTAAAAAGGCATCCTATGCAGAGAGATTCTGCATAGGATTTTTTATTAAAGAGGGAAATTCAATATGGCGGCGAAAATAAATAGAACAGGCAAAACATACGGAGATTTAACAGTTTTCGAAACTATCCCCGGCTCTAATTCAAAAGCAGATACCTATTTGGTGAAATGTAACTGCTGCGGAAACACAATGATAATTGGTATCGACGCGCTCTTGAAAGGGTTAAAGTGTAAAGACTGCCGAGGTAAAGACCGTAAACGTACATACCAGGATTTGGTTGGCGAAGAACACAACGGTATCAAAGTTATTTCTTTGGCAGAAGATGCGATTGGAAGCACGGGGCATAGAAACATTCGTTATAACTGTATGTGTAGCTGCGGAAAAGAGTTTGTTGCTTATCGCTCTTCTTTGCTGCGGGGAAAAGTGAAGTCTTGCGGTTGTTGCAAACACATTACCGAAGCTTCGAAAATGCTTGTAGATAATGCAGAAGCTATGCAAGACTATGACTTTGCAAAAAATAAGGACGTAGATGTCAGTATGCTGACACAAGGAAGCAATATTGTTGTATGGTGGAAATGCTCTGCTTGTGGCACGGAATGGCAGGCAAGCGTATATCATTACATCCAGCGTATCAAGAGTTGCCCGATATGCAGCACTATCGATAAAGGACAGACCTCGTTCCAAGAACAAGCAGTAGCGTATTATGCAAAAAAGTATTTTTCAGAGGCTGTTATTGGAAACAAGAAAGTTATTGGAAAAGAGCTGGACATTTACATCCCCTCCATTCGCACTGCAGTAGAATACGATGGTGTTCGATACCATTCTGATGAGAAAAGAGTGAAAAATGACGAAGAAAAGTCCGAAAAATGCAAGCAGAATGGAATTCGGATAATTCGTATTCGCGAGCATGGGCTTCAGGAAATTCGTAATAGCGAGAATATCATCAGAGAAAACAATAGAGGGCACGCAACGCTCGACGCAGCAATTCGCCAATGCTTAGAGATGCTTGGCGTTTCTGAACCTAACATTGATACACAAAAGGATTCAAAAGACATCTATCGTCAATACAAAGATTACAAAGCTGAACGAAGTATGGGCGGACGGCATCCGGAACTCCTGAAAGAATGGGACTACGAACTGAATGTAGGCATTGACCCGATGATGGTGTCATCATCTAGCTCAGAAATGGTTCATTGGATTTGCTCTAAGTGCGGGCATAAATGGGAAGCACCCATCAATGGCAGAGCAAAAGAAAACGCAACATGTCCTGTTTGTACAACAGGCAAAAGAAGACGGAACGAAAAGAACAACCTTGCTACAGAACATCCTGAAATTGTTGCTGAATGGGATTACGAAAAAAACAAGAATTTGAAGCCCGAATATTTCTCATCCGGGTCTGCAGAAAAATGCTGGTGGAAATGCAAAAACGGTCATTCCTACAAGATGATAATAGCCGATAGAGTATACGGGCATAACTGCCCTGAATGCTATAAACAAAAACACTTCAAGAGTGTGATTTGCGTTGAAACAAAAGAGAGATTTTCTACAGCAAAAGAGGCTTCTCTTAAATACGGGATTAGCGGCGGTTCGCCTATCTTGAACTGCTGCAACAAGCTACGTACAGTTGCCGGAGGATATCATTGGTTATTTGCCAATGAATACGAAAGCATGACAGAAGAGGAAGCAGATGCCTTTTTGAAAGCAAATCCATCACGCGATAAGTTCGTCAAAAAAGGAAGAACTTACGATTTAGCTAATATGCACTTTGGTAAGCTAAAGGTCATTGAGAGAGCAGGAAGCCAAAACGGTCATGCTCGATGGAAATGTCAATGTGATTGCGGAAACGAATGCTTTGCGATAACCCAAAGTCTTGTAGAAAACAAGAAAACATCATGCGGTCATTGTAATACGGAAAATACATCCAGTGCTGAGTAATTCGGTGCTGGATTTTTTATTGGGAGATATAGACATGGCAAAGAACGATAACCTTCATAAGGCGAAGGACGCGAAGAATGATGAGTTCTACACCAGAATCGAGGATGTCGCAGAGGAATTGCGGCACTACAAGAAGCATTTCGCAGGCAAGGTTGTATTCTGCAACTGTGACGACCCGACATGGTCCGCTTTCTGGCGGTATTTTCACCTGAACTTTGCAGAACTTGGCTTAAAGAAGCTGATTTCTACGCACTATGACCACACCGAACCAACCTACAAGATGGAGTACGAGGGCGGGGATGATAATGATGTGGAAGTCGGTGTAAAAACCCTGCTGGAAGGCAACGGCGATTTCCGGAGCAAGGAATGCCTTGACTTGCTGGATGAAAGTGATATCGTGGTGACCAATCCGCCATTCAGCTTATTCCGTGAGTATGTTGGCACACTGATGCAGCACGGCAAAAAGTTCCTGATTATCGGGAATAAGAACGCCATTACATACAAAGAGTTTTTTCCACTTCTGAAAGAAAACAAAGTGTGGATTGGTTATAGCTCACCATCCGAGTTTGATACCCCCAATGGAATAACAAAGAAAATCAACGGTCTAACAAGATGGTTTACTAACCTCGACATCCAGAAGCGCCACGAGAAACTGATTCTCTGGCAGCGGTACTATGACGATGACGGAAACCCTCTGCCGGACGTGGAAGAGCGCTACCCCCGCTATGATAACTACATGGCCATCAATGTGGATAGGGTTGCGAATATTCCGGTGGACTATGAAGGCGTTATGGGCGTGCCTATCACTTTTTTGGATAAGTATAATCCGGAGCAGTTTGAGATTGTTGGTGGTTCCATGTTCGATGATACGCCTTGCAGAGCCGATAAAGATTATACAAGCCTTGGCTTTAAGTTCTTCAAGGCGGATGGCGTAACAATCTCCGGCTCTGGTGCATTAAGAGATAAGATGTCACCAAAAGTTGTTAAAAGAGGAAGGAGCGACTTTTCGGTAAGCCCTGATGGCGTGCAGCTTTCCGCAGTTTATCAGAGAATTTTTATCAGAAAAAGGAGGAAGCAAGGCGATGAAGGTACAAAATGAAAATCAACATTATTTGCCAAAATACCGACTGAAAAAATTCGCTGGAAAAGACGGAAATTTTTTTGTATATAACAAGGAAACTGGAAAAATTATACATGTAGGGGCAAATGTAAAAGGTATTGCAGCGGAAAACAATTTATATGAATATCCAGAGCTCAAAAAATGGAACGAATGCTATCGTGGGAAGATTGAAAAAGGACTCCTGAGCAATGATATTGAGAATTCTGATGCGAAAAAGTTGAACGAAATTCTTAATGAAATTGATAAAACAACTTATTTGAATTCGGAAAATAGAATATCCGAAGAATCTGCGCATTGGCTTGGAGAGTATGCCTTGCGTATGCTGTTCAGGCTACCATCGTATATAGACGAATAAAAAAACTGTTCGATACAGAAGAAGCATTTTGCAATTTCATGAAATTTATACAGACGGGGAACCATCCAAAGTTATCTGATAATGAGTGGAACTACTATAAAGTAAAAATTGGATATTACAGTTCAGGAACCGTTATCTATAAAGCAAACAATAGCGCCATTTTACTTCCGGATATAGGGCTTGTGCTGGGTACAGGCTGTTTGAATAACACAGGCACAGAATATAGTTTATCAAATCATATGGTTATCACAATATTGTCGCCAAAAATTTACTGCGTTACATCATGCGGCAGCAACTCTTCGTTGCAAAAGGAGAATAGATTGATTCGCAATGCGAAAGAAAAGGATGTGATGCGTCTGAATGCCGCTTCTTATGCATCTGCCAAAAAGCATGTAATTTCTAAATATGAGTTGACGCAGAATATAATAAAAGCAATTATAAAAAGTGCTGACGATATTAACATTGTGGGCAGAGAAAGGAAATTGTTATGAAAATCACAGAAACCAAAATCAAGGTATCCGACCTTGTAGAGAACTATTCGGATGACGGAGACAGTGGCGTATATGGGTACAACAATCGCCTCACGATTAGGCCAAGCTACCAAAGAAATTTTTGCTTCTCCGATAAACAGCGTGCAGCCGTCATTGATTCGGTAATGAACGGATTCCCGTTGAACCTCATGTACTGGTCCAAGACCGGTCCAGATACCTACGAGGTTCTCGATGGACAACAGCGGACAATTTCCATTGCACAGTATGTCAACAAGGATTTCCCCGTCAAAATCAACGGCAACGACAAGTTCTTCCAGAACTTGACAGATGAGGAAAAACAGAAAATTCTGGACTACGAGTTGACCGTGAATATCTGTGAAGGCTCCGAAGCCGAGAAACTGGAATGGTTCAAGCGCATCAACATCGCCGGTGAGGTGTTGACTCCGCAGGAGCTGCTGAACGCTACTTATACAGGACCGTGGCTGGCCGATGCCAAGAACTACTTCTCGAAACGCAACTGTGTTGCTGCGAAGATGGCTGACGGATACCTGAAAGGTAACCCGATTCGGCAGGAGTTGCTGGAAAAGGCACTGGCGTGGATTGCTGACCGTGATGGTCTGGAATCCGGGCAGATGTACATGGCGATTCACCAGCATGACGAGGACGCCAATGACCTCTGGCTTTACTTCCAGTCTGTAATCAACTGGGCTAAAATGTTGTTCCCGACCAAGCGGAAGGGAATTACGGATACACAGGCATGGGGACTACTCTACAACAAGTACCATGCAAAGCAGTATAATAGCAACGCTCTGGACGCTGATATCAAGAAACTCGTGCTGGATGATGACGTGACCAAGAAGGCAGGCATTGTCCCGTTCATCCTCTCTGACCGCACTTGGCGCGACGAAAAGCATCTGTCCCTTCGTGCATTTACTGAGTCGCAGAAACTCCGCGCCTATGAGCGGCAGGGTCACAAGTGCCCCTTGTGCGTTGCAAATGGCATCAACACCGAGTACGCCTTTGAGGATATGGAAGGCGACCACATCATTCCTTGGAGCAAGGGCGGACATACCACTGATGACAATCTGCAGATGCTGTGCAAGAAGTGTAATGCGGCGAAGTCGGATATGTAATGGTGGGAGCATATCATGAAAAAATATCGCTATTTCATGTTCGGTATGTTCACCGGCACAGATGGGAATACAAATGTCGTATTTTTTCAAAAATCCAATTTATAATCCCCTGTAAGAATCCCATCAACCTCCATTGTTGCGTTCGGGTCTGCTCGAAACCCAGCTTTATGACAAAAGACTTCCATTTCACGAGTTAGTACAGATTGCATAACGATACGATGCACACCATAGTCTTCGCAAATTTCTTTCAACGCATCGAGCAACAGAGACATTGTACCATGACGCTTTATAGAAAACCTAACACGTGAAATAACCAAAGCAAAATTACAAAGAAATGAAACCCTAAGTTCATTTTCACCGTCATCAGAAGTAATCCAGACTGTGCGCATACTATTAGATACGTTGCAAATACAACCTTGCTTATCCTCGATGATATTCACAAGCCGTTGCGTTTGTTCCTTCGTAAGCTCAAGCATACCGGGCAATGCCATAAAGATTCCTCCGACAGTTATGTAGTATCATTTCATACATATATTATACATGCATTCTATACCGTTGGCCAAGCTGCTAGGTCGTTATTTTACAAAAAAATTCAAAAACAGGAGCCGTTCATACCACAGGAAAGCCTGCGGGTTTTCTAGCTCCCAATTATAACATTGGTGCCCGGTATTTCATCCGCGAGGTAACAAAACCCATGTCAAAGAAGGCATGGTCTCAGTGTAAGGCTAAAGTTCCTGACATTGAGCGTAGAACCCAATGCACATTGTACTCCCTTAAACAGTTGCATTCACTGTTGAGCCCCCCGTGGCGACTCAACAGCCCGGGCCCATCTGTTGGGATTACACTGTGTTGCGAGAACTTTGCGGGAGACTAACCCCTATGTGGCGACCAATGCCGTCAGGCATTGTTAGCTAAGTTCGGGTCGTATCTCTACCTTCGGGTTACGCAGAGACTTACCGTGGGGTTACAACCCACGGAGAAGCCCCAACTATAGCCGAAAGGTTTAGGTGGGGAGGTCCACGATGAAGCATACAAAATCAGCGAGGTAGAAGTTAATGTTTAATACTAAGAAAACCGTCCGCCAGGACATTCACGAAAACGAAGCCGCTTACTCCGGAACCGTGACTACCGTCACCCACAAGACCATCGTGGTCTTCATCCCGGCGCTCGATGTCGAGGTGGATGTCCAGCGTAACCCCGATGCATCCGTTCAGAACGGTTCTGTCCCCAAAGTAGGGGATATCGCAACCGTGCAGATTGTGCTCGAAGACGGCGACTATACCGCTACCGCTGCCACGTTCGTGCCACAGCAGGACATCAGGGAAGACATTCCCGTCACTGATGACGACTTCTTTGATGACGATTTGGATGATGAAAAAGCAGAGGAGTATGACTGGTACAACGAGCCTCCTGCAGATGATTTTGGTAACTTAGATATTGACTGAGTTATTGAAATTTGCCTTGAGTTTTTCGCAAGGCGTGATATAATAGAACCATCACAAAAGGTTTTGAGCCTCCCATCGTAATCAGTAGTATGCTGACTGCGGTGGGAGGCTGTTTATTTTAAGGAGGATTCTGTATGAAAAGCGAAAATGACGACAAGAAAATTGTGGCACAGCACATTTATACTTATTACCATAATAAGCGAAAAAAAGCTGTTATGAGAAATGAAAAAGTGACAGTGACTACTAAGGACGCTGAAGAATGGCTTTCCAAGATTGATGGCAAGGAATCTATTACAATATTGAAAAAGGCACTAGAACTCGCAAATGGTCAAGATAGTGTTCCTATAGTGATTGATAACAACTCTGAATTGCGAATGCTTTTTATGACGGGAAATGGATACAAAGACCGAGAAAACAACGCAAACCAAAAAGAAGCGACAAGAAAAGCGCGCCTACGTTTCGAAGACTTGAAAAATCGTGGCTATTTTAATGGTAGTTGTAACAATTTTTGGGTAACACTATACGGCAAAGAATACGTCCTTTCCGCAACAAACAAGAGCACAGGGAACCTAGAAAATGGTTGATATTGGAGACCAATAGTGAACCGGGCTTTGTTTGCGTACTAACACTTTAAATGGAATTGCTAAAATCATCACAGCATGGTATAATATACTCAATATAAAGACTATAACATCATTCCACACACCATCAAGCAGAATACCAATAACCAAAACCAATCACATAACGAAAGGAACCATACCATGTCCACCCTCAAAAACGGCGAGTTCGGCATCGACTTGGACAAGGAGAAAATTCTCTGGACCGACCGAAAACGCCACACCATTTTTTCTCTGCCGCTATCCTTTACGAAGTACACCCTGACCGAGACCAAACTCATCATCCAGCGTGGCTGCTTCAATTTGCGCGAGGACGAGATTCAGCTGTACCGCGTCCGGGACATCGCATTCAAGCAGAACTTCTATGAGCGTCTGTGCCGTGTTGGCAGCATCCATCTCTGCTCCACGGATGCTATGACACCGGAAATCGATATCCGTCGTATCAAGAACCCGCGCGATGTCAAGGAAGTGCTTTCTAAAACCATTGAGGCTTGCCGGAAAGCGAACGGTATCCGTACTTCGGAAATCATCGGGGACCATGGTCACTTCCAAGAGCCTGACCCGCATGGTATGCCGCCTGAACCATGCCACGAACATCCTCATGACTAATACGAGCCCGTACAGATTCAGTTCTGTGCGGACTATTTTTTGTTTACAAAGAAATTTAAAGTCCGGTCTGGTCGGATTCATGAGGTATGACGGTTAACCGATTATGCGAACCTCATACAAGTCAACTACCCCACCTGAAGGAGGGGTGTACTAAGATTGGCCTTGAGTAATTCGAGTAATTCACGAAGCGTGGTATAATAAGACTATCACAAAAGGTTTAATCCTCCATCGTAATCAGTATCACACTGACTGCGGTGGGAAGCTTTTTGTTTCGCAGAAAGAGGGCGATGGTTATGATTGAATCAGAAAAACAGTTAATTCGTAAATTTCAAACAGAGCCAACAAAAGAAATTTGCTTATTATGTAATACAAAAGAAGAAGCGGAACTGCGTTCCATCATTCAAAGCAAAAACTTCTGGAATGAATGGATAGATACCTCTGCACATAATGCACCACCACCGGATTTTTACTCGGATAAATATGGCCTTATGATGGATGTTATGAAGATAGAGGATAATACGAGGAAAGGGAAAAAAGGCAAATTATATAATCCAAAAGCAGAAAAAGAAAGTCAAGTGTATAGAAAATTCAAAAATGCTGGCGTCATTACAAGCGAAACACAAGATGTCGTAATAAACGCTGTTACGGACTTGCCTACAATGGAGGACCATCAATTCAAGTGGTATTTTGATTCCTTTGAGCGAGTTGTTTCGAGTCACAATAACAAAATTCCACTTTACCAACAAAACCATGAAAACTTCAAAACTATATTTTTTGTTTATGACGAATCCACTGCATATACGCAACTTTTCGCCGGTCAAACTTATATTATCCCTGAAAAAGGTCAAATCAATTATGTCTCTCCGTCACAGCTCCACTTCTATGCACATGATATAAAATTTCAAAGCATCATAAAAAATAGTGATGCAGATTACATGATTTGGTACGCACCATATAAATATTACGACAAATTGTCCGATGGCTTTAGAAGGTTGAAACAGCCTATTTATAGAGCTGCTATTATTGATGTAAAAGCGTTAAAAAGTGGGAAAAGCCATTCAAAAAACTACATTCATGGGCTGATGATTAGTGCGGAAGAATAAATGCCACGTGGTTATTATGTAGCCAACAACCTCAAAAGGGAACGCTGCCTAATGGATGCTTATTCCAGAATGTCTGAAATTGACTCATTATGCGATTTGCCTAGAATGATAAGAAACAAAAACAGAAAGCGAGACGTATATAATGTTTGCCATGTGTCGAGATGGCTCAACCGTTCATGTCTTTGGAAACACCATAAGTGTCAGCGGCCGGGGCATGAGCGAAACCTATATTTTGTGCGGGAACATGCTCATGGGCCCACGCGGATTCAGGTCGATGAACTGCAGGAGCATTGATGAGGCGTTTTGCCTGGTGTGCGGTGTACACGGCGGCAAGAATTGGTGAAGCAAAATCCTTGATTTGTGTTGTTTTTGGGGTGTGTTAAGGTCTTGATTTGTGTAGGATTTCACCCTTTCATAGGTCTTGATTTGTGCAGAATCCCAAGGCAAATACAAGAAATCGCGAACCCAATATAAGAAATTTTGTATTGCTACAGCGTGCGAATTGCGTACAATTAAAAATGTTGAAAGACAAACCACAACACACAAAAAGGAGATTTTACCATGAGCACTAGCATTCTGAAACTTGAAGCCACTGTAATCCGTCCCAAAGATTTTGACGAACTCGACGGCCTCGCCGCTTCCATCAGCTTCCCTGTCGAATACGATGATGAAGCAATTGGTGAGGCCCTGGGCGACCAGGACCTGATGGCCTATGTCGTCGGAGAGCTGCACGACCTCGTTGTCCGTATGCGTCCCGAATGGCTGGATAACGAGGATACCAGCCTGACCATCAAGGCATTCCTGGACGACGCCGAGTGCCAGACGTTTAAGGGCCTTGTTGCAATGAAAGAAGACAGCTACACCTTCGACCTTGAAGGCTAAACACAACAGTGCAAAAGCAAACCCTGCTCGCAGCAAAATGCGGGCAGGGCTTTTTTGTTTGCGTAGCTGCATCCTTTTGTCCACAGAAACCGTAGGTGCCAGGATGCGTAGCTGCCGACACGGCTTGACCTGATGTGCGAGGCTCGTACAATCAGATTTGTACGACAGATATCAAACACAAAATAGGGTTTATATTGAGCTGCTCAGTGGCCTTATGGCTGTTGGGCTGCTTTTTCTTTTGTGCGAGTTGCGTACAATAAAAATCAAGCGGAGGAAACGACCATGAAAAAATTTATTGGGACTGCTTTGGTGCTGTGCTGCCTGGCTCTACCTTTGGCTGGCTGTGAGGACGCAATCAGCACTGTGACGAGTACCACAATGTCTGAACTCGAAGATATCCCGAACCAGATATTGGCCACACCGGAAAGCGCTGAAACGGAACCGGAATACAATTACATCCATTTTCGTTACGACAACATCTGGACTGTATCTGCCCTCGTAAACTACGAAATCGTGGACAACGGCCAAAACATAAAATTTGAAATCAACGATAGTCGTTATCGAGACAAGGTTTTTTATACCAGCATGTCGAATGTAGAGCTCGTATACCGAGACAATAACGTTGATTATGGCACGGACTACACCATCTATCCAGGGAATGCTTCGAATTTTGGAAAGGGTGGTAAGTAAGATGGGCATTAAATTTATCGACGGCAATATTTTTTCACGACTTTCTGCGAGTAAGCCAACTTACATTTGCCAGCAAGTAAATTGCAAAGGCGTGATGGGAGCCGGACTCGCGATGCAAATTCGCAGCCAATGGCCGGTGGTATATCAGCGCTATCTGGAGTTTTGCTATGGAAACGACGGCAACAAGCTCGGTACTTACCAGGAGGTTCTGGTAGAGCCGAAGCTGTACATCGTGAACCTGTTCGGCCAAAATGGCTATGGCCGGGGCGAAAGACAAACAAATTACGCTGCACTAGCGACTGCACTGTTCTCATTTTTCCGAGACTGTGCTCAAAAGAATCAGAGCGCAATCGTCCGGCTGCCATATGGTTTAGGCTGCGGCCTTGCCGGAGGCGACTGGGACACGGTTCTGGACATCATCAGCGATGCAGCAAAAGCCTGGAATCTGAATGTTGAGATTTGGGAACTCCAGAAATAATAGCAATAAGACCTTTACCGAAATTCGGTAAGGGTCTTTCTTTTTTTGTAGGGATGCAAATATGTACAGATTGCAAACAAATGGCACCTGCCGTTGCAGAAAAAGCACGATAGTGGGATAATATTAGTAAAGAAACAACAACATCATCAGTAAAGTGAGTAAAAAAGCCTATGACAAACGCAGAACTAAAAGCAATCGTCCAGCGTGAGGAATACGATTTCCTGCGCACCAACAAACACTTGGGGAGCAACATTTTATTCCTAACGCTTAGCGGCAGTCATGCCTACGGAACCAACGTCGAAGGCTCCGATATCGATATACGTGGCGTGGCAGGCTCACCCGAAATCTTAGGGTTTAACCGCTTCGAGCAGGCCATTGACAACCGGACAGACACAGTCATCTACGCTGTGAACAAGTTTGTCGGCTTGCTTGCGCAGGGTAATCCCAACATTATCGAACTTCTTGGCAATGACCCGGAGCTATATGTGAACATGACGCCGGAAGGCCAAATGCTGCTTGACAATAGGGAACTGTTCTTGACTCGGCGCATTGCCTACAGCTATGGCGGCTTTGCAAACGACCAGCTCAGACGTTTGCAGATGGGACTCCTTCGTAATGGGGCCTCGCCGGAAGCATTCAAGAACAAATTCGAGAAGAGAAGCCTGGAACGGTCGATTACCGGATGGGGCAAGGATGACATTTTTGAAATCTCCATCAGTGAAGATGCGGATGAAGAAGGCAAACATCCGCTCCTGATTTCTGGCAGCTTGAACGATTATCCGGTCACCTCTCTAAAGTCGCTGCTAAAGAGTCTGACTACGACCATCGACCAGTATGAGCAGCCGCAGCATCCGAAAGCACAAAAAGATGCTGCCCACATCAACAAACACGCGATGCACATTGTGCGGTTGTACTACACAGCGTTCGATATTCTGGAAAAAGGCGAGATTATCACTCACCGAGACAAGGAACGCGAGGAACTGTTGGCGATTCGCAACGGCAAGTACCTGCGTGAAGACGGGTCGTACGCACCCGAATTCTTTGAGTTTGTTGATGCGCTTGAAAAGAGATTTCAGGATGACGTGAGGAAAACCTCTCTTCCTGCTAAGCCTGACTTTGGAAAAATTGAGGAGCTTCTGGTGGAAATCAACAAGTCATATTTGCGGCGTATCGTGTGAAGCGGAACACCAACGACAACAACCATTAAGGCTGTACAAGATTATGCGCTCATTCGCAAGTTGCGGGTTGGCGTTCTTTTTTGCCCAAAAAACAAAAATAAAACATAGCAAAAGCCTTGCACATCTGTGCGAATCAGATATAATAACCCTAATAAGATAAGAATTGTGCCCTGGCGGCTTCTGAATTGGATGCTGCCGGGGCATTTTGTTTGTTAAGGAGAATTTGGCTATGACACTGAACGACTTGTCAAGCGAACAGCAGGAATTCGTACATTTGGCATTGTCGGGCAAAAACGTATTGTGTGACGCCTGCATCGGCAGCGGAAAAACATCGACTATCAACGTACTCTGCGATGCATATCCACCAGAACGGCGTATTTTGTACTTGACCTACAACCGATTACTCAAACTTGATGCCAAAGACAAAATCAAAAATCATAATGTCTTGGTCCAGAACTATCACGGATTTGCAAGCCTGCTGCTGAACAAAAAGGGAATCCGAAATTGCGGGCAGGGTGAACAGCTCGCTATGGTATTGGAAAAGAAAATTCCGATTCCGCCGATTGATACTCTTATCATTGACGAGTATCAGGATATCAATGACGAGATTGCAGAACTGCTCAAATATATCCGCTCTAAGAATCCGGGCCTTCAAATCGTCGCAGTGGGCGATATGAAGCAGAAAATCTACGATGATACAGCGCTGGATGTCTGGGAGTTCATGCAGGATTTTCTCGGCCGCCATGAACAGGTGGTTTTCACGAAGTGTTTCCGTATTTCCCATGACTTGGCAGAACGGCTTGGCAATATCTGGGGTAAGACCATCAACGGCGTAAATAGCTCCTGTATCGTGGAACAGATGTCGGTCGATGAAGTGACAGAGTTCCTGAATAAGCAGAACCCAAAAAATGTCCTTTGCCTGGGTGCTCGAATTGGAGCCATGACGAAGGTGCTCAATGACTTAGAGAATCGACCGGGGAACCTCTATGACAAGCATCATGTCTATGCAAGTATCGCAGACAATGATGGGAATAAGGCAGTAGCACCCTCCTCGGATGTTGGTATCTTCACAACTTTTGACGGCAGTAAAGGTATGGAGCGACCTATCTGTGTCGTGTTCGATTTCACTGAAGAATACTGGTCGTCCCGCACAAGCAAGCCGATGTCACGATATGAGATTCTTCGGAATCTGTTTTGTGTCGCAGCAAGCCGAGGAAAGCAGCGGATTATCTTCGTGAACTATGACCATCCGTTGAGCGATAAATCCCTGATGACTCCGACTGGAATGAATTGCGTGTTCCGGCATCCGTTTTCGTTCTCCGAGATGTTCGACCACAAATTCATCGAAGATGTGGATGCTTGCTATAAGCTGCTGGAAGTTACACCGATTGAACGCGATGACAATACGACCATTGATGTACAGACAGCAGACGCAATGATTGATTTATCTCCCTGTATCAGTATCTACATGCAGGCAGGCTTCTTTAATTCCTATGATATCGATGACGCACTCGCTTATTACATGGACCTACACAAGGACATGCAGTATTTGAAAATCAAGAAAGGCGCAACGGTCGAGGATAAGGTTCTGCTGCTCACGGCGCTTGAAACGAATCAGTGCCGGTATGTAAAACAGGTCAAGCCTCCTTTTGTGAGCGCAAAAGCCAAAATGTCGCTCAGTATGCGGCTTGGCACCGTGTTCACTCCCGATGAGTATGTTCAGGCACGCGGAGATATCGACATCCATACTAATGACCATAAAGTGATTTATACTTCGGGCCTTGCGGATGTCGTAAAGAACAACACCGTCTACTGCATCAAGTTCATCAGCAGTCTGGCACACAAGCATTTTCTGCAGTGTGCGTGTTCTATGATTGCGCTGGGTCTTCCATATGGCGTTGTCTGGAACGTGAAAAGTAACCTGATGTACAGCGTAAAAATCAAGGATAGGGCGCTCTGATTGACGCAATCCTCAAGTGCATCACGAAACGAGCTTACAACGGCGCGGATTATTACACCTGCCGAAAAGGCTTTGTACAGGATACGGCATCGATTATCGACCGCTGGACTGACGACGGATATGCGGAAGAACCCACCGCCATCACTTCTGGCGACGGTATCGCCATCATCAAGCAGGGAACTCGCTATTTTGTGATGGACGGGGCACGCCGAAACACTCTGAACGATAATTTTGGGCTTGGTTTTGCCGATGTGAAAGACGCTTGTCTTGCTTATGCGAAGAGTTGTGAACTCCAGAAAATCGTGGACCATGATTCTCCTTATTCCGAAGTTGAATTCTGGCTCGACCAGAACAAGGCATTTGAGGAATACATGACGCAGGTAAGCCATGAAATCGAACAGCACAAGGAAGGACCGTATGCAAAGTATAAGTCTTTCGCTGCTCCTGCTGTCCGAAAGATGCTGGCTGAAAAGGGACTGACCATCATGTTCCCGGAAAAGGTCCTCATCAAGGTCTGGAAGATGCGCCGTGTCGAAGATGCCATGTATCAGAAAATTGAAGAAGCAAAGAAGCAGAACAGCTCCAATGTACCGCTTGATGAGGCGTTCTTTGACTCTGAACTGGTGGATTCCGTTGAGGGAAGCATCGAAAGCGCCAAGGCAAAATCCAAGTCCAAAAAGGAATCCGTATTACCATTTTCCAAGTACGGCACAGATGAGAAGAAGAGCTATCGTGTCGTGAAAAGCGATGAACTCTCAAAGCCCAATCAGCCCCGTTATGTTGTGGTCGAGGCCGCAACTGATAAGGTCCTGGACAATGCTAACGGATATGGCTACCTTTCCTATCAGGCTGCCTGGAAAGGGTATTCGTACAAGAGCAAGCATCATCTGGACGGCACGAAGAAACCGATGAGTAAGAGTACAAAAGAGCAGGCAAAGAAAAAGGCGGCTTTCTTTTCAACTGACTCGGAGCAGCTCAGTTTCGGCTGATTCAGACGACAGAGCTAGGACTCATAATCTCAGCGGCAGGGATGCCTTATCGCCGCTGGTGAGAGGAGGTGTTATGCACGGGCTCAGAACGTTACGCATTGTTTCGATGCAGCCACGCCAACTCGACCAACACGAATATAATCACAAATCAGGGAATTTTTCTGAATATCAATAACAAATATCAAACACACGCCTACTTGGGCAGAAAGGAATCACAAATGGGACGCTATAATTTCAATCAGAGAACGCGGGATGGCTACGAAATCTCGCCCGAACAGGCAGCAAAATGGCTTGAGAGGAACGATAACAATCGGAACGTGAACGTCGCCAAAGTCAAAAAGATGGCGAAGGACATGAGAGAAGGACATTGGGATACTACGCATCAGGGTATTGCCATCGCCTCCGATGGCACGCTGGTTGACGGACAACATCGGCTGCTCGCTATCGTCGAGTCCGGTGTGACCGTGCGTATGAACGTGACCTTTAATGCCGCTAAGTCTCAGCACATCGATTCCGGAAACATCCGCTCCATGGCGAACCGTGTGCAGATGTCCGAGTACGATATGAGCTGGACGAACAATACGATTCTCTCCGCAGCAAACCTCATCGGCCGCGTGTTCGCAGGCTCGAACCTCAGTCACGAGGAAGCTTTGAGCGAATGGCTGATGAAATACCGCACGCAAATCGAATCCGCCACCAAGTGCATCAAGAAGGCTACGCTGCCGGGACTCAATTCCGCAGGTACAACAGCGGCCATCATTGTGGCTGCCATGAACGATGTTCCCGCTATTTATATCGAGAAGTTCATGGACGTGTTCTATTCGGGGTTCACCAACAATGAAGCCGAACATTATGCTATCACGCTGCGGGACGAACTGCTGCGCGAAAACCGTGTCAAGCGCGGCACACAGTATGCAAGGTTTGCCTTTTTCCGTACTGCAAACCGACTGAACCAGTATTATAAGACTGCCACCGGGCAGCGCGTTGCTAAGCGCGTCAATAACGGTGACTTCCCATACAATGTCTACGATGCCAACGGCGGTATCGTAAAGCCCGAAACCAAGAAGACGAAGAAGGCGGTATAAACCTAAATTAAATCGGCTTGACTTTTTGCGGCTGCACGAATGTTGCAAAGCTCAGATATAATCCCGAAATTCTGATAATACGCATGGAAAATTGTTGCAAGGAGGACGAAAACTATGAATGAATTCAAAGCAAGGAGCACGCTGGGAAGCGAGGCTGTCCCGGTTTTCGACGATGACGGTGAGCTCACGGAATGGCTGCACCGGGACAACTATACTGTCGAGGAATTGGAACTGATGAACTTTGTCGGCGATGAAAAGCCCGTCATCAAAAAGGACGGCGTGAAAATCATCCGGGATGGCACGGTCATTCGGAGGACCAACACTGAAACAAGAAAAACTGAATTTCTATTCATCCCGCGCATTGTCACCAGCGAACAGAAAACGGTGTGAGGTGCAACGTGGTCAAAATTTATGGGTCCAGTGACGACCTTGTCTGCCTGGATAATTCCAACTATGGGGTCGATGAAATTGGTTGCTTCGATGTCAAGGGAGTTCGGCTATTCCTGGACGACGATACCATTATTGTCGTGCGCTATACGAACGGTATCTGGCGCATTGAAATTGAACGCAAGGGCACGGCACCATATCAGCATGAGGTCTGTGCGGGCAATGATGAGGCCGATTACAGCGATATCTTTTGTACGGAATCCGACGTTATTGCGCACGAAATCATTCGATGAGGATTGGAGCAGCCATGGCAAAAACTCTTCTGACTCAAAAAATAGAATCAGCGCTAAAGGTTTGGCATCCTGCCAACTATGGTGGATACCGGGTTGATTCGTTTCGTCAAGGCTTCGACGCTCTGGAAGTACCTGTCGAGTGCGGTTCGATAAAATCCGGCCTTGTTGACTTCGTTCGGGTTCAAGAGTGCTTCACATCAGAAACAAAATGTGGGACCTGCAAACTCTCAATGTACAGGGATGAGGACAGAGACTTAGTTATGCCGTCCATCCGGCAGTGGATGCAGGAGGTATCATGCCCCAAAGATATCTCTGACTGGAATTTTCGAAACAAACCTTGTACGGAACGGTTCTGCAGGCTGTACAAAACGAAACATACATACACCATCGACACCGTCGTCACCTGCGTAGAAATTAAGGTTTCCGTGAGTGACTTTCACTCTGACCATGGCCACAACTTTGTGGGGCACTGTAACTACTATGCGATGCCGTTAGCACTATACAAGAAAGTCAAAGATGAGATTCCTGATGGTATAGGAGTTCTGCTATATTACAACGGCGAAAATACCTGCGGGATTCGCAAGAAAATCGAATGCAAGCCCCGCCAACTCTCAGAGAAAACCCAGAAATGGCTCATCATATCAGTTGCTAAGCGACTGACAAAAATGAGCAAAGCATAAACAATTATTCTGCGAATATCACGATGCCATAAAGATATTCGCAGCGATAAAAATTTTCTAAAAAAGGAGAGAGATATAGTGAGCTCTTAGACAAAAGCTAAATTATAAAGCGACAGCAAAGGAGAAAAAATGAAGAAGTTTTTGAAAATCATCATTTTCGCTATCCTGGTCGGATTTGGCGTTATCTGGTATTCAGAAAGCCAAAAGCGCCGGACCATGATTCCGCTCGAATTTCGAGGCGAGTGAGATGCGAAAAAATATCAAAATTGTGCTGGAAAGCATCTGGTATCTAATTCTGCCGGTGTTTATTTTTGTACTTAACATTAGATATTGGCATGGGTATCTAGCGAATCCTGGCTGGTCCTTGACCCATCCGTCATATGTTGTTCTTGGATTTGTCTTGAGCGCTGCGTTGTGCTTTGAGATTGTATATATCGACATCAAGTTTGGGGAAAAATAGCGCTTGCCAAAATATACGAACGCCGTACAATGTAAAGTGTGAACAGATACTAAGCAATCAGTAGGATTCACAATCTGTATTTTAAGCGGACTTATCCCATAGCGGGGTAGGTCCGCTTTTTTTGTTGAAAGGAGAAGAATTCATGAAAATTAAAAACAAGCTTTTACGGAGTACAGCGGCAATCATCGCTGCGCTCTTTGCACTCAGCTTCACCGGCTGCGGTCAGAGTCCGATAACCTCGGAAAGTCCATCCAGCACCGGGGCCGTCTCAGAAAGCGCTGCAAGCAGCGAGCAGACGGCTGGCGATTCGGTGGACGGCAGCTTTACTATTCACTTTATAGACGTAGGGCAGGCGGATTCCGCCCTTATCACCTGTGACGGCCACTCAATGCTTATTGATGGCGGTAATGTAGATGATTCTAACCTCTTATATTCTGTTATGCAGCGTGAAACCGATGGACACCTGGATTATGTCGTTGGGACTCACGCGCACGAAGACCACATCGGCGGCTTGTCCGGTGCTTTTGAGGCCGTCACTGCGGACATGACTCTATGCCCTGTGACGGAATACGACAGCAAAGCCTTTCGGGACTTTGCAAGCTACGCGGAGCAAAAAGGCGGAGGCATCACGATACCGGATGTGGGTGAAACTTACACTCTGGGGGAAGCGAAATTCACGATAGTTGGTGTTAATTCTGTTCCCGATGACACAAACAACACATCGATTGTTCTGCGTATTGTCTACGGGGATACTTCGTTTCTCTTTACCGGTGATGCTGAACAGGAAGCAGAAAATGTGATACTTGCATCAGGACAAGACATTCAGTCAACAGTTCTGAAAGTAGGTCATCACGGCTCAAGCACATCTACCTCAGAGGCTTTTCTGGATGCGGTAAATCCAACATATGCTGTGATTTCTTGTGGCACAGGGAACAGTTACGGTCATCCACATCAGGAAACACTCGACAAGCTGCAAAACAAAGGTGTCGAGGTTTATCGCACAGACCTGCTGGGTGATATTTACTGCTCATCTGATGGCAAAGAAGTGAGTTTCACATCCGACGAATATCATGATGAGAATCGGGTTGAAGCCGGTAGTGCTGCAGACTCCAAGGATAAACATAACAGCAGCCCTCTTGTGATAGACGAGACATACGTTCTGAACACGAGCACCATGAAGTTCCACATGCCCGATTGCTCTGCAGTCGAATCGATGAGCCAGAAGAATCGAATCGACTATATGGGTTCGCGTGACGAACTCATCCAGGAAGGGTATTCGGCTTGCGGAATTTGCAAACCTTAAAGGGGTATTTACGAAATTTGGTGGTTTGAATAAAATCATTTAATTTTGTATAGCGCCGTTCACCTTCTGGTGGACGGCTTTTTTCATGCAGCAGCGCAAAACAATAGGGCAGCGACCGCAATGGCCGTTGCCCTGTTTTCATTTTTGTATGAGATAGCTATAATGATGCATCTGCCGACGAATAAGCGCTTCACAACGATTGCAGATGTCATTGCCATACTCAGAACGGAATACATCGATTATGTCCTTTACATCATGCGAACCAAAAGAAAACCTTAATTGGATGCCATATAATCCCTCTGCAGCATCAAGCTGGTCATCAAAATGCCGCGAAAACGGCTTTGCTTCTATTGCTTGCAGACAATCTTCTAATGGTCGTTCCAAAGGAAAATCCAAACTGGTGTCGGATAAGAGTGACAAGCCATTGTCGAACAACGGACAGAGCGAATAGGTCTCATCGGTATCGTCATACAAAACAGCGATGTTGTTCGTGTGGCGGTCCTCGTTCAAGAAGAAAGCATCGACTTCGAGCATTGCTGTCAGATATGGTCCAAAGTCTCTGATTCCGGTATGCTTCTCAACGAAATCAACCAAGAACTTGATTCTTTCTTGGACATCACCCTGCTTTGCAGTATCAATGGCAAGGCTGCCACCGGTATAGCTGCGATAGAGCTTTTCGAGAGGTATTAGCGTGGCTCTGCTGTTCTTGAGAATAAAATTCTCACTTCTGCATCCATTGTATGTCCGACCGTGATATAAAATCTTGGAATATTCGTACTTCACGAAAGGGTACTTGATGCTGGACCTTACAAGCAATGCAGACACGATGCTTTCGGCTAAGCCTTCGTATCCCATGTGGTCAGCCTTATACCAGTAACCGTCGTACTTCCATTTCAGCTGATTGCCTTTAGATGTGTGATTTAGAGTTTCTTGCGGCTCTAAGTTGTTGAAGTCAACAAGCTGCATATTGGCCTCCTGTTACGCGGCAGGTCTCTTAATAAGCTGCATCCACTGATGGTCACCTGCTATGCGGCCTTCCGTCTTCTCGATGATAAGGAGCGGGTCATAAAAAGGAACGCCCATATCACGCAGAATTTCCTTGATACCGGCCCGGCTCGCAGGAAGGCAACGGTCTTGCAGGAAAATCTCGAAATCTTTCCACGAAGGTTCTTCCACCACACCGAATGCGCGAAGAGGGATTTTATCTGTATAGTTTTTGATTTTGATTTTTTCGTGGCGGAAATCAACATCAATCGTAGTACAGAGCTGCTGCCTGTTCATGTAGTTGATACGCAGAGTATAATTCGGGTCGTCACTGAAATGCTGAGCTTTGTCGAGATACTTGTATATCGTCTGGCGGGAAACTTCGTATTTATCCGCGATAGCAGCTGCACTAAAACCGGAATTATGCAGCTCCACAATATCGACTATCTGGTCTTCAGATAAACAAGATTTCCTTCCCGCATTGCGTGGATTTTTTTGAGTGCATGGCACACTTTTGAGCTGTGCAGCATACTGGCGCAGCTGATTAAGGTCGGTGGTGCCAAAGATGTCTCTGATTTGCTCTTGATAAATATCCATTGCAATACAGCCCTCCTTTCACTCTAACTATACCAACACAGCACCAAATTGTCAATAAATTAAATTGCAGACAAAGTCGCAAGCTCTGTCTGACCATTTTGTTTTTGCGGTTCAAATCCCAAATCATAGTTGCGTGCTTGTGCGAACCGACTACAATAAAAATTGTACGATAGATAACATTCCATATCGAAAGGGTTTTATGCCTTTCGTACATTCACAATTTCGCTTAAAGGGCGGACTTCCTGTTTTTAGGGAGCCCGCCCTTTTTGTATGAACAAGAAGGAGCGTAATGCAATGTTCAAAATTCACAATGACAAAGTCTATTTCGTCGCCGAAACCCCTGACATCAACAAAGTTATCGAAATCTTCCTACCTAAGGATGACCGTGGCACCATTATGGATTCACACGAAATCCGTGTGGACCTGTGCCGTGCCGTCATTCACATGGAGAAGAAGGGTGTCCGTGTCTTAAAGGTCCGCAACATTGAGGATGCCAACAAGGAAAGCATCGACATCTGGCACATGCCGGAGTATCAGGAGGCTGCAGAGTCTCCCGTAAGCGATGTGGTCAATGCCTGCATCGAGTCCTACTTTGATTCCGGTGCCATGTTCAATCTGCCATGCAAAGCAAACCGCAAAACCCATGAAGTTTTTGCTGTCGAATGCTGCGCAAGCCCCGATGATGATGACTCGTTCAGCCATGCAGATGTTGAAATTGACGGGCAGTCCTACCCGCTCAATTTTGTCTCTGACATCATGGATGAGAACGATGCCGACAACGCATTGGATGAGTTCTACCGAATCCAGCAGACCGGCGAATATTGGGAAGCGCACGGCGGCAAATCGCTCACGGACGCTATCCATGAATGCCGTTGGGCTATCCTGAAGGATGCCATCCAGAAGCGCGGACATGAGGCTGTTGCTGATTTTGTCGGGACCGACATTTCCAGCGATACTTACGACCGCGTGATGGATGAAACCGAAGCCCAGATGCCGGACGAAGAGTTCGAGCGCTTCTGGGAAAAGTACATCTAAGAAACATCTCACACACAGAAAGGGAGCATATTACTATGGCTATTTTCAATACCAACGAATTTCTCCGCAAAACCTTCAGCAAGACCATCTTTGGTACTGCTGCACTTCGTCCGGAAGCAGTTTGTGCAGACGGCTTCACCCTGTCGATTCAGGCAAGTGGCATGCACTACTGCATACCGAACGAAGACCTGTCGGACGGCAATTACTCTAAGGTCGAACTCAGCTACTTGTCTGAGGAGGTCGAAGAGTTTCTGCCGTTTGCTGAAGACGACGAGGCACCGCTGGCTACGGTCTACGGGTATGTGCCCGTAGAAACCGTAGACGCGGTTCTGGCCAAGCACGGCGGTATCGTCAACGCGTGAGGGGAGGGAACTTACGGTGGAAGTATTCACTATCGTCGCCAATGAGGTCATTGGCTTATCCGCAACGGAATGCACACTGATTCAGTTTAGCTACAATCCGGAGCAAATCCGTGACCCCGAAACGGTCCTGCGCAGTGCTGTCAAGGACTATCTCAAGACGGATGAAGGCAAACGACAGCTGGAAATCAACTGTGGTTGCTGGAACTGGGGCGATGTCGATGACATTCCCGGCTCGTTCTTCTTGAACTATGGTCTGACTAAAATCGCTCCGCCGGATGTGAATGTTGTCGTCGACCGCAACGAGAACTTCATGGACGACTACGAGGATTGCGAGGAAGAATAACAGAAAGGGCATGAAAAAATGCGTATTTATAGCGCAAACAACGTATTCATAGAAGTTACGCGCCGATGCAATATGTGCTGTGCGCACTGCCTGCGCGGAGATGCCGAAAGCATCGATATTCAGGAGAAGTACATCGATGCTTTTCTCGACAACTTTGAGAAGGGAGCTTATATCAGCTCTCTTACCTTTACCGGTGGGGAAATCTCTCTGAATATACCGGCAATTCGATACACCTTGAAAGCTGTCAAAGAGCGCGGTATCGCCGTTGGAAGCTTTTACATGGTCGCTAACGGAAAAGCTGTCGATAAGATGGCTGACCTTGCTATGGCGAGTCTGGAGTGGTGGGCCTACTGCGATGAAAAAGATGACTATATGTGCGGTCTTTGCATCAGCAGTGATAACTTCCACGAAGCAATCCCATATGAAAGTGAAAGTATCCTTAGTGGCTTGAAATATAACCGTAACGATAAGGTAACGGACTTCCATCTGGCTTATTTACTGAACGAAGGGCGTGCTAAGAATCTCGATTCGAATATCTATAAGAAGCGTGAACCTCATGTAGACAAGCTCGAATACGAATTCAACAAAACCGGCGATATCGACTTTTACAGCGGCGAGCTGTACTTGAACGCCATCGGTGATGTCGTTTCCGGCTGCGATTGGTCCTACAAGTCGCAGAAGAAATATCGTTTTGGTAATGTAATGAACAAAAACTGGCTGGAAAACATTTCCAACAGCGAGTTGTACATTGCAAGCTAAACCATATCACTTATACATTGCCACTGTTTTCCTACAGAAACGGTGGCTTTTTTAGAAAAGGAGACCACAAATGACTGAAACAAAAGACATGTTTGAACAAATCAGCGCCATCTTAACCGATAAGAAAGATAAGCCGTTTTCTTATGAGGAGCTTGCAGCAATGCTCAAAACTGACCCTGATGCCCTCAAAACCTTTGATGAGGTCTATAAGACACAGGTTCTTGAAAGCGGAGAGCTGCATGAAAATATGCTCCAGTGGGATACAGCTACAGTCAAAGCAATTCTCGACAAAAAGGTCTACTTCCCACCGGAACTCAATTCGCTCATTGACCGCATCGTCACAGAACTGGTGCTTGAAACGCGTCTGTACATCTACAACGCGGAACGCGGTGGCTATTATGTGACATACTCTGCCAACCGCGACTTTATGACAGAGGTTACAAACGAGGAGTTGAAACGCTACCCCGAAGAACTCCGTCCGCAGCTCACCGGAAAGTTGATGAAGATTGACATTTCTGAGCCGTCGTACAAGGAATTGCTTCAAAACTACGCAGGCTACAAGAATGCAAAGAACGACAGCACAAAAATGTTCTACTACAACATGTTCCGTCAAGGTCTTGACATCCTCGACCTTGATGACTTCACTTATCAGATGCTTGAGATGAACCCCAACTCTATGGGCTTCTGGTTTCCTCCTCTGGTAGAGGGATTGTACGGCAGCGCATTTTTCAAGGTTCCGGACACAAAAATTCTTCGCGTACCTATCACCATGCTGCAGCTTACCCGCCTTGGTTTCGAGACGTTGAATCCCGTTACAAAGGAAATCGTGAACCGTTATTGCCAGAAAGTCTTCCATCTTGATGGATACGAAGACTATTTTATCAAAACGGGCACGTATTCTTCCAAATACGAATTCCGCAACGCTCATATCCATAACCCGAAGGAAATCAATGAGATGGGCGAGTATTTCTTGTTTTTGAATCATCTGACATGCTCGATGGCATCCCCTCTGAACAATCGCTGCTTCTACGGCGCGAACACCACGAACGAGTGGGTCGTCAGAGAATACATCAAGGACAAAGAAAATAACCCCACCATCTACAACGGTTTGCCGCTGCACACTGAATATCGCGTGTTTGTGGATTTTGATACAAAGGAAATCCTTGGCGCAAGTCCTTATTGGCGCAGCGATGTTATGAAGAACGAATTCAAAAAAGTCAGCAGCCCACAGGAACGCCATGATTATGTTGTCTACAAGATGCATGAAGACATTCTGAACCAGCGTTACCACGAAAGCGTTCAAACTGTTCTGGCTGAGCTGAAGAAGGTTATTCCTCGCATTGAGTTGACAGGGCAGTGGAGCGTCGATGTAATGCGCAACGGCAATGATTACTACATCATTGATATGGCTCTTGCTGAGAATTCCGCTCTGAATGACTGCGTACCGAAAAATCTGCTTCGCGCTTATCCTCAGCAGTGGCTGCCGGGTGAATCGAACAGCTGATACTCCTAGAACGAAACTTTGATTCGGGTTCTTTCAGCAAAAAGCGTAGGAACCAAAATCATACGAAATGATTGTGTTAACACATAAAAACAAGTATAATATATGCAAGGAAGTGATAATAATGGTTCTGTATCATGGCAGCGATGTAATAGTCCGCAACCCTGAGGTCAGAAAAACAAGGTACGCCAAAGATTTTTCATGGGGATTCTATTGCACTAGCAACTACGAACAAGCCGCTCGCTGGTCAAAAAAAGGCAGGTCTCGTGGTATTGTCAACGTGTTTGAATATACAGAATCTCCTATGCTAAATATTAAGAAATTCCCCGAAATGAGTGATGAGTGGCTTGATTTTATTGCTATATGTCGTTCGGGCAAACATCATGACTATGATATTGTGGAAGGACCCATGGCGGATGACACCATTTGGAACTACGTCAACGACTTTCTAAGCGGTGATATTAGCCGTGAAGCTTTTTGGGCGTTGGCAAAATTCAAGCATCCCACGCATCAAATCAGCTTTCACACGGAAGTCGCTTTGAAATGTCTCTCTTTTAAGGAGGCGATTGAAGTATGACTGAAACTGCAACCTACAGCAAAAACGATGTCTTTTATACCTGCAGCCTGATTGAATATATCGGCCGCGTTACGAGGAATCATCGCAAGGATGTGGTTTCTGCTCTTGGCACAAACGGAGTCAAGGCAATTCTCGACTCAGCGGATGTGTTTCACTGCCAGAGCTTTGAGCAATCTGCCGATGAAATTTGTGAGCTTTTTCCTGTGCCGGAAGGAACGTATGATACGGTGTCTAACTGCCATTACAAGGTTCCATCTTATACAGATATCGGAAAAGTGTACCAGCGCATCATCTTTGACTGTACTAGCACTCCTAGTGTCCAGGATGTAATTGATGTATTTTCCTCGTTCATTAGCGATGACATCTCAGATTTTAATACTGCAACTTACTATTGTAATCCGAGCTATTTGTACCACTCATACAAGGCCGGAAAACTACTGGATTGATTTTCAAAAGCAATAGCAATCAAGACCACTGCCCCAAAAAGGGTGGTGGTCTTATTTTTTTGCACAACACTTACCATAAATTACCAGAAAGAAAAACATTGTGCATCTGTGCGAATTGCATATAATACAAAATATAGAACGAAAGGCATCAAAAAACATCGTTGGTCGGGCAAAATCCGACCGAAAGGCTAGGGCGGGCTCAGTTTTGAACCTGCTCTTTCTTTTTATCGGAGGCTTTATGTCAAACAAAGAAGAACGCATGAACCGCAATAAAAGCATCATCGAAGATTACAAAAATGGAAAGCCGATTTTAGAAATCGCGAGGGACTATAATCTTTCAGAAACGATGTGCTACAAGATTCTAAAAGGTACGCAGGAGCCGCCTCGTTATTTTGAAAAAAAGAGGAAGAGACTTACCACTCGAAATGAGCAAATTGTTAAACAGTATAAAGGCGGTATGACGGCCAGAGAATTGGGCAAGATGTACGGCATTTCCATGCAGCGTATTTATGCAATCTTGCATTCGAGCGGAGAGTACGAAAGCCAAAAATACAATCATATTGAAACAGCTCTCAAAAAAGAGAAAAAGATGCGGAACCAAACTTTTCTTGATGCTTACAAGAAAAATCCTCGAAAATCGATTATCGAGTTGAGCAGGGAGGTAAATATCAGCCCTTCACTAGGTTATCTTATCCTTCATCAAAATGGGATTTACCAGTATAACGTAAAAGCCAGAGCTAAGGAGAATAGCGAAAATGCCGATTAACAAGATTACCCACGTGTGTCTAACTCATGACAAAGTCAGGGCGCGAAATGAAAAGATGCTGGAGGATGCCAAGAACGGTATGTCCCAGGAACAGCTGGCCGAAAAGTATCAAATTTGTGTTTCTACTGTCCGATATAGTCTGAAGGACTTTTACGAAGAACAGGCCCGGCAGAGAAAAGCAAAGAAGAAAGCCTGGCAAACCCAGATGATTCATGAATATGAGATGGGCGCAAAATCTCCGGAGCTTCAGGAAAAATACGGCATCAGTGGAACGCTCTTTTATCGGATTCTTCATGCACACGGAAAGAATGGCCGACAAATCCACAGCCAAAACCGTATCGAGACTGGCAAGAAAAGAAACGCCGAGATGGTCAGGAAATACAAAAACGGCGTTTCTGTCAAAGAGCTTGCGGAAGAATACGGGCTCAAAAAGGGAAGCGTATATCGCGCCATGAAGCGGTATAGTCCAGGCCCAGGGAAAAGTAAAAGTTGTCAAAGTGAGGAATAATTGCATGGCTGCATCAAAGAAAGATGTTGCGAAGCAGCAGGTCAAAGAAGACCGAGAAAAAGTCCGGGAAATGTATCTTTCTGGCAAAACTGTCAAGGAAATCGCCAAGGAAACGTATTTTTCAAGCTCTTATTGCTATGCCATGGTGAGAGACCTAGCAAAAGAAAAGAATCTTGCAAAGAAAGCAAAAAGAGCACCTCTCGACGAAGCTATGATTCAAGATGCGAAAGCCGGGATGACGGTTGCTGAAATCGCAAAGAAGCATGGCGTGACCTATCAGCAGTGCTACTATACTGTTTCTGAATACGCTCAAGCTACGATTAAGAAGAACAAGAAAAAGCAGTCTGCTGCCACGAAAGTTCGCAATGCGGCTATGTTGGAAGATGCGAAAGCCGGAATGACTGATAAGGAAATCGCCAAAAAATACTTTTTGTCTCGAAGCAGTGTCCGTACCGTCCTTGCAGGGCATTTACATACAAATTCCAAAAAGTTGGATGAAAGGCGCAAGGCGATTCTTGCGGATTATGAGGCAGGAACGTCCTCAAAAGACATCTGTGAGAAATACGGTATTTCAAAATCCACTCTTTACAAGGACATGCGCCAAATTGGAAAAACCTGTCAGGAATACTATCACAAGGCGCTGAAAGACAAGACCAATCGAAGGAATTCCGATATTCGAAGCAAAATCGAAAGAGGGGTCTCGGTCAGCACTATTGCCAAGGAATACGGAATCTCTAAAACGGCGATTTATGAAACGTTTCATCAGGAAAATGTCAGAGCTGGAATTTTACAGAAACGCGGCCGTCCGCGAAAAAACACGGAACGTAATGCACTGATTGCTAAACGCCACAGGGAAGGCGAGAAGGTGCAGGCGCTTGCCACTGAATATAATCTCTCTGTTTCGACGGTAAACACTATTTGCAGTAGAAACAAAAATCAGAATATAACCTCATATTAACAGGCTGCCATTTGGCGGCCTATTTCTTTTTTAGGAGGAAATGAAATGACAGACGACGTACGTAATTTAATTCGATTTGTGGTGGATGGCGATATTCGAAACGCGCAGACTCAGTGCCGAATCATGCTTGAAAAGAATGTACCCGAAAAGGACGCCAGGTTCAAAGAAAACGAACTCAGAAAGTTGAATCTTCTGAAACCGGAACTGATTCAGCTGCCCGCCAACCTGGAAAACCTCTTGATTGCGGAGGATGCCACGAATTTCCCTGAGAGCCGGTTCCTGCTCCGCGAGGAGGAAGAAACAGTCATCAACAAGCTCTTGGCCACCAGAAAAGCAGCTTTAGCCATCAAGGAGCTTGGCATCCACTATACTTGCTCTTTGCTTTTGACGGGCCTTCCTGGTGTTGGTAAGACTGAATTGGCCCGCTACATTGCACACAAGGCGAATTTACCGTTTGTTTTCCTGAAATTCTCTGGCCTTGTCAATTCTGCTCTTGGTCGTACACAGCAGAATATCGGCAGAGTATTCGACTACGCAAAACGCACGCCCTGCGTTCTCTGCGTTGACGAAATTGATGCCATCGGAATGTGCCGTGGCGGCCGTGATGACGTCGCTGAAATGAGCCGTGTCACCATTGCTTTGATGCAGGAACTTGACCGGCTCCCGAATGACGTCATTCTCATTGGCACTACAAACCGCGTCGATAACCTTGACGAAGCCCTCATTCGCCGATTCACTTTCAAACACCGCGTCAAGCCTTTAGGCGACGATGACATGAAAGAACTGTGCAAGAAGTTCCTTGCTTCGGCAGACTATCCCTTCACGGAATCCGAACTCGACGAACTCTGCCATTCGCTGCGTGAACAGCGGACTGCCAGCGCCGTTGTCAATGCCTGTACAGAACGTATCGTTGCACATATCGTATCGCAGTTGCCTGAAAATTCGGCAGATGCCGTGTAAAAGTATGATAGCCTGGGAAGAAAGCCCTCGTCAGTTTAAGATGTCCAAGCAACTCGATGAGGGAAAATTCGGAGAAGACTTGGCTCGCAAATTCCTTAACGACCCGATTATCAAAGTGAATCATGGCATTAGCCATTACGATGACGTGACTCAGGATAAATCATATCAAGACAAAGATACCGATTTCATCGTCTGGAAGAAAAATGGAAAGACCTTTGGTCTGGAAGCGAAAGTGGACAGTCACAATACCGGAAATTTCTACCTGGAAACCTCGGTGGACTACTTCTCCATGGTGCCTGACGCTCTGAACGAACAACGGGTGGCGCGGCGGTATCGGGATGGCATCGACCCTTTATGGCACACCCCGGGCTGGGTATACAGGAGTGGTGCGGACCAGATTCTCTATTATTTCAGAACCACGCAGCTGCTTTACATTTTCTCCCGCGTTGATGTCTGGTTCTATGCTGAAAAGCTGATGCGCGGTGGAATCCATCTCGACCCCGGAATCAGAAAGCCAAAAATGTATTCTGCCGAAAATATCAGTGAACGCAATGGTTCCACTCTCTTCTTTGCCAACGGCTTATGCGTGAATGCTGAGCAGACATACAAGGCTTTAGGGGCACAAAAAAGAGTCATCAAATACCAGGTTGAAAGCCCTGATTCAGACGTTCCAACGTTCAGCTTTTGCCCTTTCAAATTATGAATTTTTCGCTAACAATCGTCAAGAAATCACATTTCAGTTTATCGGAAGAGTATAATTGTAGTAGAAAGAGAGAAAAAAAGCATGAACCAAATCAACGTTGTCACGATTGGGAAACTCATTGAAGCGCATCGTGAAGGTGACGAGCAGAAGTTCAAAACTTACGTCGATTTTATTGTAAAAGCCTACGAAGAGCAGGAGAACGACCGTGCCGCACGAATCATCCGAAGCAGCTATACGGGTGACTACGGTGAGCAGGGGAAAGTTGTTCTGGATGAAGCAAACGGACTCTGAGGAAGAGGCCCTGCAACAGCTGCAAAAGCACGCAGCAAACTATGCACAACGTATCACGATATATAAGATAGACGGTAGAACCGTGAAACGGGAAGTTGCCGAATACGACCAGTGGGAAAAGAAGTGGATGAGTTAATCATGAAGCACAAAATCTCGGAAACCGGCGCTCGGATGCTTAAATATCAAGAGCAGCTTGCCGACGAATACAAGTACAAGCCCATCCCACGTACCTTTTTCAAGGATGTGCGGGCAGAATTTGAAGAAACTTTGCCGGAATGGTGCAATATGTCCGGCGATACGACCAAACTCGAAACCAGAAGCGGCACGGTCATTGCCAGCGGGTATAACCGAATCGTGATTGGCGACTACGGCGCATTCGTTGAGTTTCCGCGTGCCCAAGCAAATGCACGTCATTTGAAAATCAAAGAGGGGCAAAGCTATCGTATCGAAGACCCGCGCTATGCCGAACATGTGAAATATCTTTGGCTCACAGCGGACGATAACTCTGACGTGAAAGTATACGACCAAAAGCGCTTGGTTGAGTACGCTGACTACAAGCCGGGGATGCTGTATGTCAGCGTGTACGAGGTGTTTCCGGCAGAAGAAGGTCACTGAAAAGAAAGCCGAACCACGGGACGAATGGGGACAGGGTGATTCCATTGCTGACCTATACGCAAAGAGCGGTGCAGTGGTTTCACAGGTCAGCTCGGCCAAAGATTTACTGAATTTCCTGCAAACTGCCGGAAACGCAAGGCATTTGTGATGCACTTGCCTCAACCACAAGATATAGTGGTATCTTAATGTTTGTTTACAATTTAGACACTATATATTGTGTCTTTTCATTGACCGGATACCACATATATGGTATAATACAATTGTTCTCAGGAAGAGGAACGGCTCCTGAGACATCAAGGTTTTCCTTTCCCCAATCTTGGTCGCATGGCTTCATTTGAGCTGACACAGGTGAAGCGTGAAAATCATCCGTTTCATAGTAATATCCTTCCTTTCTTTGGCGCGGGTAACTCCGCGCCAGCCGTCCAAGCAAACAGCCTCCACGCGGTGGACGGTGGACAACAGATGTTTCCGTGTTCCGGGCATCTGGCTAATGTTTGTATTTGCTGGTTTAGCTCAGCTGGTAGTGCAACTGATTTGTAATCAGTCGGTCATCGGTTCAAGTCCGATTTCCAGCTCCAGACGCTATCCGTTGGATGTATCGAAATCACATGATACGATGCTATACACAACATCTGGCGGACAGCATGCCACCCATTAAGGCGGCCTCCTCGTGGCGGGTGGCGGACAGCGGCTCTTGCGGCTGCTGACGAATGTCTTAGAAGCATGCAAACGTACGAGCATCCCCGTCAAGTCGGGGCGCATCCAGACGCGACACAGCCGTAAAGGCGAGATTGCTGCACGGCAACTGGTAAGTTTCGCCGCAGTCTCACACACAGCCCAACAACAACCGTTAACCCGATTTGACAGGGAATCAACGACAGGGCTCAAAATTTGAAGTTGACCAACACCCAAGCGCTTTCTTGGATTCTCGCGTATCGTCAACGATGAGGTTCGCAAGATTGTCAGGTGGTGTGAAGATGACATCCGGGGATGACGACCTACTAAACGGATGTCATGGCGGGGCTAAGTGAGGGTTCACCCGCAATCTTATGCAGGTATCGTATAACGGCTAATACTCCGCCCCTCCAAGGCGGAGACGCGGGTTCGACCCCCGCTACTTGCTCCACACGTCGCAGTCACCGTACCCACGACGTTAAACTTGGTGAGCATGGTCCACTTGTGGTCCGCTGTCCGAATGTCGATGAGACAGCCTCAAAAATAATAGACAAACAGGTGCTGTGCCTGATAGTATCCAATAGTCCCGGTATTAGTCGCGAATAAGACCGGAAAACAGCGGAAAGGGTATAAAGCAGAATCCATCGATGCAGCTATCGAATGGTGCTGGATGCGAGTTGGCTTCTCGCTCAAGGGGTGACCAGCATAAAACACCCTATCGTGCTCGATTAGCTCAGTTGGTAGAGCAGCGCATTCGTAACGCGCAGGTCGGCAGTTCGAACCTGCCATCAAGCCCCATTACCCAATGAAGCGATAATAGAAAGGAGATGAAACTTATGGAACAGGCAATTATCAATGTTGAAGGTACGACTACCATAGAAACCGCTGCAGCAGCCAAAAAGCTGATTGAAATGTTTGGCAATCAGAACGTCCGCGCCATCTCGGTCAATCGTGTAAACGACAAGAGCGACGAGGTCATTGTTGAACTCGATTTCGTTCCCGGTTTGGCACCGCATCTGCACGGCTTCACGCTTCAGGTTAATGGCTTGACTTGCGGTTATGCTGGTACTGGTCCTTCCAATCTGTATGAAGTCCTGCAGGCGGCTGGCGTGAGTGAAGCTCAGGTAGCACGCGAGGACATCACTCAGAAGAGCACAAAAACCATTCCTCTGCGCCTGGAACGCGCCGTGACTCAGTACGGCGACTTCCAGTTTGCGTAACGTTATTTGGCGGGCTTGACCCGCCATCATGGAGGGATAGCTTAGCTGGATAAAGCACCTGCCGCAAAGCAGGGTATCGATGGTTCGAGGCCATCTCCCTTCTCCATCCAGACACCCTTTCGCTTCCTTTCGCCAAAGGTATCTGGGGTATTGTACTGCATTGCGTGTAGTACGGCCAATCAGGCGCGGAACTCCGAAACCATACCACGAAGAATTTTATCCTCTCCGCGCAGCATGGACATGCGATTTTACGGGGATAAATTCAAACCGAAATTGTGTCGAGTGGTGAAGACGGTTGCGACACTGGCGAAGCACATATCTGCTTCGTCAACCATCCATGAGAAAGCCTCCACGTGGCAGATGGTGGGCAACGCAGCAAAGCTGCGGCTGATTTCTTTCAAACCGGTATCTGAATAAATGCAGATAAATAGACGAAAAAATCAAAAAAGCAAAGGAGTACACAGCATGAGTAATCAGAAAATCATCAAAGCAATCGCAGGGATTGCAGCAGCCGGTATGATGGCAACTTGTCTGCCTGTCGCAGCATTCGCAGCCACCGGCGACACCTATCATTTCTCTTTCAGCAACGGTTCTTCCCAGGACCTGGCTCCGGGCGGCTCTATGACGTTCCCGGCAAGCCAGTATGACTACGGTTACTGGATTACCCTGCAGGGCCACGGCGGCTACACCTACAACTACTATCCCGGCGACACTCTGCCGTACGATGCAGTTGACCAGTGGTTCACCGCTGACGGCATCACTTCCTGCTATGCGGCCGAAGGTAATCCGCGTTCCATCACCATCAACTATCAGATTGACGGCAACACTGTGCTGACCGAAACTGACACCGCCACTTTCCCCGGCAGCGTTGATGGTCAGAGCGTTGAAGCCTGGACCACCGATTCCGGCGATACTTACACCGCATCCAGCAAGAGCCTGAACCATGACCGCCTGTTCTACTACCTGGGCGACGACATCCACGACAACGTCCTGACCCTGAAAGCCACTTCTGCATCCACTCCCGATGACGGCAAGGATGACAACAAGGGCGATGACAAGGGCGATGTCACCAACCCCGACGATAAGGGCGACAACAAGGGCGACAATACCGGCGACAGCGGCACCACCACTCCCGATGACAAGGGCGACGTAGTGGCCCCCGATAAGGACAACACCGGTAAGGACAACACTTCTACCGGCTCCAACAAGGGCAACGGTACTACCACCACTACTCCGACCGCTCCTCGCAAGAACGTTGAAGTCTCTGAGCACGGTGAAATTGCCGCCGCTATTGCCAATGGCACCTGGGGCAATGAGTACACCGTCTGCACCAGCTGTGGCTATCACAACTGGACCCGCAAGGGTAACGTTTACGTCTGTGACCATTGTGGTCACGAAGTTCTGACTGTCAAGGGCGCTGATGGCGTCAAGGGTTATGCTGGCACTCTGGCTGGCAACGAGCCCCAGTACGCTTCTACCTCTGAAGCTCAGGCTGCTGCTGAAAAGCGTGAAGCCGCTTATGCCGCTTCCATCGCTGCTCTGCAGGCACAGGTTGCCGCTCGTGAAGCTGCTTATGCCGCTTCCCTGGGCATCCACTAATTTGCCATCCTCTAACTAACGGTAATCGATAGTTTTTTCTCCTTGCTGTGGGGCGGGATTTCGGTCCCGCCCCATCCTTTTATGGTCAGATGTCCGAGTGGTTTAAGGAACTGGTCTTGAAAACCAGCGACGCCGCAAACGTCCGTGGGTTCGAATCCCACTCTGACCGCCATGTTTGCCGGGACTTCCCGGCTTTTTTGTTTTTGTGAGCAATACAAGGCAACAGATTGCTATATCGAATAGGGTTATAATTGAGAGCCAGAAAACCTGCAGGCTTGCCTGTGGGATGAATGGCTCTTTTTGATTTTTTGTAAAATATTCGTTGAGCAGTTTGACTGACGGCACAGAATACATACATAATATATGTATGAGGTGATATAGTTGGCAAAAAAATCAAGCGTACAAGTGAACATTACGATTCCTTTAGAGTGGAAGCAGTCTGACATCGAGATGGTTGCCAAAGCCAGAGCTTGGGCTGTTAAGGCTCATGCCGGGCAAAAAGACAAGGCTGGGAAGGACTACTTCAAAGCGCACGTTACGGTTGTAGCAGAAGGCGTAAAAGGTGACCCAATAGCCGAGGCTGTGGCATTTCTGCATGATACGGTCGAAGATACGTCCGTCACAATAGAAGACATCAGAACGGGGTTTCCAAAAGAGGTTGCTGACGCTGTTAGTACGTTGACCCATAGCAAGGGTATATCGTATGCTGAATATCTTTGGTATATTCAGCAAAATTCGATTGCTGTCAAAGTAAAGCTCTCGGGCCTGCGCAGCAATATGGACTTAACCAGGCTCCCTCACACTCCAACTGAAAGGGACTTGGAAAGAACCAGAAAATACAAGCGGGCATATACGATACTGTCATCGAGAGAAGGTATAAGCGCAGTTAATCCGTATGCACTGTACGACTACTTGCTGGCAAACAACTGGAGCGTCAAAAGGAAAAGCACGAGGACTCCCGTTCTGGAAACAACGGATGGTTCTGCTGAAATCAACGCGCCCATCGACCTGGCTTTGGCTGACTACGAGTCCAGAATGGCTAACGCTTTAGGCGTACTGTGCTCGTATGAGGACGTACTGCTCTCGAATGTGATAGTGCGGATTGTGGCTTGGAAGCCAGACAAACAATAAGCGTGGGCCTGCTATTATTTTTATGAAAAGCCTTGACTTTGTATTTTACACATTGTATAATATAGATACTGAATTTGATGAAAGGAAAATTGCACGATGTTTGCTGCTATGATGAACAAACAGAATAAATTGCAAAAGCTGTGGAGCAATTGGAATCTCTTCGGCTGTTTTGTGTTGTCTGTTTGTGCAAATCATAGTGCAGTGATGGTTGAATAAAATCATCCAAGTATCGGTTGTTTTCCATACTCTGCACGATATGAGCACCTGTCAGACGCACAACGCCTGATGGGTGCTTTTTTGATGCAGAAAATCAGAATCAGGTCACTCTAATGCCGCTGGAGTGAATTCCAGCCAGGCTTATTAAAGTGTATGCTATTATACATAATGTATATTCGAGGATTCGCCAAACGGTAAGGCATCAGGCTTTGACCCTGACAACGGTTGTTCGACTCGACCATTCTCGGCCAACGCTCACTTTCATGCGCATCGGAAGTGAGATTCTTCAAAGCTGTGTTCCCATAAGCAAGGCACGGAAGACGCGCGACAAGTGCTCGTAACTCAATCGGTAGAGTACCCGACTTTTAATCGGGGTGTTCGGGATTCGATTTCCCGCGAGCGCACCATGCCCGGCAGAGCATTATCTGCCACTTTTGTGGGTGTATAGCTCAGTAGGCAGAGCGGCGGACCGTTAATCCGTTTGTCGCAGGTTCAAATCCTGCTACGCCCGCCATAAGCTCCTCTGGTGAAATTGGCAGACACAGTGCGCTCAAACCGCACCGTTTTGAGGGTTCGAATCCCTCGGGGAGTACCATGTCCGGCAGTACAACAACTGCCATTTATGGGTTGTTAGCTCAGTTGGCAGAGCAACAGACCGTTAATCCGTGGGCCGCAGGTTCGAATCCTGCACAACCCGCCATATGCTCCAGTGGCGAAACTGGCAAACGCGGCGGCTTTAAGTCCCGTTTTACTCTGGGTTCGACTCCCAGCTGGAGTATCTATATAGGGGTGTAGCTCAAGTGGTAGAGCAGCGGTCTCCAAAACCGCTTGTTGCATGTTCGAGTCGTGTTACCCCTGCCACAATAAGAAAAGCCGTCCTCACATAAGAGGCGGCTTTTTGTTTTGGAGAGTATACAGACCAAAAAACTAAACCACAAGTTGATTGCGAACTTGCGAAAACATGGTATAATAATATCAGAACGAAACGAAAGGAGATACCCCAAAATGCTGTGCAACACTGTTAATGTCATGTCGTATGAGTATAGTTACGAATATTCTGAGTTCATGTCCTTTGAACACAGTTTTATTTCTCATACTCCTCGACAGGCAAAAACAGACCATGTACAGATGCGGTGCGTCTTCTAAGCGATAACTGCATGTCATAGCTGCTTGTCGAGATTTCGGCAGGCAGCTTTTTTGTTGCCTGCAATACAGAAAGGCAGCAAGAAAAATGAACGTTCCTACTATTGATATTCAGAAAACTGGTGCCAACATTAAGACACTGCGAAAGGCAGCAGGTATCAAGGTGAAAGATGTGGCAGATACACTCGGCGTATCCACGCAGGCAGTTGCCAAATGGCAAGCTGGAACAGCACTCCCCACCATCGACAACCTTGTGATATTGGCAGCGATGCTGGATACCAAGATAGATGACATCTTAGTCATCGCATAATCCCCGCCGCAGGATTGCGGCTATATATGGCCCGTTGGACGAATTGGTAGAGTTGCCGCCCTTTCACGGCGGAGGTTATTGTGGGTTCGAAACCCACACGGGTCACCATGCTTCTGTAGCTCAGTTGGTAGAGCAGCGGTCTGAAGAACCGCGTGTCGCTGGTTCGATTCCAGCCGGGAGCACCATATGTGTCGGTATGCAAGAGGTTAAAGCAAACGGTCTGTAAAACCGCTCCGTTACGGTTCACTGGTTCGAATCCAGTCCGACACACCATAAGGCCCCTTCGACAAGTTGGTCCAAGTCGCCAGCCTCTCAAGCTGGAGTCGGCAGTTCGAGTCTGCCAGGGGTCATACAAGCACCTATGTCAAAAAGGTGCATTATGCAGAGGTCGCCTAACGGTAGGGCAGCAGCTTGCTAAGCTGCCGTCGCGGAAATCGCGGCATGTGAGTTCGAATCTCACCCTCTGCGCCATCTGCTTGCTTGTTCGAGTGGTTGATGAAATCGGTCCAGAAAACCGACGATGGGAGACTGTCCGAAGGTTCGAATCCTTCAGCAAGCGCCACTGCCCTCATTCTGTGCGGTATCCGTGCAGGTGAGGGCTTTTTCTTTTGCTTTTCGCTTCGAATTTCGGACTCGAATGGCGTTAATGGTCGGATATTCTTGATTATACATGCCTTTGCTGTATGGCAAATAGCTCCAAACAGTATTGGTTTTTACACCCAATTCTTCTGCGATTTCAGGAACTGACATACCGTTCGCACGCAGCTTCCCGATTTTTTCTGATGTTTCATCTGACCAGGCCCCGGCCGTAATCAGTATTTTGCGCACTTTCTGCAATGAGATGCCTGCACGTTTGGCAATGGTTCTTCTAGGTATACCTTGCTCATGGAGCCGGAGAACCGTCTGCATTGTCGCGTCCATTTTGTCAGTACCTCGCCGTTATCGATTTTTGTATTGCCCTAATTGTTGTACTTTAATCATACAGCAAAGCAACAAAATTGTCCAGGAAGCAAAAGTGCCTTCATTTGCCACTGATTCATCCGTTCGGAACGATATCGAAAATACCTTGATATTATTCCGATGCAATATTCCGATAAGCCGACTTTGTTCCGCAAATTGTGGATTGGATTCCTACCAAAGTTTGAAAGCAGAATGTTTCATCTATAGCTGCAAGGCTTTGGTGAGGACGTTCACGGAATCAGTCCTTGACACCTCCCACGATTGAAATCGTGGGATTCCCCGGCCTTCGTTTGGTAAATCTAACGGCAGGATACTGCTCAAAGGTACAAATCCTTCAGCAAACGTCACAATCTCCAAAGTCAGCGATTGTTCGTAAATTTATGGGGGACTGCTTTCTTGTTTAGCACCACAATTTGTGATATAATAGCGAAAGAAAACAATGAATAATGGAGTGCCATAAAATGCAGAAATACGATTTCATCAAGAAGCAATATACGGCGTACACCCCACCTCAGAACGGGCATTGCGACATCATGGTTCATGCCAACGAAGAACTCAATTGTGCTGCGTGCGGACGTACCATCAACGAGCACAACGCATATACGTCTGCGGCCATCCAGAACGATATTGGCATTGGCTATCTGATTTGCAAAAGCTGCTATGAGCACGAGCTCGAAATCAGAAAAGCTGTAAAATAAGGGTCCAGCCGCCTCCATAAGGAGGCGGCTTTTTTGCTTGTAAAAATATGTATAAACTGTTACCATTTAGCGCTTTCCGTTGTGAGAAATTGCGAATCGCGGTATAATGAAAAAGTAAAAAGTGAAAGGATTTTTTCCGTATGTACATTGATTTCACGAGCAAGCAGTACTTCTTCATTCTGCACGCTCTTGCCATCATGATAACGTTTTATAGCAACGATTTTTCCTCTATCTGCAAAGAGGTTGGAGAGGCTTATGGAGCAAGCGAAGCAGACATTTCAAGTGCTTGTGCTGCTCTGACAGCTGTGAACGTAACGGCTCCTGTTAAAGACTCTTCTAACAAGTGCAGCGCTATCTTGGAAGACATGCTGCATCATGCACGGGAACTGCCGGAAAAGGATGCTCCGTATAAGTACAGCATTGGCTTGGATACTCTTTCCTGGAAAGTAGTTGCTGATGCACTGGATACATACTCACGTATTTTGATGGGGCAATTTGGCGTCATCTATGAAGCACTTGATATTTCTGGTAACGATGAGCAGCACCTTCAGGCGTACCATGATGCCCGCTGGAATGGAGTAGGTATCATTGAAACCCGAGACCTTCTGATTCCACAGCTTAAAAAGATTGGCGTTGGCTGGAACGGAAACTTTGGTATTTCCAATTCAGGACTCGCTTATAACAGCAAACTGGCATATGAGATTCTCAAGACCATTCGATACGCGACAGAGAAACGAGATAGCTCCGTTCTGAAAGTCACAGACGAGCCATTGCCGCGTGCTGAAGGTTCTTTCCAAATTAGAGCACTGTAATTAGATTGGAGGCTTCCAGGGTGGGCGACCACATCATTTCTTTCTTAGACATCTGCGCCATGCACGGTCAGTCGGTTTTGGCAAAAGCACCGTCCATTCCGGCTATCGATAATAAAACTGTGTATTGTACCGGCGCTCACAAGCACGGAGAGGACCGCTGCATTGTCCTTGACGGCGAGGAGTACAGCCAGATTCTTTTTGCTGACGGAACAATAAAACTGTATTGGCAGTGAGGTATCATTGTGGACAATATAATTGTGAACAGCGCTCTTTGGTATGCCGAGCAGAGCAGTCAGTTTCTTTTGAATTCTGGGGCCAACAAGCTACTGGATAAGGGCTATGACTATTATGTGAAAGAATTTATTCCACTTGGGCACCGCCTTATCCAAAACGGTCAGATTGCCGCCGATGCGATGGATGGGGAACTTGCCGCGCAGTTCTCAATGGCGTATGTTGCAAACTATTGGCGGACAGCGAAAACCGTATACAATTTTGCGCCGGAATTTCTCAGAACATTGGCAGAGACTGAGGACGCACCGATTTATTCCGATATTATGATGCGGCTGCCATATAGGGATTTTGTCATGAATCTGCCCGCTGGCTCTCATCACGATGCGATGTTTGTTCACATTGAGTTCGATGCATCCCATGGTCCGAACAATGTGGATACACTCTTCCTGATTGTTCCTTTTAAGGCAAATCCAAACTTTGACAATATCGAACTTTGCCAGTGCATGCAGTGGTGTCTCAACGGCAAGAAGCTGATTGAGTCCTATCGGCGCAACAATGATGCTCGCGAGCAGGCATTTCAGAACGGAACTGATTCCGCCACTGTCAATGACGCCACGATTTCAAATGTACCCGGTGCCGTTCTCAGCGAAGAAGAGCTGGAAAAGCAGCGGGAATTCAACGCCGGCGTTGAGCCGTATCTTCGTGTTGCGGTTTCTGCAGCTTATTACCTTGCATCCAAGAATGCTGAAATCAAAGAGGTAAAAATCCCGAAAGAGAAGCGGCCCATCCTTGTTTCCAAACCCGGTGCAACACCTAAGAAAGTTAATATCAAGACCTACAATGTAGGCTTTGTCATCGGAAAGAGCTTTGAAAAGCAGCTGGCTTCTGGCACGGAATATCAGAAGTCCACAGCAACCGGCACGGGCCGTACGGTCAGACCTCACGTCCGCCGCGCCCATTGGCATCATTATTGGGTCGGAGAAGGTCGAACTCGCTTAGAAGTTCGCTGGATTGAGCCGACTTTTGTGCTGCCGGAAGGAAAACGTGAGGTTCCGGTTGCTACCGTTAGACGGGTTTTAGGCGCTTAAAGGAGTTTCACATGAAAGCAAACTACAAAATTGTCGCAAACAAGCAAAAGATGCTCGAAAAAGAAATCGAAAACTTCGAACCTACCAGCACAATGTCAGTACTGCTAATGCGCTATAGCATCATACAGGGACTGCTTCAGGTTAAACCGAACGAAAAAGATGAGAATGGTATCCCGAATATCAGCCCTGTGGATATGGCATACGAGATGACCACTTTCTTTGGCGACGCCGTCAATGCTGCGGCTGATGATTTCACAAATGATGATGAGGACGACAGCACAATAAAATTTGATGGCACCGTTGATGAATTCCGGCAAGAACTTGCCAATCGCGTCTTAATAACACTCAGTTTGGCGTTTGAACATGAATTCATAAATTTTACAGAGCAAACCGGGATTTCCCGCGCACAGTATGAAATTCTTGCGGCTGAATATATTGCTCATGCGGAAGACGATGGCAGTAAAGTATCCGAAATGTTCAAAGGCGACAGCTCTGAAAAACACAAATCTAAGGGCTGGACCAACGCGATGCCAAAAAACAAACGAAGCTAAAAAAGCCACTTGCACAAATGTGCGAACCGCCTAAAATAATAATTGCATAACAGATACCATCACTTACCTCCTAATTGAACATTAAGTTAACAATCTGTCATGCATAAGTAAGCAGACTCTCTTTTGAGGGCCTGCTTCTTTTTTTTGTATGTATTGATTAGAAACAAAAATATTTCAGAAAGGATGAATACTATGACCACAAATACCAAGAACAGCTTTACCAGGTTCGCGGCTGCCGCAAAAGATTGCTTCTATGTGAATTCTTTTCGCGCAGACTTAGTTCAGTGCGACAGGGCCTTGAAAATGGACGGCGAGATGCACGTCGAAGCGGAATGCTGGATGAACATTTTGGATGCCCTGGACGATAACGACATCAAGATGTATGTCGATAACGAATACCGTCCCGGACTTTTGAACCCGTTCCATAAATGGTGACGCTCCAAAAACAAGTCAATAACCCACGACTAAAGTCGTGGGCTTGCGTCAGTAAGAAATCCCACCAAAAATAAAAAATACCCGAAGTGTGAAAGGAGCATAACAATGCTTAATTCAAATATCAATAAAGCCCTTGAAATCAACTCGAATAAAGCCGTTCTTCTCAGCATCAAGAAGCAATGGCTTGAAAAAATTCTGAGCGGAGAAAAGACTATTGAGGTCCGAAAAACTATGCCGTGGGAAATTAGCTATCCTTTTGTAGTATTTTGCTACGAAACCAAAGCTAACGGTGGTGCTGGAAAAGTGACTGCCGCATTTGTTTGCCGTGACATCAATACACTCGATTGCCTGCGTGAGCTTCCGGCATATGCTATTGGTACGGAAGTGACCGCAAAGACCGCTCAATTCGTGAAGGACAGCTGCCTTACCGCAAATGAGCTGATTGCATACGGCAATAAGTCCGGCACTCTTTATTGCTGGAACGTTTCTGATGTCCAATCTATGGATATGTCGCTGCGAGAGCTCGGCGTTAAGCGAGCACCACAGTCCTGGATGTATCTGCGGATTCCCGATAACAAGACGTTCTGAACGATGTCTGTTTGGGCTGGCTACGTGTACAAGCCAAACAAAATATCAACCACACGATAAAAACACACTCGAATGAATGATTCATCGTGCGAACAACGCAGACTCTCGATTCTTGAGGGCCTGCTATTTTTTTATTTCAGGAGGAAACATCAATGATTCTTTATCATATCATGGCAGACACCGGATGCCTGCCGGACGATGTTGTTCCGCAGATACCAACGAATCGGATGAAAGGGGAGGACCAGGAAATCCCAAGAATTTGTCTTGGGCATACCATTGACGACTGCCTGACCAGCATCGGCATTGCGCATTTTGTCTCAAAATTCCTGCTCGCTGAGCTGCGTCAGAACAAAAAATACTCCAAGGACATGCCGTTACCGTTCATTATCCGAATGTACAACATCAAGGACGAAGACCCGAATCTCTTGACCGAGGAAGAAACACAGAAATATGTGGCGGATTCTGTCGTGACCAGTGAATGCTGGCTCACAAGATACGAGAAACCCGTCAAAATCCAGAAACTTTGGCTTGTGGGCGGCGAAGTGGTGCTTTGGCCCTATATCGTTGACGGTGTTGTATACAATTACCCAATCGTCCGTAACTCAATTTGGGCAGACAGCAAAACCTTGCCGGACCCGGAATTTCAGAATCAAATCATGGATATCACTCAGAAATGGCTTAACGAAGCCTGAAAAAGAAGCACATCAAAAGCTCTTGCACATCCTTGCGAATTCCATAGTATTAAAGTTGTACGACAGATAACATCTACTTGGCACACCGCGTGCTCGTACAATTCATAATTCTGTTCTCATTTAAGGCAGACTCATCTTCATGATGGGCCTGCCTTTTTTGTTTTCAGGAAGCCGTCATCCACCCATTTTAACAGCGACTGATAAGGAGGTCCGCTATGTCTATTTTCAAACATTTTACTCCGAAAAACACCCGCTTCGCCATCTATGCCGGTAACCCAGGTTTTTCCGGCATGGTTATCTGCTCCGATTTTATCGGGTATGTTAAAGCCCCAACGCTCAGCGACGCCTATGATGCAGCGTATCGGTATCTTGCCAACAGCGGATATACCGCCATCGTAGTTCGTGAAGCATGAAGTTTTTCCAACAACCGAACATCTATCACATCCCGCCAGACAGTTATTGTCGGCGGGAACTTTATTTAAAGGAGTAATCACAATGAACGACAAATTGAAATTCTATGCCGGAACCATCGCTTTCATGCTCAGCGTTATCACCATTATCGGCTGCATAGCCTGCTTTTTCTCGACGCCTGCGTATGCTACGCCGGTAAAGACAGCTAACGATTCCGATATCGAGTATGTCACGCCGTTGGAGGTCCATCTTCGGGAGCTCAACGCTCAGCCGCCTTTCGCGCCGGTACTGCCTGTACCTGAACCGGAAACGACTGAGACGGAGCCTGAATCTGAGCCCTCTGTAGAGACGGCAGAGACTGCGGTGGAACCTGCAGAAGAACCTGTGACGAACACGATTCCTCAGAACCTTTCTGACAATGAGTACGCCATCTACACAGCATTGCGGGATGTGGGTCTTTCCAAGGCCGGTACTGCCGCAGTGATGGGCTGCATGTCGATGGAAAGCGGTCTTAAAGCCTCGGCCGAAAACCCTTCGGATGGCGGCTATGGACTCCTGCAATGGACTTATAGCCGAAAGACAGACCTTTTCAACTGGTGTTATGGCAATGGCTATGACCCCAACACCGTTACGGGACAGGTGATGTTCTTCGTGTATGAGCTCAATAGCACATACAGCAAGGCCGCCAAATACTCATATCCGGTGTACGAAACTCTCACTACAAGCGACAGCCTGGAAGATTGCCTTTCGATGTTCTTCTCCCATATGGAAGCAGGAACCAACGTGATAATCTCTTCCCGCAAAGTCTATGCAGGAGGGCTGACCACGTTAGACCTGTACCGCAAACGCTTAACTGCCGCTTACAAATACTTCATTTGAATTAGGAGGAAATCACAATGAAAACAACCGTTTATCTGTCCCGAAAACTCTTGAACCAGTTAAAGGTAAAAGAAACCGAAAGCAAAGACCTTATGCTAACCCATAACCTACACAACATCATCATCAACGGTAAGCGTGTTGGCTGCTCTGGCCACATTCAGAACGTTCTCAACAATAAGTGCGTTTACGTCAGCACTGAAAAGAGTTGCTATCAGCCCTTGTCTGACAAGAACATGGTTCGCTATGCCGCCAGTATGAAAGATTACTCCTCTGTATCGCTCGGCGCAAAAGGACGTAATCAGTTCGTGACCAATGATGAGTTGGTTGGGAAAATTATTGATATGCTCCGATAAGGGCATAAACAGAAAGAGAAAAAACTCATGAAAACCGGCATCAAGAGTCAGATAGTAATAGTATCTGCTGTGGCAGCTGTTCTGCTCATTGTTATGAGCGTCTGCGCAATTGCGGAGAGCATTACCTTTGAGAAGGTTGCTGCTCTCACTGCAAGCGCACTTACCTTAAACAAATGCTGCGGCATCCTGTTAAACTAAGGAGAAAAAATCATGAAGAATAAATACAAAGTTGTTGCCTTGGTTCCTTTGGAGTTCTCTGTTGAGGGAAACTCCGATTCCAAAGAGGCAATCGAATCCGTCAAAAACATTTTCGAAACGTGTCGGGATGATAACGACTGCGCGGACATCGTTTTTAATGGCATCGAAGAGTCACTTCGTCACGACAGTATCGAGTACAAAGTTGAAGCCGCCCAGCCTGAACCTGAGGTGAAGGCAAATTCCGATATCCGTTCTGTTGCCTCCGATATCTGCGACGTCTTCGAAAACTATCTCGACGAAAACGGTGTCTATATTGTGTGTGACGATGCAGACGAGGAGCAAGACCGAAAAGCAAACGAAAGCGGCGCGATGTTGTATGGCATGGAATATTGGCATCTTGTCGAAGATGTCGAGTTCCGTGTGAATCATATAAATGCACAATACAAGCTGTTCACCGTCTTTGATATTATGGAGGTATTTGATAAACTTCTCATTTCCAAAAAGCTTGGTGACTTTGTACCGAGCGGCGAAAATCGTTACCGTTTGTATGCAAAAATCCTGAGCTGTCTGCGTTCTATCAGGGAGGAATTGTCATGAAAGGCTGGAATAGTTCTAAGCACCTCATTCTCACCGCAAACCAGATGCCTGCGCCGATTCATTGGAACCCAATGAACGAGGATTGGAAAATGCGGCTTACCAAAAGCCAGATTTACAACACCTCTTCTGGTTTCGATACTCAAACGCTCGATGCTATGAAGAAGCTGCATGACAAAATCCTCACATTTGGCGGGGATGAAGTCTGCATGACGGAATTTGACGAAGACGCCCCAAAAATCCTCAAACGCGGCCGGTTCTTTTATGGCAGCAGCTATATGAGGAAAGGCCAGGATTGCCAGTGCCATTACAATTCTGCACGGCTTTGGTATAAAAACAAAGACCAGTGCTTTATTGCAACGGGCTATGCTCTTTCCGAAGACGGGCTCTGGCGCTGTCATTCCTGGGTCGTTCAGCCAATGGCACGCACCGTTCGCGTGTGGGAAACCACCGTCAAGCGTGTTGCCAATTTCGGCGTGGTTTTGACCAGCGAGGAATGCGAAGACTTTGTCGAGAACAACACATAACAATTGGGGAGGTTACCCAACATGGGTGAACAACTACATTTCAGTATGGATGGTGAGTTCCTCACCGCCATTGCACGTGACTGGTTCTGGAACATGGACAAGCCGTATAAAAAGTGTGAGGAGCTGCTGCTCTCCTGCATGATGGGTGGCAACGAGGAAGAAAAAAGGCATGTTTGCCAGGACATTATCGAAGGCCGGAAAAAACTTGTTGGTGTCAATGAGTTTGAACTTGTCGATGACAATGTTCATGTTCGTTCCCTCGGGCAGAAGGTTGAGGAGCTTCAACACAAGATGCTGGTCAGTCAGATTCGTGAGGATATGATTGTGCATCCACTCAAGTACATCGACCGTTTCGCTATGTCATTCGATTATGATACGCTTTGTAAGGATGTAGAGCGTCATTATATCGATTATAGCTATGACAGCATCAAGGACTATGTTATTGGCGATGCGGGTTACCCCGATACCTTTAACAATGGTGCGTGGCTGCTCAACCGTCCTGACCTTGTGGCAGAATTCAACGGCGAACCGCTTCCTGAGCAGGAATCCAACCCGGAATTCTACAAAACCGATTTTTGGACCAAGCTTGCCTCTTGGATTGAAGCAAACATGAAAGGCACATCCGTTGAACGCCGTCAGCGACTGTACAACAGCTATATCAGTGATAGACCCATTCAGCATCAGCTGACCGAATATGGTCTGATTGCTCCCGATGGCACCTGGTATGCCTGCGAGTTTGGCGAGCACGCTGCCCTGGCTGGCCGCATCATCATGCGCAATCGAGAAACGTTTGGTCTTTCTGACCATGAAGTTCTCAATATGGCGTATGACTGGAGCGGCAAGGGTCTCGATTTCCTATATAAACGCGGTTGGATTGCCATTCGTAATCCTTCGATGGGCAATACATTCCTCGATATGGATGAGACCAAAACCGCAACAAAAGCTCAAGTAAATACCATTTTTGACTATATTTCTAAATTTAACCGCTATGACATGAATGTTTCCAAGGTCATGGCTGACTAAAAAAGGAGATTTTTATTATGACTTCCAATATGACTATGACCGCTATTTCCATCTGTAATTTTCTGAAACTCATCGTGAAAAGCACGGTTGAGCATTACACCGAGGATTTCAAGCTGGACATAAAGATTTTTAAGCGCTATGCAAAAGAAGCGCAGGAAACTGGAAAGCCCGTATCGATGCTCTGGCTCTGCCGCTCTTGTGGAACGTATCTCTGCCCTGAGGAAGATGCGTACAAGAAAGATACTCCCATGTTCATCACGTTCAAATACTATGATGAGCAGGAAGAGGAAGAAGCCCGGACCATTAAGGCTTTTCTGGTCACCGTGACAGGGATGGAAGGACAAAATCCAGTTGGCTATATCACTCCCATCAACTATGCGGATGAATGTGACCGCATTCGCCGTTACGCAGTACCTGCCGAAAAGGTCGAGCTTGTCTATGATAAAGGTTCCCTTGTCCAGAACAATGGCAACTATACGATTCTGAAGCATCCCAAGCTTGGTACACTTCAGAAAACGAAATTCTTGGCCGATGACCCTGACGCGCTTGATTATGCGCTGCATATGGCTCGCAATGAGAGAAAGGCAGGGTGACAGCCATGAAAACGATGGTTACATTGACTCACGAAGAAGCCCAAAGCTATTTGGCGTACGCTCTGATTTGCGAAACGATGGAAGGAGCCTTTTGGAATTCCGGACGCCGTCGCAGACTATACAGCAAGACGTTTACCGAAGCCGAACAGAGGCAGATTCCCCGCATCAAAGCCACTGCTCACAAATGGTGTTTTGTTACTGGCGTTCCTGAAAAGGTACGCATGAGATACAGCACCTATTTGCTGTGGCAGAAACTCGCGATGTTCTGCGCTGAAATTTAATTTTTCATTACCGCTGCCCATTTGGGTGGCGGTTTTTTGTTGCGGATTTATGCGAACGGCCTATAATCAAAAATGTACGATAGATAACAGTTATCGAAAAGGCACCCTGCCCTTCGCACACTTAACAATGCGCTTTAGGCGAACTTCCCATTTGGGTGGTTCGCCTTTTTGCGTATAAAAGAAAGGAAGTAATCAAAATGAATGAGTACGAAGCAACAATACAAATCAACCCAACCGACGATATCAAGTTCATACTTGAGGAGCCCGGCTGCTATGAGTCTGAAATTGAAATGATGAAGGCCGGTGGCACCTATGATGCGTTTGTCAAGCGTGTCTATGATGCCATCGACTGGTCTCATCTGTTTGAGCGTATTGCTCAGATGGAAAACGAAGCCATCACGGCAGCTATCGACAAATTGTCTGATAGCATGATTTGATTGTTAGGAGGTAAATACTATGTACATTCTCATTAAAAACCAGGAAGGCGAAAACATGAATCTGCTTTCCCAGAACACCGATTTCAACGCCCTGCTGGCAGCCATGAAAGCTGACATTGAGGCAGAGTACGAAAAGGCAACAGGCTCTGCGATTAACCTGGATGAAGATTCCGGCATCGATTATGAAGTCGGTATCAACGTTGAGGACAGTGCTGCTGAAGGTTTCTGCCTCGCATCCGGGTATATGTACGGCGCAGACAGCAATTTTGACTGGGGTATTTTCAAAGTAAAGTCTCAGAAAAGCAATACCGCAGCAAAACCCTACATTGGCTTGGATATGAACGAGTTCTTTCGGCAGAAAATGCTGCTGATTGACTTGTCGGCAAAAGTGAAGGACCTCGGCTATGACCTTCTGGCCGATGAACTTCGGGGCGCAATCGGTGTCTTCGACGCTGTACAGGATTCAGCTGAAGGAGACGGTGTTTTCACTGCTCCGGAAGCGGATGAAGAAACCGGTCTGTTCCTTGACGATTTTTATAACGACGTTCTGGAAAAGATTCTGAACGCCGACAAGAAAAAGGAGGAAAAGTAAGCCATGAAACTCTACATCCAAGGCGAACACGGTAAGCTCCTAACTTTCACCCCGGAAGAAATCAAGGAAAAGCTCGGTATTCCATTCGATATCGCTGCTCTTGGCATCGAGGTAGATGATGGCGACACCACCATCAGGGCTCAGTCATACCCCAAATGGGATTATCAGAACGGGAACCCGCCCATTGACCTCTGTGTCAATGAAATGCAGGTTGGCTCACTGGCTATGCCGACGCCCAACATTCCGGCTCCCGTCATTTATCTTTATGATGAACAGGGGCAGGATGAATCGGATTGGTTTGCATGTACCAGCTTTGCACCCCGTGCATCTGGTGACGAAAGTTCTCACGTCGTCTTCTGTGACATGAGTTTTGGCAATGCGTTTGCGACCACAGACGTTTTTGTGAATTCGCGCACGGGAATTCCTTTCGTGCAGTGTTCCACTGAGAATCAACTTTCTGATTTCAGGAAAGCTGATTCCCGTCAATAACCCACGACTAAAGTCGCGGGCTTGCATCAGCGAGTCTACGCTTTAGAAATGTCCGAAAGGATATGTTGACTACCCTAAGTGCTTCGAGCACTCCGTTATAAGCGAATAGATAGTTACCGTGCGGCGTTAATCCTAACTGCACGCTCTAAGGCAACACATCAAAGAAATCTGAGGTAAAGACAACAGGTGTGGCTGCATTAAACCGCTTATAACTTTGGGGAAGGATTAGCTTCTTCGGAAGTAACTCCTCTTCGGAGGAGAGGACAGCTTATCATTAGCTGTCACACAAATAGAAAGGAGCATGGTATCATGCAATATGTGTATGTGCTTAACAAACACGGCGAACCTTTGATGCCGTGCTCTCCACGCAAGGCTCGCTTATTGTTAAAGCAGAAGAAAGCATGCGTTGTAAAACGCACACCGTTTACAATCAAGCTCCTGTATGGAAGTACAGGATACAAACAACCTATTACTTTGGGCGTAGATGCAGGCAGCAAACATATTGGCATATCTGCTGCCACTGAAAAGTACGAGCTCTATTGCGAAGAGGCAACTCCACGCAATGATGTGGTTGATTTGCTTTCTGCACGCCGTGCTTTCAGACGCAGCAGGCGAAACCGCAAAACCCGTTACCGTGCGCCGCGTTTCAACAACAGAGTGCATAGCAAGCATAAGGGCTGGTTAGCGCCATCAGTGGAGGTCAAGATTCAAGAACACATTACGCTTATCAAGCGAGTATGTCGTATTTTGCCGGTTACGTTCGTCAGAGTAGAAACAGCAGAGTTTGACACACAACGTCTAAAAGCAATGCTGGAAGGTAAACCTCTGCCGGTAGGCACAGACTATCAGCTTGGTGAAATGTACGATGAGTACAATGTACGCCAGTATGTGTTAAAGCGTGACAATTATACGTGCCAATGCTGCGGTGCGCATCCAACAAAAACAAAAGCTGTAAAGCTGCATGTGCATCATATCGAGACCCGTAGAACAGGTGGCAATGCGCCAAACAACCTTATCACGCTATGCACAGCTTGCCATAAAGCTCTACACGCTGGAAAAGTAACACTTGACGGCAAAAAACGTGGCAGGTCTCTCAAAGATGCAGCTTTTATGGGGGTTATGCGTAAGACACTTATGGAACGCTTGCTTAAAGAGCTGAAGATTCCGGTACAAGGGACTTATGGCTACATAACCAAGTACTTGCGTGAGAAGCATAGTATTCCTAAAAGTCACACCAACGATGCACGCTGCATTAGCAAGAACCCATTGGCCATACCTTGCGATACTTGCTACTACACGAAGGCTATACGCCACCATAACAGACAGCTGCACAAAGCAACTATCCTAAAAGGTGGTATACGCAAGGCTAATCAAGCTCCGTACACCGTAAAGGGTTATCGTCTTTGGGACAAAGTATCCTATAATGGCTCAGAATGCTTTATCACAGGCAGACGAACTTCTGGATACTTCGCTCTTAAAAAATTGGACGGTACTGTTGTTTCTAATAGCGCGTCCTACAAAAAAATGCGGCTACTAGAAGTCGCAACAAATTATATTACAGAAAGAATGTGAAGGAACAATTCCTCCCATGACTGAAGTCACGGGTATCCTTGCCCAGCTCAATGAATAATATCTGACTCGTATCTTTGCGGTCGCTCCTTTTGGAGCGGCCGCCTTTTTTGTTTTCAGTTTCCTTGCGCAAATGTGCGAGTCTCATAAAATGAAAATTAGGGAGGTGCTGTTTTGAAAATTCAGAGAATCATGCCTGCAACTACTCATTCCATGAAAGACGCGTTACCGCTTGGGACTATCCTGACGGTGAAAAATGTTGCAGACCAGAAATATATTGTGGTCGGCTATGACACAAGTTCTGTTCCGCACAACTACTATGCGGTTCCCTGGCCGCAAGGGTACATGGGTGAAGAAAATATGTACTTGGTAGGATTTGATGATATTGCGAAAGTTCTGTGTCGCGGCGGAATCAATGAGGAATCCAGAGTTTTCTTGCAGGCACTGGATGATGTGTTGAACGGGAGGTGACACGGTGACGGTAAAAGAGCTGAAGCATATGCTTGAGAACGCAGACGACAACGCTATCGTCGTTGTACAAAACAACTGGGCTCCGGCAGAATTCCTGAATGCCTCTGCTCGGAAGATGGTGCTTGTAAAAGCAAATGGCAAACTTATGACGCCGAAATGGGCCGAAGCGAACGGATATATCTGTGAAGGTCCGGCTGTATCGGCAATTTTATTCGATTAGGTGGTGAAAAAATGTCTGACAAGAAAGTGGCTGCGCAAGCATCCGATGGGCCCTGGGAACGCGAAACCATCATCACGTTCAACGATGCAGAGAAGAAAGCGTCTTACTACACCTGCAATAAAGTTCGTATGGCACAGCTGAAAGAGCTTGCCAAAGAGTATCCTGATGCTGTTAAAATTACGCGAAACAAGGATTGGTGTGTAGAAGTGGATTTGCCCAAGAAATGGGTCAAAATCAAGCCGCCTCGCAAACTGACCGAAGAGCAATATGCGGAACTGGTCAGACGCGGCAAAGAACTTGCAGAACGGCAGCGGCAGCTAAAAAACGAAACGAAGAAATAAACCGGCTTCATATGCCGGAAGAGGAGAATATAAAATGTACAATTCTTACAGCGCATTGAATCTTTTGGGCGGTATGCTCTATACGATGATTCTTCTGGTGATAGCGTATTTTGTGCTCAAAATCGTCGCCAATTGGAAAATTTTTGAGAAGGCCGGGCAGCCTGGCTGGGCATCCATCGTCCCGTTCTACAGCAACTACATCGAATTCAACATTTACTGGGGGAACGGCTGGTTGTTTCTGATTCCGGTCGTGCTGAGCCTTTTGTCTGGCATTCCGCTGCTCGGCAATCTGTTCCTGGTTGTTGCTCTCATCATCGGTGCTATTACCAACTACAAGAAAGCTGTTGCGTTCGGTGAAGGTATTGGTTTCACGATTGGTCTTTGCCTTCTGAATCCGGTGTTCAACATGATTCTTGCTTTCGGCCATTATGAGTATCACGGTATCCCGCAGGATGGCTATTCCTATTCTCAGCTCAAGACTAAATATGAGGAAAAGAAAGCCGAACAGCAGAACAACCCCAGTGCCGTTCAGTACCAGGCCCCCGAAACTCCCAAAGAGCCGAGCCAGAATGTTCAGTATCAGACTCCGAATGCTCCTGCTGAAGTCAAGACCCAGCCGACTCAGCAAAATCAAAATCAGGACAATGGCTGATATTATTTGGGTCGTTGTGTTTCTCTGCGTTCTCATCGCGTCCTGCTTTGGAATGTACTATTTCCAGGGTGAGAACAAACAAAAATTTGTGTTTTGCTTTTTGCTGGTAGCATTATCTTTTGGAGTTCTTGCGTTTCGACTCCTGGATATTGCCTACACAATGATAAACGCAGCTGTCAAAGCCGCACAATGACCTTTTTGCAATTCTCAAACTGTTTTTTGGCAGACCTTCCAACCGAGGGCCTGCCCTTTTTATTGTTGCCAGGAGGAAAATCTATGAAAATCCGATTCTATACAACCAACAAGGAAGCTATTGTATTCGACCTTGAGGATATTTTGAAGCAGCTCAACATTGAAGAGCAGGTAGCCACTGTCGGCCTTGTCATTGAAAAAGACGAGGCCGAGGTTGAGGCAATCGCTCAGACAATACAAGACGATTATCCGAACATGTATCTCCAGGCAAAAGAATACGGGCGAAATCTGACCTTGGCTTGTGCGGAGCTTCCGAACCCTACTAACCCGGATATTGTAACCTACCTCTATGCGGGCGATGATGCTACGGAAACTGACAGTTGGATTGCGAAAGTGAACAACACAATTCGTGCGCAAGGGGATAACAGTGAACGGCTCATCCATATTGACTCGAATCTCGCTGCCGTGGTAGAAGCAAACGAAACGGAACAAGGATACTATGCTTCCACCGTGGCGCAGCATGACAAGGCTACAAACGAAATGCTGAGTTTTCGACAGATTGCAGAGTCGTTGGAAGCTGTTGGGGATAACTACAAGTACCAGAGTACAAACAATATTCTGACTTCAAGAACCAAAGCGGAAAGGAACTACATTGTCCGGCTTATCAAGATGTATTGCGACGATACCAAATACCTTTCCGGTGCTATGCCGCAAAGTGAGTACCCATTCTGTGTCCAGAACGTTGACGCTCTGAACCAGCGTGATGCGCAGTGGTCCGAAATCAAAGAGTATCTTGCACAGGACGAGAATCACAACAAGCTGGATGTGATTCTTGGCTTCGTTCCGGATGCGGAGAGCGACAAGACTCTAATTCTGCACAGCATTGAAGAAAAAGGGAAGGCCATGTCTGATTCTGAAATCGAAAAAGCATATAATTTGCTGTTTGGTGACTGTAGCAATGAATGAATAATCTTGCGCTTTCGTGCGAGACCCGTATAATTTAGCTTGTACGATAGATACCATCTACTAAGCACACTGTGTGCTCGTACAATTCACACTTCGCTTTAAGGCGGACTTCCCACACCGGGAGGTTCGCCTTTTTGCGTACAAGAAAAAAGGAGTGTTATAATGGATAACGTATGGACAAATCTTGGCAACCGACTCGAAACTGCTTGGAAAAGACCAACAAGGCCCAACTCTAAACGCCCGAAAGACGGTGAAATCATCGACGAAGAGAAATCGGTGCGCTGGAACAGGGAAGAGGCCGTTCGCCGACAGAAAGCCTGGGATGCGGAATGCTCTCGGCTGAAGAAGGCGCAGAATGCAGAAATTGAACACATCTCGGAAGCTATCGAACTTCAAATTCAGGAAGACATCAAAGCCGAAACGAAACGCAGCATTTCCAAAAAGGCTGCAACCATTCTCTGGCAAAAAGCCTACGACCGTGGCCACTCCTATGGTTTCGCTGACATCTACTGTGCCATCGAAGACTACGAGGAGCTGGTTGTTGCCGTATTCACAAACGCTCGTTGAAAGAAAGGAAAATACCATGAAGCTGAATGAATACCTCGCTAAAAATGCCGTCAAGCTGATGATTAAGGGCTCTGGAGAAAAGAATCCTACGCGCCAGACCAATGACCTCGGCATGTACGATTATGTTGAGAACCTTGAAAGCGTCCTCGGCAAAATGGTCTGGATTTGCGATTATCGCGCAAATGCGGACCCGACCAAAAAGCCGATTCGTAACATCAAACCTACCCCGGTTGTTGTAACGGACGCAAAAGAAACGAGCAAAACCATCTATTATTCTCCGGTCTATTTTCGGCCGGTAAATCGGGGTAAGATTTCTTCAACCGTCATTGCCCCATTGGACAACACCGGGTATCGCTGCTGCTCCGGCACTTCCGTCAACATCTTCTACACGAAAGAAGAGTGCGTGAAGTGCTATCGGGAGCAGGTTCGACAGGCAAACGAGATTTATGAGAAAGAGAAGGCTCGCATCATCAAAGAGTTCGACGCTCGCATGCAGATTCTCAATGATTCTCTCACGCCGTTCAACGATGTCCCGCAGAGCGACTACACCGTTGTTGCAAAAATGGATGTTACGAACGATTCTCTCGGATACAATGAGAAAAATCGGCATTTTTATCTCGAGACGACCCGAACCATGATTCCGACTCGCTATACCATCGAAATGCTCAAGATGCAGGCACTGATTGGCCTGGTGGATGAACTCCGTGCAAACACCACCTGGCAAAAGGGCATCCCTTTCCGTATCCTTATCAGAACAACAGTTTTCGTGGATGGTATTGAAGATGTCAGCCAGGCCACAACGGAATCTCAAACCATTACCCTTTGATGAACCATGAAGAGCGCACGCCCCGTCTATAGCCGTAAGGCTTAGGTGGGGAGGTTCACAAAAAAACAAAACAATACATATGTGAGGTAAAATGTTATGTCTAACAACATGTCTATTTCTTCCATCAAGGAATATTATAATAATCTCTGCACCAAAGCCAAAGAATGGAGTGCCGCCTACTATGAGCAGGATGCTCCGGTTGTAACGGATGAGGAATACGATTCCGTGATGCACGAGATTCGTGATATCGAAGCGGCACATCCTGAGTTCGTGACCGCTGACAGCCCTACACAGGTTGTTGGCGGCAAGCGTGTTCTCGGTATTCCGGTTGAACACCGTGTACCGATGCTTTCTCTGCTTGATGTGTTTTCCGATGATGAGGTTCGCAGCTTTGTGGATTCGGTGAAAGCTGAATACTCCGATGTGACCTTCTCTGTGGAGCGCAAAATCGACGGTCTGAGCTTGTCTCTTGTCTACGAACGTTCTGACGATGGTCTTGCCTATCTGACCCAGGCTTCGACGCGTGGTGACGGCCATGTCGGTGAGGATGTGACCGCCAATGTCGCAGCCCTCACTTGCCTGCCTCGCAGCATCGAGCTGCCCAAGGGTATCGGCAAAATCGAACTCCGTGGCGAGTGCTATATGTCGGAAAAGGACTTTGAAGCAGCCAATGCAAAGCAGGCGGAAGCGGGGAAGAAGCTCTTTGCGAATCCCCGCAACTGCGCTGCTGGCTCTCTGCGTCAGGCTGACCCGTCTATTGCACGGGAACGCAATCTGCAGGTGTTCGTTTTCAATGTTCAGAGCGTCAACAATGGTGATGCAGCACAGTTCAGCCCGTATCATTGTGACCAGCTGAACTATCTGCGTGACATCTGCGGTTTTAAGACCACCTATTACGCTCATTGCAATGACATTGATAGCATCTTGGCAGCCATTCACGACATTGAGGAAAAACGCTATGATATCGATTACCCGATTGACGGCGCAGTCATCAAAGTCGATGAACTGAGCATTCGCCAGAAGATGGGCGAGCGCACCAAAACCCCGAAATGGGCTATTGCATACAAGTATCCCGCAGAGGAAAAGGGAACTGTCTTGCGCAACATCCAGCTGCAGACGGGTCGTACCGGCCGCGTCACTCCTGTTGCTGTCTTTGACCCTATCCAGCTTGCTGGTACTCGTGTGGAGCGTGCAACGCTCAACAACGCCAACTTCATCAAGACTTTGGATATCCGTATCGGTGACACGATTGTCCTGCACAAATCCGGTGACATCATCCCGAAAATCACGATGGTAGAGCTGGAAAAGCGCCCGACAGACGCTGTGCCTTATGACATGGCGAAGCAGGTCTGCCCCGTTTGCGGTGCGCCTATCGCACCGGTCAACGGTTCTGTGGACCTCTACTGCACCAATGACGCTTGCCCGGCAAAGACCGTGAATCGTGTCATTCACTTTGCCTCGAAACCCTGCATGGACATCAAGGGACTTGGTCCTCAGATGATTCAGGACTTGGTTGACAGCCGGTTCATTGAGAACCCCGTTGACCTGTACTGGCTCTATGAGGAGGAAGGTGAACTGACCAACATGTATGGCGCGAAGATTGCCAAGAAGGTTCTTGCTGCAATCGAAAAGTCCAAGGAGCAGAATGCCGACCGCGTCCTCAAGGGCCTTGGCTACCGTCTCATCGGCGGTCATGTTGCTCGTGCGCTGTTTACTCAGTGCAAGGCTACGAATGGCAACCTTCTGACACTGTCCACGCTCAATGTAGATACCATCAAGGAGTGCAACATTCCCGGTTTCTCTGACGCTATCTATGCTGCGCTCGATGCGATGCTTTCCAGCGCTGAATTTACGCAGGAAGTCAATACCTTGCATGATGCCGGTGTCAATCTTGACTACCATGCTCCGGCAGGTGTCAATGATGAGTCTGCGCCGCTCGCTGGCAAGACATTCGTTATTACCGGTACACTGCCTTCCATGAGCCGCGATGAAGCCAAGACTTATATCGAAGCGCATGGCGGCAAAGTCTCCGGAAGTGTCTCCAAGAAGACGAGCTATCTCGTTGCCGGTGAAGCTGCCGGTTCCAAGCTGGATAAGGCAAATTCGCTGGGCGTGCCCGTTCTGAGTGAGGGCGACCTCAAGGCCATGTGCCAGTAAGGAGGTCTTGTGGTATGTATGACTTCGACCGCATCGTAAAAGCTGCGGAGTCCTGTGACTTTCACGACGCATTTGCCTCTGACATCAAACGCTGTGAAAATGCTCTTGGCATGGGTGGCCTCATGGCAATCAATGCTGAATGTTGGCTTGATGTCTTGAGCGCCATGCCGGACGCTGAAATCGCAGAGTATGTCCACACTAAGTATAAGCCCGGTCTCTTGAATCCGTTTAAGGGAACGTCCTTGTACATCAAATCTTAACCTCTTGCCGCTTGCCCTTCACAGGGTGAGCGGCTTTTGCTAATATGTGCGAATCGCGTACACTAAAATAATAGAAAGAAGGCATCAATAATGAAATCACATGAAGCTCCTGTTACCGAAAGCATGCAGCAATGTATCGACTATATCAAGCAGAATGAAGATGAAATCGCAGAATATGTGAATTCGCTTTTTCTTGCTCAGAAGGATGTAATTAGAGAGCAGCTTTTGGAGAGTTTGGCAGCAATGCTGAACCCCATTCCCACTCATTATGAATGGCGCAGCAATGATTGCCCGTATGATTATTCTGGTGAATTGTACGAAGATGGAAAGGTATCTTTGGAGCAGACTGTTAGTGAATTTCTCGAGAGCGAATATACTGGTGCAAGCCGCGCAACCTATGTATCTCACTATGGTCTATCATATAACACATATGGGGATAGTCTCTCGGACGACACCCTTGAGATTGGCTGCTCCATTATGACCGATGGAATTAAAGATTTCGTACAGAGGAATGCAGGGATTCCGTGTGAACGATTCTCCCGTGAAGAATTTTTCGACATCAAAACCGAATGTAACGAATTTGACCCGATATACGACGAATGCCGCGCCAGCGATTTCTTTTGGGCTACTGCCGCTGTAGAATTTGCAGGCATTGACAAAATGACTTTGAAAGAAGTTCTCGCCGCAGTATAAATTGTCACGAAAGCCGTTCACCGTTTGGTGGACGGCTTTTTCTTTTTGACATTTTTTGCGATTTCCCGATAATAGTGGAAACACCCAAAACAACGTGAAAACGTGACGATGCCTTGGCTAGTATCACCTCAAACTATACGGTGAAAGCAAATCTGACTCCAGGTGATTGGAGTGGTACAGTATCTTTTGTTTGCTCTGTATCGGAGAACTAAACACAATGTTGCACGACTTTGCACGATGTTGTAACATTCTAAAAAGCCACTAACACGCGTGCAAACTTTTTTCAAAAAAGTTTATACAGCTTCTTGACGGCGTGTGCGACACCCATAAAATAGATAATGTAACAGAGATATCATTGATTTGCCATAGTTCATATACCTCCTGGAAGAAGGACAGATGCCCATATTGGGTTTCTGTCCTTTTTCTTTTTGAGGATTCCCGCAGATTTTCTGCGTTTAATATAGATTCATCCCACGGAATGTGGACTTCTGACAGCCGAAGGAAAGGCTGATTATATAGAATTGCTATGCTAATCAACATAGCACGCGTACACAGCGTCAATGTGTTTATATAAATGTTCCTGCACGCGAACGCCGCGTTAAGAGCGTATTTATATATACCGTATAACAATTACAAACCTTCAAGGAGGACTTTACCATGATTCGAAACATAATTTAGCGAGTAGACGCCATCATCAGCAGCCACGAAGCCAAAGCCAAACAATATACAGCTGACTATGGTTCATTCGTTCACGGTCTAATTAAGACCTAGCTGAGCAAAGATGGTGTGATACTCGCGCTCCTGCTGGAGCAAGTGAAACTGACCGATGCCGCGAAATTTCTGCTGCTTTTGGCAGTAGTATCAATCGCTGGCGCATTTCTTGTCAAGAAAGTCTTCAAAAATTACAGCCACATCAAAGGATTGGCCGAAGACTTTCTGAAATCAGCTGACGTTTTCGGAGCTGTCAAAGAAGCGATTTCTGATATCGCCAGCGGCTCCTGCAAAACAAACAACAAAAAAGAATAATAACATCCCCGATATATGGGGCTCACATTGCTGTGGAGATAAATTCGAGAGCAGCACGGCAGCCCCACGTTACGGGGTTATATTATGGCTAAGAAGAATAACAACGTCACTTTCAACGTCGGCATCACCAACCATTACTTTGACGCTATTTCGCGCCAGAAGTTACCCATGAGCGATGCCGCTTGTGAACCGGTTGATAATGCCATCTCTAATTGCAAAGATGCCATTAACATCTTGGTCGCGATTGTGAAAGGCCATGCCAAAAACCTAATCGGTGTGGTTATTGCCGACTGGGGCAATGGTATGTCTAAGGAAAAGCTGCCGGAAAACCTACAGTTTGGCAACGGCCACAGCAATGAGGGCCCGCTGTGCATCCATGGCGTTGGCCTGAATAATTTCATTTTGGTTGCCACCCGCAACAAGTATCCCTGGTTCATCGCTTCCAAGCAGCCTGGAGAGGACAGCTATCACCGCGTTGACGGCCCGTTCGCCACGACCATGACGATGTCCGAGCAGGAAGAGATTCCTATGGCAGATGTCGTTATGCGTGAGCAGTTTAAGGCTCTTGGCGCTCCTTCTACCATCATCTATGTGGAGATGGACAAGGCTACCGCCAGCACCATGCTGACCAAGAACGGCAGCTGCGCTGAGAGCCGGGTCACCAGCCTGAACGTGCTGCGTACCTGCCTGGCTGAGCACTTTGGTGTCAAGTACCGCAATTACTTGGCACCTGACGCTACCGGCGTTGCTCCCGCCCGTATCCTGATTCCTGATTTCCATATGGCGAATGGCAAGACGTGCGATGTGCTCGTCAAGCCCATTTTCCAGCCGTATAAGGAGAAGCAGAAGGAAAAGAACTTCACTGTTGACTATGATGGGTACGAGATTCCTGTCAAGGTTGAGTGTGGTCAGCTGGATACGGATGCGACCAAAGGTGTTGTTACTGGTGGCTATGACTTGAAGCATTTCTACCAGAACAACATGCTTACGCAGGGCTTGGATATCCAGCTCGGCGAGCGTGTTATCGCCACCGCTCAGTTTGATACCATCTGGGACAAGGCTCGTCACCCGGCCTTCAACGCTTTCACCGGCGTTGTTGCTGTTGATATTTCCGGTCTGCCGCGTGGGTTCTTGAATACCCTCGCCAACAAGTCGGATATCGACCTGAGCGACAAGGGATGGCGTAAAATTTTCGACGCTATTGCCGAAAACGTGAAGCCTCTCGAAAGCGAGCCTCTCACTCTTGAGAAATATGCGCAGGATTTTGCAAATCGGCTGGTTGCAGACACCGGGAATGAAGTTGAACTCCAGTTCCCTCTGTACGCAAACCGGACTCGTATCGACGTTCTGGAACATATCGACGAGTCCCACTGCAAGATTTATGACTTCATGAGCGGCGTTGCTACTTTGAAGTCTGTAACCGAGCTGCGGACTCATTGGGATGGCATGGTTGCACAGGGCATTCAGCCTGTTTCGGCTGTGATGTTCTGCAATAAGCGCGGTCCTATGCTCAAACATACCTGCGACGAGATGAATACTCTCGTGCAGGCTATGAATGACGAGGACTTCTACATGACCCTCGAAGCTGCTGGTGGTGATGCATCTAAGATGCCGCACTACAACTTCGATGTTATTCTTGACCAGAATATCCCCGTGAAGAAATAACATCACTTGCCGTCATCCGAAAGGGTGGCGGCATTTTTTTGTTGAGCCATTGCTCAAACATCGAGATTCCTCATGTGGGATATAGCGTTTTGTACAGATATATGCTATAATTGGCACAAAAAGGAGGAACCGACATGGCAGAAAATAATAACAACGGTGGCAAAAACACTAATATCATCACCAAAATCAACGATACCATTTCCAAAGTCCTGGGCGATTTCCCGCCCGTTGTTCAGACAATCGCAAAAATCGTTGTCTTCGGTGGGCTCATCCTGCTTATCGCCAAAGCCATCGGCTATATTTTCCCGGTTATTGTGAACGTTCTTTTCAACCTCTTAGTCAAAATCGTTGGCTTCTGCATTCTGGCAGCCTTTCTTTACGGCTGCTGGTACGAGGTAAAACTGCAAATGACTCGCGATGAAAACTCCTTCCTACTGAATGAACGTCTCAAGTATCAGAAAAAAGAATACGAGGAACGTGAGCACAGAAGACAAGAACGAGATAACAGACGATAATACATAATCATAAATAGGCTGTCCAGCTTCGGTTGGGCAGCTTTTTTTATTTTCCTGTTGCAGGCTCTTGCGAATTGTATACCATAAAAAGTATGAAAGGAGTTTATCATGAAAACACTTGAATCCTTTTTTAGCAGAACTGCACAGTTTGGCTTGCTCATTTATCTGACCGGCTGCTTTGGCCTGTTGATTGTTTTAGGCGCTGCAGTCGCAAAATGGTTTAAACTCATCGACGTAATTCAATATATTGCCTTTGCTTTTGGACTTGGACTCCTCACTTTGCTTATCGGCGTGGTGGGTCTCTCACTCCTCGGCATTAGGCAAAACCGCAAACATAAGGAGGTAAAACGCGCATGAGTAAAAAGATTATCAATATCACCGCAGCTGCCATGGCACTCGCCGTGACACTTTCCGGCTGCGCCACAGCTGTGGTTCAGGAACGGAAAGACCAGGCAGCCGCAGCAGCAAGCGCAGAAGCAGCACAGGCTGCCGTCACAGCAACACCGGAACCGACAGCAGAACCGACCCCGGAACCCATCAATGCCTGGTCTTTGTTGTCGAATCTCCCGGATTTCACGCCCGGCACGCTGGACAATCCTGACACTACCTGGCCGGACGGTATTCCGATGGGGCAGAGTCCTTTGTCTTACGATGACGGCAGCAAGTTCTATTCGCTGCGCAGCGTTGATACCGGCAAGACACTGGATATCACGGACGTTGCATTACAGGATGTACGGGATTTGCCTGTAAAGGGATATCTGAAATTGAACGAACTTGAAAACGGTGATACAGTCATTGGTGAAATCAATGCAGAATCCACAGGCGAAGGCGTAGAAAAGGAAATCAGTGATTTTTCCATTCACACTGCCAGCAAGGATGACGGCTGTGACTATTATCCGATTGGATATAACGGCGGCTCACTGACCTTGATGCTGGACGGTCGTGCAGCCAATGACGACGGTATCGATATTGGTGATGCGTTCCTTGACGGTCTCTATTATTCGTCTGTCACCCCGGATAAACTCGAAGGCTATCCGACCGACGGAGAGCCGGAGGAACAGTTCAACTTCCTGTATGGTTTGTTTGGCAATCCGTCCGGTCTCTACTGGACAAACAACGATTCTGTCGCTTTCAATTCCAGCAAGCAGTATCGTACCTTTGAAGATTTCCGAGATGCAGATTATGATGTTGAAATTGGCGGCAAGAACTTCTATCTGGTTTGGAACTATGACGGGTATAGTGTTGTTGCGGCGTGCAACGATACCTTTGACAGCGCTAATGTGAAGGGCACTACGATTCAGGATATCTACTTGTTCCCGAACATGACAGAAACCAAGTACCTCGTCGAAAATTCCGGCAGCCTGATTAGCGGTTATCTGGGTTATGGTGAAGTTCCCGTCATCTTGACTGGTACATACGCATCAGTCAACAGTGATTCGACTGCCGAACAGGATACAAGCGCGGAAGAAAACACCGACGCTGAATCTGGTGACAATTCCACGGCGGACGAAAACGCTGAGTCCAGTTCCGATGATAACAGCGACAGCTCGGAAAATTCAGATTCCTAATTCTTAAAAAATAGTTATTGCGTATTCGTGCGAAACGCATACAATAAAAATTGTATGATAGATAACAGCACATATACGCTATAATTTCACAATTCTGAGAAGCAGACTATCCGTTTGGAGGTCTGCTTTTTTTGTTGGAATTTTGCGGTGCTTTGCTGACGTTTATCGTAACTAATCACTACAAGGAGAAATAAAAAGATGACCGTAACAAACACTGTAACAGAAACAGAACACTTAACTCCCCTGCGTTCCGCTGTAGAGCACATCAACTGGAATACTTTGTACCAGCAGAAAATGGCTCTCGAAGAAGTCTCTGACATGCTCTATGCCAAGAGAAAAGAGGATGACACGTTTGGCAAGGCTTCCGCCTGGCTCGAAAGCGTCATTGCACTCATGGAACGTTTGGGGGATGCAGCAGAAGAGGAAGGAAAGTTTAATTATCCCGAACGGGATGAAAACGACAAGCACCTGGATGATAGGTTCAATCATGTGTTGAATCAGTACCCGGATGTGGATATCTGACCAGTTCATATCAGGAGGACAATGATGCGGATTAACAGCAGCTGTGTGCTTCACAGCACCACGAGTCTCAACGCAAGAGTTCTTCCGCTCATTGGACGGGTCGGAACTCTTGAGCTGTCAAGTGGGCAGCCACTCGTATTCAAAACAACAACACCAAAACAACAAGACGTCCTGCGTACCAGCACAGTAAAAGCTATTGGCTTTGCAGGAAGCAGAATTTTTGTCAAAACCGAAAGAGGAACCCAATACACATTTGAATTTCAGTAACAACCAAGCGGCCACTAATCTCATTTTTTTATAGATTGGCGGCCGCTATTTTTTTATCAATTTGAAAGGAAGTTTTTATCATGAATTTCATCAATGCCGCCACCAAGAAAGAACGCACCCATGTAGAAGAAATTATCAAGTCTCAGCCTGTTATGCCTCATGAAGGCATAACTGCCACTGAGATTGGTATTTGCGGCAAGCAGAATCTTTTCATGGACGTTTATCGCCCGGATAACGATGCCGAAAAGCATCCGATTATCATCAATATCCATGGCGGCGGCTTGATTGCTGGCCGGAAAGAACAGAATCAGAACCTGGCAACCTGGCTCGCTAAGGAAGGCTATCTCACCTTTGTGCCGGATTACCGTCTGGTCCCTGAAACCAACATCTTTGGCCAAATCACTGATGTCATCAATGCGTTTGCTACTGTAGCTGAACGTGCTGAAGATTTCGTTGGTGACTTGAATCAGGTCTTTGTAGTTGCCGACAGCGCTGGCGCATTCCTTGCCTGCATGGCAAGCTCTATTCTCCGCTATCCTGTCAAGATGCAGCCGGTAGAGGACGAACTGGAAGAGAACGTACCCGAGGCAGCCAAGAAGCTCGTCATCAACGCGATGGGCCTGCAGAGCGGTATGTATTACATCTACAAGGGCCAGGTAGGTTTGCTTCAGAACTACTATATGTCTAAGGGCTGGAAGAATCACAGTTATGCTGAGTTCATCAAGCCTGAGACCTATTCCAAACTCATCCCCCCGTGCTATATCTGCACCGGGAAAAAGGACTTTCTCAAGAAACAGACTTTCGGATTTAAGAAGTGCCTCGAAAATGAGCGCGTTCACCACGATTACGGGTTTGTTTCCAAGAAGGAAACCGTTCATGCTTTTGCAGCACTGTATCCTGAATCCGAATCAGCAGTCGGTGTAAACCGCGAGATGATTCGGTTCTTCGACAGTTTCAAAAAATAATAAAACCAAAAAAACAAATAACAAGGAGGCATTTCATAATGACTCACAATGAGTTGGTTCATGACCTCTGCACTCAAGATTCGATTGTGGTGCAGAACTTTGCTGAGCTGATGCGGTTTGTGCTCGACGGCAAAGCGGAAGTTATTTACGACGGTTGGATTAACGTCTATGTTCCTATCTGGTTTGATGCAGACAAAGCATTTGGCCTTGATTTGAACTCAGAAGAAAATGCAGATTGGATTAACATGTACATTGACTGGCATCCGGACGATACCATTCATGCCTATGTATCTTACTGCAACAGTTCTACTGACGACCCCGACTTTACTCTTGAAGTCATCATGAGCCCTCACCACCGGGAATTGTTCAATGCGTATTTCAAAGAACAGTTTAAGGCGGTTTATCACATGAGTGTCGAAGAAGCGTGGGCTAAATTCGGCACCGAATAATATAGTGAGGAGATATATCATGGCACGTAAAGAAATCAAAATTTTCATGGACGCCAAGGAAGCTGCCAGTTTCCTGAAAACTATCGATTGGTCCTGGCTGTTCGGCTTTCTCAGTGAGCGCTATAACGTTTCGCTCAGCCCTCACAAAGAGCTGAAAGACAACGGCGCAGCAATCATCAAGGTCGAATGGCCTGATGAACTGATTGAAAAGTGCGGAATGATGGCTGATGTCTTCTCGTCAGTCAAGCTCGTCACGTTCGATTCGTATTTCAAGGAAATCGTGGAATACGATGAAGATAAGTTCAATGAAGAACGTGAAGCATGGTTTACCAATCCGACAAAGACGTTCAGCTATCTCGATTGCGATGGCGTCGTCAAGGAACGGACTCTTGCGCTGAACATCTCCCTTCGCTATACGCTGTATGACGGAGGCTACAATTTCGCAACGCTGCTCTATGCGGTTTATTCCGATGTGAACGGCTGGACTATCCAAATGGAAAAGGAGTAATGGCAATGGTTGAAATGGCATTCAAAGTAAATCCCGGTTCCGAATTCTACAAAAATTATTTTTCGACAAAGGAGGAAAAAGCGCACTTCGTTGAAATTGCGAAGCAATTCTTCGACAAATATTTTCCCGGTGAGAAATTCTCGTATGTCTTGAATGACCGGTTGACGGTCGAATTGACACCAGAGCTGTTCGCCAAATACGAATCTCAGGTCATGAAACGCCGTGACCCTCACGGTTTTGTCATCTTTAAACAGCGTTCGCCCATGAACTGCCTGTGGGAAGATGAGGTCTGTAAGAACGTGAACGGCAAGAAATTCCTTGCCAACCAGTTCTGGTGGGCCGACTTCAACGGTTCTGGCCGCATCACTACGGAGCTGTGGGATGATGAGCAGGGAAATATCTACGGATATTATTCCTGCGAATATGCAACTCGCAGCACCAAGGTTCCAGACACCGTTACGCAGATTAAGCTGAGTGAATATTACGCGGCTTACGAAGCATACACGGAAGCCAAAAAAGCAACTGCTGACGCCGCTGCTACAGCTTGACGCTGCTTGCGATGCCGGTAAAATTGTGAATGTACGATAGATAACATCTGCGCATTTCAGCGCTCGTACAATTCACAAACTGACACATTAGGCAGACTCATCTTCACGATGGGCCTGCTTTTTTTTGTTTGAAAAGGAGTAAAAAGCATGAACACAAAACGAATCAAAGAACTGGCTGCGCTGACCGATGGTGAACTTGCAAGGAAACTTCTCATCCAGGAGTTTGGCAATGACTCTGAAGCCCATTGGGGAAACAACGCACACGATGAACGTGTGATGGTTACTATCAATCCAGACGGAATCGCTCAAAGGACCTGGGAAGCCGACCATTGGGTTCGCCTTGACGAATTCGACAAAGACGGTTTCTATGCCCGTGAGATTTACGAGGGAAAATGGGTCGATGAGCCATTGCCCAAAAACGTCATTGCACGAAATGTCACAATTGCTGCACCGAAACCTATTCAGCAGGAATCCAAAGACACTGAAATTCTTCGAGCGGCACAAGTCCTGTGCAAGCAGCTGACCGGAGATGACACCTTTGGATGGAATCCTGAGCTTCTTGCACAGATTGCGGATTGCACGGCAGCTTTGCTTGCCACCAACGGAATCAGCTCTCATTTTCCGAGCGCCAATACTGAACCCATCTGCTCTTGGGAAAAGCCGGTCGTCGAATATCAGCGTCCGGATTACGCCCTGGAGTATGGTACTAACTACTAAAACGAGGAGGATATCATGGCAAAAAACTATTTTGGTGTCGTTCTGACCACCAAGGAACACGATAAATATCGTCTTGTAGTATACCGCTACAAGGACCCTGGCATCCTTAATACCTGCCCGATGTGTCAGCTGCTTCGGGCCATTCACAAATTCCAGCAGGAATACGCTGAAATTCACCGCGAACATTGCAGCCGTATCCCGCCTCGCAAGTGGTACGAGCTTGGCAGAGTAATGCCGAGTATCGTTCTGCGGAAATACGGCCTGGAAAAGCATTACGAGATGTCATTTGAGCCGAGTCGCGTGCCTCCAGCTTCTGCGCTGAAGCTCATCCATGGTGCGACCGCTTCTAACTGGAAGCAGTACATCTGGTATGTCGATGGGGACGTGACGATGCTTGGCTAAAGACCATTGCACATTCGTGCGAGACCCATACAATTAGAATTGTACGATAGATACCAGCAATTGAAAAGGTGCTTTGCCTTTCGTACAATTCACATTTCGCTTGAAGGCGAACTTCCAATATCTGGAGGCCCGCCTTTTTGCGTACTTACAAAAAAAGGAGTGTAAATTATGTTTATCATCACAAAAACTTTTACCGATGACGAGGGCCATCTTTTCACAAAGGTAAATCCAAAGCAGTATTCCACTCCCGGAGAAGCATACGATGCTATGCGTGAGGATTACCTCAATGAGCTCAAAAGCCGAGGTCTTGAGGACAACGGCGGTTCCAATGAAGATGGCGAATCCTGCCCTGGCGGATACATCATCAGCGATGAGGCTCAAATCTACGATTTTGCCCAATACACCCCGTATGAACAGCTTCTTCCTGCTGTTTTGTTCGGAGTCCATCGGATTGGTTAAGGAGAATCGCAATGGCTAAAAAGCGTACTATCAAAGAAATTACAAAAATCAACCAAAAGCAAGCAGCACTCGAAGGCTATTCCTACGAAAGGGCCTATCATACCGCCAAGCAGGCAGGGGAACCCTCCTACCGATTTGCTGTCGGCGACAAGGTACAGGTAGGTTATCTTCTGAACTGTGTTGTTGATGAGATTCTGGAAGACGGGCACATGTACCTTATCCGCAGTGGTGCAAATTGTGACGACTATTCCTGCTGGGCCTGGACAAGTGTTCGCCCACTGGATAATGGCAATAGCACGCATTTTGCCAAACGCAATTCTGCACTGTTCCGCCTGCACTACTCAAACCGCAGCATGTACTCTCTGCTCAGCTTCCAATACCTGTTCGGCGTTGATTTCAACCCTGATTATCAGCGTGGTTCTGTTTGGGGTGATGAGGACAGGGAAAAGCTGTTGGACAGCATCTTTATGGGTCGCGAGATTGGTCGTTTCGTCTTTAAGCAGCTGCCATTCACTCGCACAAGCAACGATGGCAACTACTATGAAATCGTTGATGGCAAGCAGCGTATGTTGACCCTGCTTGCTTTTTACGAGAACCGATTCCCGTACAAAGGCGTATTTTACAACGACCTTTCCGCACAGGACAAGAACTGGTTTATGGATGCCTCCATTGGCGTTGCTGAGATTGACCAGAGCGTAACTCGCGCAGAAGTCTTGGAAATTTTCCTTGCCATGAATGAAGGCGGTAAGCCTGTCGCAAAGGAAGTCCTCGACCATGCACGCGAATTGCTAAACGAAGAGAAGGGAGAAGGATTATGATTCCTATGTTCAAGCAAAAGGTCGGTATGACGAAAATTTATGCAAAAGGAATCGCAGAACTCTTTCTTATTCGCTGCAATCCCTATCATTGGGACGGCAGCGGGGAAGTGCCTGACAACATCAGTTTCGATGTGTACAAGCGCAAAATCGATGAAACATACGATGGCTGCACACTCGAAATTCAGCTTTGCAAACCTGATGGTTGTCTTTGCTATGTGGCTTCTGTTCACCTGTATGAAGGCGGATTCTGGACAGGGCACGGCATTGGCTGTTTCGACAAGACTGCGATTTGCAACGACCCTGGTTCTGTCGATGCCTTGACAAGCGCCATCATGCGAGTGTGCATGATATACGAAAATCTCACAAATTTCCGCAAGGTTTTCGTCAAGTGCCTTACCATCAGCCAGAAACGAATGAACGAAATCAAGCAGTATACCGATGACGGCAAAGAGCAGGATGAGATTGAGTTCGAATCCGTTATCTTCGCCGATGGTATGCACATGGATGTTCGCTGCATCCCACGCCACAATGGACCTTCCTGGTGCGAAGCGGCTATTTATCGTGAGGATGAGGATATCGTCACGTCTGAGCCGAGCAACTCGTTCTACAACCATTGGGTTTGCCAGACGGCAAACGCCACCTACCATCTTTATATAGGTATTGCTGACGAATGAAACTTGACGCGCCTTGCGAACAGCATATCATAGAAATTGTACGATAGATACCAGCAATCGAAAGGGCGTTTTGCCTTTCGTACAATTCACAATTTCGCATGAAGAGCGGACTTCCCACATCGGGAGGTCCGCCTTTTTGCGTTATAACAACAAAAGGAGTGTATTTTTATGAAAATGACAATCACAGGCCAAATTGATGGCAAATCCGTGCCAATAACTATTCCGATTGAAAAAGTTATCGAAGCTTTCTGGCCTTACGCCACCAAACCTTCTGCTCTCTCTGTTTCCACTGAGCTTGACGCAGACGGCATCAGTGCTAACTTCATGCTCGGCCAGGAAACGAAGGATTCTTATCCCGGTATCTGGCTCACCAGCAAAAACAGCAATACCGGTCGTGCAGGTTTCTGGTTCTGTTTGGAGCTGCCAAACAGTCGAAGCGCGTGCTTTGGGTGGATGGGTCGTTAACTCACGTTGAACCTCTAACCGACAACTATCTGAAACGCCAAGGCGCTGCCACCGAAAAGCAACTCGATGAGTACGACGCTTGAACTGATACCATAAATTTCCCCACCTAACCAAAAATAACAAATAAGGAGAGTAAAACTATGTATCTCGAAACTATTGATGAAAAAGCGTTCCGTTCTTTTCTTTCTAATCCTGCTATTTCCGTTCTGGACGGTAACGTTCTGGATAAGCACTACAACTCGAATTTCTACCGTTTTGTCCGCGTTCCCCTTTCCGATGGCGAGCATAGTGTCGAGGCATTATTTGGGCAAATGTGCAGTAACTATCCCACCAGCATGAGCAAAAACCATTTTTATGAACAGCATAACCTTGAGTTTATGGCTTATGTTGTGGACCACGAAAAGACCTATGCTGAAAGCTATGAGTTCCTGCGATTGTTTGATGCCACCTCTGCTTACACTGGTCCCCATTCCGCAATGGGTGAGATGACGAAAACGCTGTGGGATTATCTGGAGCAGAAAACAATTCTCGACCCTGACTATCTGAACACGCCCGAATTGCAGAACGAGGCTTATGAAAACGCTGTCAAACAGTATGTCCTGCAAAAGAAAGACACCGCATTTGAAGAAAGCCTTCGTAAATTTCTTGAGCACATTGATGACACCGCGACCATCGAGTTCTTTGCTAATCCTACCGGATGGGCGGAAAGGGTAGTCAATGTCCTCGATAAGAATCTCACTTCTCGCGATGGCACACCTTTCAGCGAAAGCATCGGGAAAAAATTCGTTGCCGTCCAACGTCTTACCCAATCAAGGATGCTGGAGTTCCAGTCCAAGCCACATTGTTGGGAAAGTGAGTGCCGTAGTTTGTTTGCTGCGACTGCAAAAGCAAAAAACATTCGGCTCGTTATTGAAGCCAATGGAAAAGAAATGCAGGTGCAATATCCTGTTTCCAACCTGATTACTTTTGAAATGATTAAGAATAAGGTCATTTCTGCATGGGCTATTGCACCGCGCAAGCTCAGCGATGAGGTGAAAGAATTTCTTGCAGAGAACTGCGCTGGCTACAGTAAATACTGGTCTGATATTCCCATGAAGACTGTCTCTCGCATTGAAAGTGGGCGCAAAGTTCTTTGGGAGAATCCTTACTTTGAGGGAAACAGAAAATAATGATAGCCGTCAGAACAAATTGTGCCGACACTTGATTTGCTTCACCAGAGTCCTGCAGAAATGCGGGGCTCTTTTTTTATTGCCAAAATATGCGATTCGCCTAAAATGAAAGTTGTACGATAGATACCATCTACTTGGCGCGTTTTTTTTGCGTTCGTACAATTCATAATTCTGCAAGCAAAGAGCAGACTCACCGTCTTGGTGGGCCTGCCTTTTTTGTTTGCGCAACTATAAAAAGGAGTGTAAAAAAATGTTTATTGGCTACAAAGACGGTTCTATCATTTTCGGTGGAACCACCAACCAACCCCACGATAACCTTGTCATAACGCTTGACGAGATGGAACAGCTGGCCGCATTCTACCAGCATGAGCAGGACAAAACGGCAGTCAAGAAATACCTCAAAACCGCTATTAACATTCTGGGCTCGGCGGAGATTTCTACAGAGCTCGCCAAGAAGTATCTGTACGACGCCGGGCTGCTCGACCAACTTGTCGAGGAATCGAATCACAGCCAGGAAAATTTCGGCGATAACTTCCTCACATCCATCGCAAAGGGCATCGAGGCGCTGGAAAAGAAGCTCGATGTCAAGAAATGGGAAGGCTTGCCGGAACCCGTTGCCAATCGGATGGCTCACGAGTTCATCGCAGAACGGAATCCTTGCCGTTGGACCGGTTCTGGTGATGCTCCTGACGATGTAGGTTTCGAACCCCTGAACTTTCCGATTGACGACATCTATCCTAAAGGTGATAAGCCAGTGTTGCGTATGCAGCTTATCGGCACAACCTTCCCAAAACTCCATTACGTCTATGAGTGCAGCATCATTGAAAACGGCGTAGACCTCTGGGCTCGCCGGACGCAAGATACTATGACCGCTGGAAGCATCGAAAGCTTGGTGGACACTATCCTGTATGTGGCTCGCGCATATGAGCTGAGCAAGGGCTTTGAGCGAGTGTATGTTCAGCGCTCGACTCTTGACAAGGAGGAATATGACGGAATCATTGCCGGGTTTCGCTATGGTGCAAACTTCGACAAAAACAGCTTCATTTCTGTCAGTGGCTTTTTCCCGGATGACATCGACATGACTATCACTTGGAAGTGTGATGATGACGGCAAAGTATACAATGAGGCTGTCCTTCACAAGAATTCCTCTGAAGAAGTCCTGGCTTATTCCGGCCGCATGTACAAATTCTGCAATCACTACGTCCTGCCGTACAAGGGTGCAGAATATCATGTGATTGTCAATGTCCTTCCTGAACCCCACGTTCTGGAAAAAACCGTTTACATCAGCGAGAAACGTGCCAGAACCATTGAAAAGTATCTTCGCGGCAAAGAGCTGCAGGGGATGGGCGCATCGTTGAGTGAGACGGCTACGTTTCCGGACGGTTTCAGCCTGGATATTCGCTGCTGTGGTACGGAGGACGATTCTTTCGCCGAAGCCATTCTCTACGACTGCGAGGGCGAAGAGGTGGCTCTTACCGAACCCTGTGACGCTTTCACTGGTTGCTGGGAACTGGAAGATGAAACCACTGGCACTACTTATCGTGCCCATGTCATGACAGAGTCTGACTACAACTAATCTTAATCACATTAAGCCGCCTGCCTTCGGGTAGGCGGCTTTTTCTTGTATATCTCGCTTGTAGGAACGTGCGAGCTGCATAAAATAGTATTTGTACGATAGATAACAGCCTATGCCTACTTGGTCGTACAATTTACAATTCTGCAAATAAATGGCAGACTCACCGTCTTGGTGGGCCTGTCTTTTTTTGTTTGCACATCTAAAAAGGAGGAAAATTATGAGTCCTACAAATGATATGAAGGCACGTTTATTCGTCGATATGGATGGCACTCTCGCCGTCTGGAAGCAGGCGGCCTGCTTTGAGGACCTGCTTCAGCCGGGCTATTTCAGAGATTTGCCGCCCTATCAGACGGTTTTGGATGCTGTGAAGATTCTTTGTACCACGAAGCCGGAACTTGATGTGTATGCACTTTCCGCCTATATTCCGGAAAACCAATATGCGGTTTCTGAAAAGAATGCCTGGCTTGACGCTTATCTTCCAGAAATTGATTCCGAACACCGCATCTTCGTTGCGTGCGGCAGCAGCAAGGCCAGAGCCGCAGCAAACCGCTTGAAGACACCGTGCATCGACAACTCTTTTGTGTTGCTTGACGACTACTCGGTGAATCTTCATGAGTGGAAAGCCAATCGCGGCAGCTGCATTAAGCTCCGCAACGGTATCAACGGCAACGGCGGAACCTGGAAAGGTGAATCTGTCACTCGATTCGATACCGCCGAAAACATCGCAGACCGTATTTGGAGTATCATCAAAAAACAAATGCAATGAGCTAAAGGAGAAATACTATGTTTCCAAATATCAAAATTGTCGAAGCCATCCGCAAAGAATACCCCGCTGGAACGCGGGTTCGGCTTGTCAAAATGGATGACATCCAGGCACCACCTCTTGGTACAGAAGGTACGGTTGTTGGTGTCGATGATACCGGCAGTCTCCTGATGCACTGGGACAATGGTTCGCATTTGAACATTGTTTATGGTTCGGATGAGGTTGAGAAAGTCTGACAAGCAGACTTGCTCAAACGTGCGATTCCACTAAAATTGAAATTGTACGATAGATAACAGCCCTATGGCCGAAATGCGTACAATTTACAATTCTGCAAGACAATCAGCAGACTCACTATCTCGGTGGGCCTGCTTTTTGCTTTCAAACAATAAAAGGAGAAATAATTATGTATTGCATTCAGTATGACGAAATCTGCAAAAAGCACAATTTTGAGCTGAAACACGATGCCCTTGGTGAACGCGTAACCCTCGAGTACCCAGCCGATTCTGTCCCGAAAGATACCCTTCGTCTTTTTCAAAATCATCTTCCTGAGGGAGTATCGGCTATGGCTGAAAAGTACAGCAGCGACCGTTTTGCCATGTTCATGTACAATGCTGCAGCGGCAGCAGGGAACACCATCAGTCTTACTGAGACCCTGGAGAAAAACAAAAAGGTTTCCGCAGCTCTCTCTGATTTGGCGGACGACCTGAAACAGGCAGAGCTGGAAGCCAAGACTTGGGTTTGCACCGACCCTGATACATGCCAGTGGCGACGTCAGGTTGGCGGAACCCGATACGAACTATACGACATTTTCGAAGCTCCAAATGGCACCTATTTTGTCGTACACGGTGAAGTAGACCCGACCGAGCTTGACCCGGATGACTACGACCAGCTGCTGGAGGCATATTCCGGTTTGCTGGACTCTGCCAACTGTGAAAGCGAACGCTGGGCATTGATTGCTGAGGCGCAGTTTGAGACAGAAGAACTCTCGATGGAGCGCGAACGCTTTTCAACTTTTGAAGGAGCCGAAAGGGCAATTTGGAAAAAGGTTGGGGCTGACGTTTCAGATGAGAATTCTGCGACCGAAACCCGCCTTGATGCGATTCGGAAACTCGATAAGTTTCATCTTGCCGTCTTTCTGAACGATGTTCACAGCGGTGCAAAAGACTTTCCTTCCAACAACATGAGCTGGTGTGACTGGCTCAATAAGCCTGATGATGGTCATTTGTTGGATGTGAAGACTGCTCGATGAAACAAGTATGCGTTAGAGCTGATGATAGCCAAACCATCACTGCTATATATGAATTTCTGCACGACTTGGATAATGAGTATAGCAATTTTAGTAAATGGTACTATAGTACAGTCGTTCCCGAATTGGCAAGTGAAAATCGGATAATTTATACTGTTCTGGACGATGGGAAAATAGTTGCCGTTCTAATACTAAAAGATTCTGATGAAAAGAAGATTTGTACATTAAGAGTAGCTGAACATTACCGATGCCAAGGGATTGCTACAAAATTGCTAAAAATCGCACATCAGGCATTACAATGTACAAATCCACTCATTACCGTTTCATCAATTCATATCAACGAATTTGAATTTCTGCTAAAGAAAAACGGCTTTACCCTTTATAAAAAATACGAAAACTACTACAAGCAAGGAATTGTAGAATATGCTTTTAACGGCTTATTGCCTGAAAAGCAAAACGATTGCCGCTTGTCGCAAAATGTGGTATAATAGTAAAGAGGTGATACCATGAAAATTTACACTCTGATTGGCGGCGTGAATGGCGCAGGAAAATCCAGCTTAACCGGTTCTTTGCGTTCTGAGCGTAACGATTTCGGCATTGTGGTTGACCCCGACAAACTAACCATTCAGTGTGGCGGTGACGAATACGAAGGCGGCAAACTCGCTGTTGAGCGTATCGAGCGTGCCTTAATGGACGGTGTGAATTTCACACAAGAGACGACGCTTTCCGGTGGATATCCCAAGCGGCTTTGCAAACGTGCAAAAGAAGCTGGATATTATATTCGTCTGTACTATGTCGGTCTTGATACCGCCGAAGAAAGTATTCGACGAATTCGAAACCGTGTAGAGCGTGGGGGGCATGATATTCCCACTAAGGATGTCAACGCCCGTTTTTCTCACCGTTTTGAGGATGTCCTCAAAATTTTGCCATACTGCGATGAAGCTAAGTTTTTCGATAATGACAATGGATTTGTACTTGTTGCAGAATATCGCAACGGGCAGCTTCTTCCTATTGGAACATATCGACCAACTTGGCTCAGTCAACTTCTGAATCAAGCCCAATAACATTTTTGCCGTTCATCTTCGGATGAGCGGCATTTTTTGCTTGCCATACTTTGCGAATGGCATAGAATAGTTATTGTACGATAGATACCAACTTGTGCAGCACTTTCGCTGCCGTACAATTCACAACCTGCAAGCATCGAGCAGACTTGTCCTTTATGGATGAGTCTGCTTTTTTTGTTTTGCAAACCGAGAAAGGAAAATGTCATATGACTATCAGCAAGATTACCAAAAAGAATTTCAGTATCTTTCTCAAAACCGAAGTTCAGATTATTGATGGCGACATCATTTCTGACTCTGGAAAGAACAAAGGGCATTATTATTTTGTGAAAATACCCATCAGTGAAAAGGTATGCGCTTTGTACGGGCAGAAGTTCCGGCGCAACGAACTGCTAAATTACCGGAAGGAGCTCATTTACTTCGGCCTTGTTTCTAAGGAGGGTGACGTAGCCTTCTATTCGTGTAATTACGCCAACCTGTTCCTGGATTGTTATTCCGGGAGTGCAGACAAGGAAACTTATCTGAAAATGGCTGAGTTGTTGTACGAAAAGCTGTGCGAAATGAACCCTGAAACGGAAGTGGAAACGCACAACCCTTACTATATTGCCATCGCGCAAAAGATTGCTTTCCAGCGGGCTGTCTGCGGGAATAGCAACTATAAGAACGCTCTGATGTATCTGGCGGAAGTTGCTCAGGCACCTCTGCCGCGAGCATATGATAATCAACCTAGCTTCGACCTTTTCATTCATTATCTGGAATCTCCTGAAGACTGGGCAGATTATGCTATCGATACGATTGACAAGTTCTATGTCGATGGCAAATATCCAGCATTCAGCGCAAGCGTAGGCCGAGATGCCGTAAGTGTTGAACGCATGGCACGGCGGTACATTGCCAAATACAATGAACCTGGAAGCAAAGAGAACGCTTACAAGAAAATGTTCTCTGCTTTTGGTGACGCGCTAACCGTGCGTTTGAAACTCGAAATTGACGGCGACATGAAGAAGGTTCTGTATCCGGCAGCTGAAATAGCCTGTCCGCAGACAGTTGAGAAAGATTCCGTGCCTACGGAATATATTTATCCTCTGCGTATGCGGAAAGAAGTAGAGAAATTCCTTGCAAAACATGGTTTGTCGAATGACAGGATTCCCATTGGTTGTGTCAAGGCAATCTATTATGGGAACCAGACATTCTGGAAAATTTCTGAGCCTAGAGCAGATACACAGTGAAGCTGTACCATTTGACCCTTTGCACCGTGCATGAGCCAACAGCGATAATCCCACAAACGTCAAATTTATAAAGAAGATTCTCTGAAAGAATCCAAAACCCAAAAATCAAGAGAGGAGTCCATCATGCTTCTTGTACTATATCCTATAATGATAGTCTTTTCGGTAATTCTTGTTTTGCGTGAAAAATTTTCGGCAAAGGAAACAGTCAAGCTTATCATCGAACTTGTAACAATAACCACGAGCCTTTTCATAGGTGCGCATCTGATGTACAGCATGAATCTAATCACAGCATTCGTCGGATTTTATATCCTTGTAATGACTGACGCAGCTTCGATAATTTCCTGCGACAACCCATCGAAAAAGAAAATGCTAAAACAGATTGTAATCACCGCCATAATTTTCGCCATACTTCTTGTGCTTGCGTATTTTATGGTAAACTAATTTTGTAATTTTGGGAGGAAAAATATCATGGCAAACAATATCAACCGTGAGGGGTTCAAAACGTTCCTCGAATTCGGCGCTCCTTCATTTGAAGGCAATATCATTCTTGATTCCGGTGAGCTGTCCGAGTACTACTACCGTTTTATGCGCATTCCGCTCGCCTATGGTGAGCACAAGGTAGATGTTCTGTACGGGCAGCGGTTTTATGGAACCTGGGAAAATAAACCCGTAACATTCAACCAGGAGATACGCTTCCTTTGCCTCGTTGTCGACAATGCCAAAACCGTCAATGAAACACAGGACTTCAAAACGATTTTCTGCCGTTCTTCTTTTACCTCGGATTCTGTCATAGAGGAAATGGCACAGAAGCTGTTCGATATGTTCCGAGAGAATGTGACGGAAGAAGACAAGAAGAAAATTCTCAAGGGCAGTTATTACGACAAGATAGCACGACAGAACGCTTTCTGTCGCATAATAAAGGGGTATAAGAATTATCGCAGCCCTATTGACAGCATTGTCGATGAGATTGGAAAAGGGTCTTGCTTTGGCCTGACATCCACAAATGCCGATGAACTGGTAGTGGATTATCTTGCTAATCCCACCGGCTGGGCTGAACGGACGATGAAGAGAATCATGAAAGCGAACCTTAAGTATTCCGGGCTCCAGTTCTGGATTACATTGGCCGTGACGGAGGAGTTGACGGAAGAGTACGTGAAAAAGTACAGCAATCCCGATACTCCTGAAGGGAAATTCAAATCCTTAACAGACAGCATCAAGAACTATAAGAACGTCCACCTTGGCTTGGACGTCAACGGAGAAATCGACTCTGTCAAGTACCCCGTCGACAGAATTTTCAATCTGGATGCCATGTATGATGGATATCTCGATACATGGAACATTGCTCCGCGTAGTGAAGAGGAACGCATTGAGGAATTTTTAGAGGAAAACGATGCCGCTCTCGAAAACCAGCATAAGATTCCGTTCAAGTATATTTCGGATATCCATTACGGAAAGAAAGTGGTCTGGAGGAATCCGAATTTCGAAAACTAACAACTAACAAAGCCGCCCACGACACATTTCAGTGGGCGGCTTTGTTAGATAGGAAAAACCCGATGTCCGAGGCAAACAAAAAAAAGGAATAAGGTAGCCGACAGGCTATCTTGCTAATTTTACTGAATCACGCAGAACGAACCCGCAATTGATACTTGGTCGTACGGACAGAACCGTGCTATAAAAATCCATTGAGTGAGAATTATTGGAATTCTGCGGGATTTCACGCCCCCTCCTTCAGGTGGGGTAGTTGACGGGGGAAAGCATATCAAACAAAAACAAAAAAGGAGACCACAAAATGTTTATCGTGATTAAGAGCGAACACTATGATTGCACGAACCTTATCTGCAAGAAGGACACACTGGAAGAGGCGGTCACCGCAGTAAAGGACAGCATGGCACAGCGCATAAACAAGAACTATCATGCAGGTCTTACCGGTGCCGATATCACGCACGAGAATGAGGAGCGCTACAGATTCTCTTTCGATTTCGATGAAAACTGCCATGCTGACAACAGCGAGCCCAGAGTACATGCTACCTATGACTTCTGGAAAGGAGACGACGAAGAAAGCGTCGAATGGGCTGTTTTTGAGGTCACGACTGACAAGCCTTTCTTCCTTCTCTCTTATGAGGAATACGAAAGCATCGAGCTCACAGGTTTCTACGACACCTTCGACGAGGCATTCGGGAAAATGAAAGAGTTGATTGCGGAAAGCGTCAACGATGTCTTTGACGAAGATGCCACGGCTGATGATGTCGAGAACATGGAAGACTACAACGTCTTCGTACACTCCAACAAAAACAGCCAAGACAACGGTGCTCCGCTCGCTTTTGCAAGCTTCTGCGACGATTATCCCAACCGTGAATGGACTGTTTTCCACATCTGATATCAGACCCACTCTCAAGCAATTCGTTTAACATTTTTTTGCCGCTCGTCTTCGAATGAGCAGCATTTTTTACTTGCCAAAATGTGCGAAACAAGTAGAATGAGTATTGTACGATAGATACCATTCCAAATCAAAAAGGCTTTCTGCCTTTCGTACAATTCACAATTCTGCTTGAAGGCGGACTTCCCGATTTTGGGAGGTCCGCTTTTTCATGTCAGAAAATGTCAGAAAGGAAGATTTTTCAATGGAAAAAACAGCAATGTGCGAAGCCTATTTTTATTTCGCCTGCACCACGGGCGAAAGCTACGATTTTACCGTCCGCAAAGAATACCCCTCTGACAACGAGGACAGGCTGCTAAATCGGCTCCGGGATTACGCCGAGGCAGAGTTCAACAAGGAATGTAAGCGACTGTTCGGCAGTAAGACAGTGTCTTTCTCTGGCTACTCGGATTACGCCTGTAACCGGGAATGGCTGGATGCGGAAGAATTCACCGCCACCTACAACGGAGAAAAAGTCGTAGTCGAAGAATGCATTCCGTTCTGAAAACAAACCAAGGAAAAATTGTTATTTCGACCCGGAGGAAGATAAGCGCAATGGCGAGGCGAATTCTCTGACGGGATACTACTATGTCAAAATCAAAAACGGAGGAAAACCAAATGAAGGTAAAAAGAATGATTAAGTCTGACGTTTCCACTTTCAAGGTTGGAGATATTATCAAGGTTAAACTCACCGATGGTGAAAAGGCACAGGCTATGGCAGTGCAGCAGGAAGAGGACGGCATGATTTTCTGCCTGGTTGATTGTCTGGCTAAAGAGTACCCGATGAATGAAACTTGTACCAATGAGGGTGGCTATGAAGCGTCCGACCTGCGTAAGAAGCTGAATGGTGAAATCCTTGACCGCTTCCCGGCAGACCTCAAAGCACTCATGGTTCCGTTCGACAACGGTGACCTGCTCCGTCTGCCGACTGAGAAAGAGATTCTCGGAGAGAACTACCACGGTGAGTATGAAAGCCCGTATGTGAAGCAGTGGAAGCCTATGAAGAAACGTAGAAACCGTATGGCGTTCGATGGCAGTAAGAATGAGAACTTGCAGTGGTACTGGCTGATGAACAAGGTCAGAGAATCCGTTTCTGGCTTCTCCGATGGCAGCAGCATCGGTGGCGCGGACTGCGGCAGCGCTTCTTCCTCTGGTGGCGTTCGCCCCGCTTTCAAACTCAAGAACCATTAACGCTTTTTGCACAAACTCTTTTTCTTGACCTTTTGTGCGAACGGCATAGAATAGTATTCGTACGATAGATACTATCCGCATGGACGCTATTTGCGTTCGTACAATTCACAATTCTGCTTTAAGGCGGACTTCCCGATTTTTGGGAGGCCCGCCTTTTTGCATTTATCAGAAAGGAAGATTCTAAATGACCGTTTACGATTACCGAGAAATCACCCTCAAAGATGACTTGTGCCTCGAAATAAGCCGTGACACGGACATCGAAAACCCACGCGAAAATGACTGCAATGCAGCCACTTTCTATTGTCTCAAAAGCCCTCGTCGCAAGATAGGCGACATCATCGACAGTTCCTACTACCTGAACGAAACAAAGCGAACACTTGCGAAAACAGGTGAATATACTATTCTGCCCATTTTTTTCCGCGAACACAGTGGCATTGCACTCCGCACAATTCCGTTTCCTGACATTTGGGATTCTGCCTGCATCGGCTTTGCGGTCGCTAATATCAACGACTTCATGAAGCAGGGAAATTCCGATATGCCCGTATCCCGCTGTGAAGCAATGTCCCGTGCTAAGGACTGCATCCGCAGCGAGCTCGAAGCATACAGCGACTATCTGCAGGGAAATTGCTGGCAATACTGCATCACGGATGAGGACGGCAATGTCGTTGATTCCTGCAGCGGTTTTATCGGCGACGACCTTGAAAAGAACGGTATGCTGAACTACATCTGCGACTACATCGAGAAAAGATAAGGAGAAAAGACGATGAAAGTAAAAAGAATGATTAAGTCTGATGTTTCCACTTTCAAGGTTGGAGATATTATCAAGGTCAGACTCACCGATGACGAAAAGGCACAGGCTATGGCAGTGCAGCAGGAAGAGGACGGCATGGTTTTCTGCCTGGTTGATTGTCTGGCTAAAGAGTACCCGATGAATGAAACCCGTACCAATGAGGGCGGCTATGAAGCGTCCGACCTGCGTAAGAAGTTGAATGGTGAAATCCTTGACCGCTTCCCGGCAGACCTCAAGGCACTCATGGTTCCGTTTGATAACGGTGACTTTCTCCGTATTCCTACTGAAAAGGAAATCCACGGAGAGAACTACTACGGGGAGTACGAAAGTCCGTATGTGACTCAGTGGAAGCCTATGAAGCTGCGTAGAAACCGTATGGCACTTAAGGGCAAGAATGGGAACATGCAGTGGTACTGGGTTCAGAACAAAGTTCGTGAGTCCGCTGCTACCTTTGCTTATGTCTACTCCAACGGCAATGCGGCCTGCTACAACGTTTCTCTCTCTATGGGCGTTCGCCCCGCTTTCAAAATCAGAAGCACCGTTGCGAAAAATCAACGAATCACCCATAGCGACTGACAAAAACCGATACCACTAGCCATCTGCACTCGTTGCGGATGGCTTTTTGCTGTTCGCGCTTGCATTAACGTGCGACTGGCATACAATAGTAATTGTATGCCAGATACCATTTTACTTTGGGCGTTTTTCGCTCGTAAAATTTACAATTCTGCTTTGAGGCGGACTTCCTAATTTTGGGGGTCCGCCTTTTTGCGTCAACAAAAAGAAAGGGGTGTAATAAATTTGCGGAAGGCAGTTTTTGGATTGCGATTGTTTGAATGACTTCGATTTTGCTGCACTGACCGTCTAAAAGGGTGTACTAAACTATATCCGTGACTACATCGAGAAAAGATAAGGAGAAAACACTATGAAAATCACATTAAAAAGCAATAACGGCAAGAGCGTCACCATCCCCATGGAAGACCTAATTCAAAAATACTGGGCAGACGAAAATGACAAGCCCAACCGCATCGAGATGTCTGCCACGGTTAAGGATGAGACCGTTCTTGCCGCCATGACGATTTGCGATGAGAAGGAGGAGAACTACCTGAGTGTTGACCTTGAGAGTCGAAATGAAAAGTTTGACACCGAAGCGCTCTGGTGTTCTCTTGAAGCTCCGAATACGCTGAATCCGTTCGTGACCGGATACTTGTATTCCGGCAACAACGAAACGGAAAGCGATGATTGGCTGGTTCGTATTGTGGACGGCTATCGAGCATCTGATGACGATTCTCCGCGAATCGTTTTCGCGAACAGAAGAACCATCAGCGTTCAGGATTTCCGTGAAGAATCCGAGGGTGAAAACAAGTATAAGTGGTTTGCCGCCACGGAAAAACAGTTCGACAAGCCGTTCAGCTACGCTAATTTCGGAACACGCTTGGAGGAAGCCACGCACGGCTATGTAGAGCGTATTCAATCCCTGATTGTCTCGAAGGATGAGGCTACTGTAAACCGCATTGCGGATATGCTGGATTCCATGGGTTTCGATGCTGTTACCGGATATTTCGACCCCAAGGAAGACGAACGCAACGGCGAGGTGGATTCTCTGACGGGATACTACTACGTCGATATCTAAAAACAACCAATTATAACAAGGAGTACATTAACATGGAACTGAAACTTTCTTCTAATTTCAGCGAAAAACCCGTATCTGTCGTTGTCCCTATCGAGAAAGTTATCGAGGTGTTCTGGCCGAATGACGAGAAACCGCCTATTTCTCTTACCGTATCAACAGTTCTTGGCGCAGACAGTGCCAATGCGGAATTTTCTCTTGGTGAAGAAACCAAAGAGTCCTATCCCGGCATTTGGCTTACGACCGATAATGTTAAAAGCCATCGCCACTGTTCTTGGTTCCGCCTCGAGCTGCCGAACGATACAAACGACATCGTAATGGGTCATCTTTACGCCGGTGATGATGATATGGAGACTGACCAGCCTCTTGCCATCATTGCTGACGGTATTCGTGCTGACGGGGATGAATCAAAACGCATCCTTTGGGTCGATGAAGATGTAACATGCGTTAAATCCATGAATGACGATTATCTGAATCGTCAGAAAGCCATCACCGAAAAGCAACTCAGTGACCTTTCTTCCGGGATTTTTCTTCAAAATTTCGATTATATCGTTTACGGCAAGCGCCTTGCATCCAAATCTGAAAACACTGTGGAGTTCGTGGAAAACACTATCGTTTCCCACAACAAACAGGAGCTCGATGTGGTTGCGAGCGGCATGGAAGCTATGGGGCTTTCGGTCGAGACGGGTTATTACGACCCAGACGACGAGTCCTCCGTTGATGTGCCAAAGCAGCTCGTCGGCTTCCATTACGTCGTTCTGAAGAAAAAGGTCTAACCCATAGGAGGTTTATATGCACTACAAAACTATCACAAAGGAAATCTTCGATTCCTATATCGCAAATGACTCGGATACCGTTCTGGAAGGTGCTGTCACCAACACTTTCGGAAACACTACTTTTTGGCGCTTTGTGCGCGTTCCTTTGGCTAAGGGAGAACATTATGTCGAAGCCCTCTACGCGCAGAGCTCCTTCTCTTTCCCTCTGGCTATGGGCGTGAACCATTTCAGCATTAAGAATGGTCTCGAGTTCATGGCGTTCATCGTTGACCACAAAGAGACCTACTGCAAGTCTGTTGAGTTTGCTCTGCTCTTTGACGATTATAGGCAGGCTAATTCTAACTGGGTCACGGCTGAAATGAGAGAAAAGTTTCTCGCATACATCGAGAAGAACTACACTCCCTCCGCCGAGGTGATGAAGGACAAGAGGTTTCAGTCCTTGACATACGACAACGCCATCAAGCAGTATGTTTATGACCGGAACAACGATACCACTTCGCTCGATGTGATGTTGAAACTTCTGGAGAAATTCGATGATTCTGTTGTCGTTGACTACCTTGCAAACCCCACCGGATGGGAAGAGCGGTTTGCCAAGGTTCTGGAACAGTCTGGAATTTGGGATTCGTTCGCCAAGGAGTTTGCCGAACCTTTTGTGGCATATCTGGTTCAGGCCCGGCAACATCTGGATGCGTTCAGCGCGGACCCTTCTTGCTGGGAAAGCGTCTGTAAGAATCTGATGGCTGCTGTCTAAGACCGCAAAAATGTTCGTCTGAACATTGAAGCTGGCGGCAAGTCGATGCAAGTCGTGTATCCTGCTGTCGGTATTGAGTCCTACGATACGATTAGGACTAAAAGTCTTAGCGGATGGATATTACGACACAAACGGCAACTCATATTCATCTGGTAAATGTAAGTTTGTTGCCAAAAACAAAGGGATTGTTTTTGCATAAATTGGTAGACCACCAATTTTCGTAAGAAATCCCACCAAAAATAATAAATATCCCAATCTAAAACGGAGGAAAACAAAATGAAAGTAAAAGGAATGATTGAGCCTGACGTTCATGCTTCCAAGGTCGGAGACGTCATCGATGTCAAACTCGCAGGTGGTGTAAAGGTGCAGGCTATGGCAGTGCAGCAAGAAGAGGACGGCATGATTTTCTGCTTGGTTGATTGTCTGCCTGGTGAGTACCCGATGAACAGCACCCGTACCAATGAAGGAGGTTACGAAGAGAGTGACCTGCGTAAGAAGCTGAATAGTGAGATTCTGAATCTCTTCCCGGCAGAACTCACGGATATGATGACTCCGTTTGACAACGGTGACCTGCTCCGTCTGCCGACTGAGAAGGAGATTTTCGGTGAGAACTACTACGGTGAGTACGAAAGCCCGTATGTGAAGCAGTGGAAGCCGATGAAGAAGCGCAGAAACCGCATGGCGTTCGATGGAACTAAGGAAGAGAACTTGCAGTGGTACTGGCTGATAAACAAGGTCAGAGAATCCGCTGCTTCCTTCTCCTCTGTCTCCGGCAACGGTTATGCGCACGCCAGCTTCGCTTCTTCCTCTTATGGCGTTCGCCCCGCTTTCAAACTCAAGAACCATTAACGCTTTTTGCACAAACTCTTTTTCTTGACCTTTTGTGCGAACGGCATAAAATAGTATTCGTACAATTTACAATCCTGCTTCGAGGCGGACTTCCCGATTTTGGGAGGTCCGCTTTTTGCGTTCAAAAAAGGAGTGTATTTGAAAATGGTGAACAAAGCAACCAGTACCACTTGTCATTCATGCGACAATCCGTACTTTGTGCGAGCACAAATCATCGCAAAAAGCGCTGGTAGTCCCGCGTATCGGTTCGGAATCGATGAAAGCGTAAGTCTTCCGGGGAACCAGCATGGCTTTGTCAGAGACATACTTGACGGCGGAAAGATATATGTCGTGCAGATGTTCGAATCTACCGAATACCGCTGCTATGCGTGGCTCGATATGAGACCGGAATACGGATACAAAGACATCGGTTCCGTTTACGGGAAACCGAATCCTTACAAGCCGCTTCCGGTCAGCAACTACAATCACACGGTCCGATTTTTGCTGGGTTTTCTGTACTTCTATGATGTTGACATGACGCCTGGCTATCAGAGCCGTTACGCCTGGAATGAGGCTCGAAAGGTCGCATATCTTGCCGATATTTTCGCCGGGAAAAGCGCCGGAGAAATCGTATTTCAGGAAATTCCGTCGTCTGACCCGATGCCAAAGTATCAACTCATCAAAGGAGAGCAGGAAGCCATCACCCTTCGAGAGTTTTACGAGAATCGGCTTTTGTACAAAAAAGCATGCTACAACGACATTCGTGCAGATGATATTTTCTGGTTCAGACAGACCATGTTGCGAATGATTGTCTACAACGCAAAACACGAACCTTCCACCGAGCACGAAGACATTGCGATTATCGGCGGGATTCTTTTCGGAAGATACTAATACAAAAAAGGAGAATATTATGAAAATCCAAAAAATCAACACAGGCATCCTTATCACCAAAACCGCGAAGCAGCCGAGCATGAAAATCGAGTTTTCTCTGGATGAGCTCGATGCGCTTTCGGAGTTCTGCGAGAGATTGCAGGACGAAAAGGATATCAGAGAATACCTCAACACTGCGGTGACTATTCCGGATTCTGCCGAAGTATCGGCTCCCGTTGCTGCCAAGTATCTGCGCGATGCAGCCCTCTTTGAGCAGCTCGTGGACGAAACCAGACGGAATCAGGAAGAAAACCAGAGCGATTTCCTCACTGCCGTCAGCGATGCGGTTTCTTCCATCGAGAAAAGCCGCGATGTCAAAGAATGGCATGGTTTGACGAAGGAGACTGCGGAGCGTTTCGCCCGTGAATTCATGGCAGAACGGAATCCCGGTCGTTGGTCGGGGTTTGGTGAGGTCCCTGAAAGTGTCAGTTTTGACCCCCTCAATTTTCCCATCAATGACATTTATCCCAAAGGCAACAAACCCGCCCTTCGTATGCAGCTTATCAGTGTGACCTATCCCAGCCTTCACAGAGTTTGTGAGTGCAGCATTATCGAGGATGGTGTTGACCTGTGGGCCCGCCGTACGCTGGATTCCATGACAGCCGGAACTGTCGAGGATTTGGTCGAGACTGTTCTGTATGTGGCACGCATGTACGAGAGAAGCAAGTGCTTTGAACGCATCTTTGTGAACCGCATTCAGATGGAGGAGTCGGAATACGATGCTCTTATCCGCCATCTCAATGACCCTGACAGCATCGACGACGAGTATCAAATCAGTGATGTCGTCTTTGCTGCAGACAACACCATTGCTTCCGTCCTTTGGAAAGGAAACAGCAAAGATGGTGTTTCTGGTATGGTAACGCTTGCCATGAACGGCAAGACGGTATACAAGACAAAGAACACCAAGGCATTCTGCAACCATTGGATTCTTCCATACAACGGTGCCGAATACCATGTTCTTGTCGATGTACTTCCAAAGAAAACCGTTCTGGAAGAAACTATATATGTCAACAAACCGTATGCTGAGCGCATTAAGAAGTACCTTCGCGGCGCGGAAGTGCAAGGCGATGGTTCTTCGCTGAGCAAGACTGCGAAATTCTCCGACGGGTTTGAAATGGACATCCGCTGCTGCGGCGGCAAGGACGATTCTTGGACTGAGGCTATCCTGTACGATAATACCGGCAAGGAAGTTGTCGCCACTGAGCCCTGCGATGGCTTTACCGGCTGCTGGGAATTGAAGGACGAAGACACCAACACGGTATATCGCGCCCATGTCATGACAAAATCAAACCTCAACTAACCAATAGCATTCAGCCGTCTGCCTTCGGGTGGGCGGCATTTTTTCTTGCCAAACTATGCGAACGGCATAGAATAGTTATTGTACGATAGATATCATCTACTAAGGCGCAATCCTGCGTTCGTACAATTCATAATCTGCAAACATTCAGGCAGACTCATCTCCGGGTGAGCCTGCTTTTTTGTTTGCGAACGACAAAAAAGGAGCTTTGCAATGAAAACATTTATTCTCGAAAACATCTACATGAGCGATATGTCCGCCCCGTCCGTTTGTTCTACCGACCGGTTCCCCACATTTGAATCGGCTATGGAAGAAGCCCACAAGCAGTTCAAGGAAGAAGCGAAAACTTATCGTAAATCCTACGGGGCTGATAACATCACCACTGAGGAATGCTATCGCGACCTCTATATCAAAGGCCCCGATTTCATCGATTGGTGGACAGTTGTTGAGGTCCCGACTACCGAGGAGGAGAACTAATGAGCACACCAAGCTTTATCGGAGTTCTTTGCAAAGAAGGAATCATCAAGTTCGTCTATTGCCATTCTGATGGCTACCCGTCTTATCTTGGCAAGATGCTTCTTGAGCATTACAACACCCCGGAACTTGCAACAGCACTCGTTGACCTCGGAAGCCTTTCAATGGTTCGTGAGCGTCTTGCCCCGGACGATGGAGAAACGCACGGATTTGATACACCTGTTCGTCACGGTACTAAAGGTGGCATAACAACTGCCTATCATCGGGACAGAGGAGACGACTTGGAAATCGACAGCGTAGTAGTCGATACTCCTGTTGTTTTGAAAAACGCTGAGACTCTATTCCTGAACATTCTCAAAGAGGAAAACATCACCTATGGTTATCTGTACAATATTGCAGATAAACTCTGGTATGCCGCTGATACAGTTCAAGACAACAGCTTCTTTGTTCTGGACGAGAACTTCATTAACGCTCACACTTAACCAAATGGGAAAGAGCCCGCAAACAACAGCAAAACGGCTCTGGAGGATGCTTTTAAGAAGCTGGTCAAACGCGACAGCAAAGGTCGTATCGACTATTCTTACAACGATGGGTTTGACGGTTTTCGGTATGGTCAGGAGCTTCTGTGCTTCTGCGATATCGAGACTGCCGCTCAGCGCCTTAGCATCTGACACCTATACCACAGACCTAAAACCAGTCATACAAAAAGGAGTTCAATACCATGAGTTACGGTTTTGACATGGGCTTTGCGCAGGCGAACAGTTTGCAGGAAGCTATGGCGATTGCGCTGGAATACACGCAATCGCAAATGACCGAAAAGAATGTCAAGAAGAGCATTAGGGACAATCTGTATTATATTCCATCGGTTCGTACCGGATACATTGCTGATGAAGAAAGCAAAACACGCAGGGCTGATGTACTTGCAGACACTGCCGACAGGTATTGGCTCGAAGCACTGTTTACTTTTCGCTTTCTGTATTGGAAAGAACATAAGTTGCTTGGTATCGTCATGATGCCACCTGAAAGTGTAAACGAAAAGTGGCCGCTGAGTGTGTATTTCCAGAATTCATGCGACCAAGATTATCCTCTCTCTGACTGGAAAGAAGGGAACATCCCGTTTTTTGCGAATGCCGCTGCAAAAGCAGAAAACTATACGGCAGAAGAAATCCGTGCAAAGGTTGATTACGAAATCGAAGATGAGGACCTTGAATATTATCGTCGCAGCACTTGCTACAATGACATTTTTGAGACGCTCGCTCTCGAACCGTGGCTGTACAGCCATTGTACGGATGTGCCATTCGTAACTTTTGCTTTGCAGGGGATTCAGAACGAAGCCGAGCGATACCGGTATCTGCAATGGCTGAAAGCCGAAATCCAATAGCTGGTACTTGCCCCAGTGTGCGAACCGCATAAAACAGTAACTGTACGATAGATACTATCTAAAGCACAATTCGTGTTCGTACAATTCACAATCTGCAAACAAGCGGACTTCCCAAATTCTGGGAGGCCCGCTTGTTGTTTTACGACGAAAGGAGTTTTTATGAGCAACCCAAAAAGACCAGTTTCTACGGTCGAAGAGTTTATTAAGGTTTTCCATGAGATGAGCGCCCGATACGGTCGCAGCGAACTCTGGTATGACTACATCGACATGCATACCATTGCACTTGCGAATACCTGTGATTTGCGTTGCAGAGACACAAGAGAGGAACAGTACAATGCCATCGTCCAGAAATACGACGAGAATACGGTACAGCAGTTTGCGGTGCTTACCGCCATCACAATGACCGCGCTCTTGGAAAACCCTGAGCAGGATTTTCTTGGCACCGTTTACCATAATCTCGGATTAAGCAAAAGCCAAGCAGGGCAGTTTTTCACGCCATACAATGTCGGACAGATGATGGCACGCATAAACATGCCGGATTCTCTTGTTCTGGACAAGTCCCGTATCCTGCGGGTGAACGACCCGTGCTGTGGTGCCGGATGCCTGCTTCTGGCGGGGTACAATGTGATGCGCGAACAGTTGGAATCCACTGACCCGGACTGGGACAAGTATGTTCTGTTTGTGGCACAAGACATTGACCCTCTGGTCTGCAAGATGTGCTACATTCAAATGTGCTGTATTGGCGTTCCCGGAGTTGTCGTAGTAGGCAACTCTCTGTTCCCGGACGCAGAGCGGGCACCGACAGATTTTTGGTTCACGCACAAGTATTTTGCTTTGGACGAGAAAGCCTTCGAAAATGCATACCAACAAACAAAGGAGTGATACGAAATGCATATGGTCACCAAAACCTACCAGCTCAGCGATGGCGAGAAGCTGACTGAATTTTATAATTGTATCGACTGGAAGTCGCTGTTTGAGTTCGTCCGACGCTATTACGGTATTGGCGTTGAGCAGCCTCCTGTAACATGCCTCAAACCCAACGGTTGCATTGAGGTGCATTGGCCGGAGAATCTGCGCGATAAATGCGGTCTTTTCGGCCATACATACTGCGAAGTGCATCTGCAGACATTCTCGTCCTGCTGCTTCCACGACATCACCTACGACAAGGACATTGTCGACAAGTACCTCGCTCGTCCGGACTTTTACCGTTTGAATATTTCTTTGGAAAATGACTGCAACGGCACTTCTTCGGATGCTTATACGCAGCTGACATTTTCCCTAAAATACATCGAATTTTCCGGAGGGTACAACTTCGCAAGCCTGTTCAGTGCTGAATACCGTAAAGATACAGGCTGGTATGTTGTTTCCGGAGAAGGCGAAGTTCTCATGGGGGCGAAGAAATAAGAAAAAGATTTGCCGCTCATCTTCGGATGGGCGGCATTTTTTACTTGCCAAAATGTGCGAACCGCCTAGAATGGTATTTGTACGATAGATACCATCTACTAGGCACTTTTTGTGGTCGTACAAAAATTCATAATTTCGTTGAGGCGGACTTTCCGGAGAATCGGGAGGTCTGCCTTTTTGCGTAGAAGGGAGTATTTTTATGTCAACCAGAAAAATCTTATTCCGTGGTCAGACTCGGCGCAAGGGGGAAAAGACCTCCATATCCGGTAAACCTCTGCCTGGCATCTGGGTCGCGGGCGGCGTCTTTCCTCAGAACAAGGGATATGATTACGCGATAATCTACCAGCAGAACCCGAAGATTGAAAAGTACGTTGTACATGCGGACACTATTGGCCAGTATACTGGCATCAACGATTCTCTCGGCAATTTCATCTTTGAAGATGACATCATCACTTTCTGGCTGAAGAATGATGCGACCCGAACATGCCGCAAGGGTGTAGTCGAGTATTCTGAATCGTCGGCCCGTTTTATGGTTCGCGTTTGCGAATCCACGGACGTTGTCATGCTCAAGGATTGCTGCTGCATTCACGTGATTGGGAATGTCTTTGACGGTGAATTCGACAAGAGTGAAAGCGAAATGAAGCAACTTTATACGGAATGCTTGAACCTTGCAAAATTCATTGACGCTATCATGCTCTGCTACAGCCCGGACATCGACGCTCTCAAAGCTGAAAATCTTTCTGATATGGCTGTGCGCTTGCTCGATGGAGTTTCCCGCCGTGACGTTGTCAAGGACTTAGAGGATTTTCGTGACAAGTGGAGGCATTACAACGAACAGACAGCAGCAGAATCTCAAGTGATTCTTGACAAAATTTCTGAGCTGTTCGAAAAGGATGGTGATAGCAAGTCAATAACCCACGACTGAAGTCGCGGGCTTGTGGAAACACGAGTCTGTGATTTCAGCTGTGCCCGAAAGGGTGTGTTGACTACCCTATGCGCATTAAGTTGCGCCTCGTTATAAGCGAATAGATAGTTACCGTGTAGCGTCAATCCTAACTGCACGCTCTAAGGCAACACATCAAAGAAATCTGAGGTAAAGACAACAGGTGTGGCTGCATTAAACCGCTTATAACTTTGGGGAAGGATTAGCTTCTTCGGAAGTAACTCCTCTTCGGAGGAGAGGATAGCTTATCATTAGCTGTCACACAAATAGAAAGGAGCATGGTGTCATGCAATATGTGTATGTGCTTAACAAACACGGCGAGCCTTTGATGCCGTGTTCCCCACGCAAGGCTCGCTTATTGTTAAAGCAGAAGAAAGCATGCGTTGTAAAACGCACGTCGTTTACAATCAAACTCTTGTATGGAAGTACAGGATACAAGCAACCTATTACTTTGGGCGTAGATGCAGGCAGCAAGCATATCGGTATATCTGCTACTACTGAAAAGCACGAGCTCTATCGTGAAGAAGCAACTCCACGCAATGATGTCGTTGATTTGCTTTCTGCACGCCGTGCCTTCAGACGCAGCAGACGAAACCGTAAAACCCGTTATCGTGCGCCACGTTTCAACAACAGGGTACATAGCAAGCACGAAGGCTGGTTGGCACCATCGGTAGAGGTCAAGATTCGGGAACACATTACGCTTATCAAGCGTGTGTGCCGTATCCTGCCTGTTACGCTCGTCAGAGTGGAAACAGCAGAGTTTGATACACAACGTTTGAAAGCAATGCTGGAAGGCAAGCCTCTGCCGGTAGGCACAGACTATCAGCTTGGTGAAATGTACGATGAGTACAATGTACGCCAGTATGTTCTGAAACGCGATAACTATACGTGTCAGTGCTGTGGAGCACATTCTACCAAAACTAAAGACGTAAAGCTGCATGTGCATCATATTGAGACCCGTAGAACAGGTGGCAATGCGCCAAACAACCTTATCACGCTATGCACAGATTGTCACAAAGCGCTTCATGCCGGAAAGGTAACACTTGACGGCAAGAAACGAGGCAAGCCTCTTAAAGATGCGGCTTTTATGGGCGTTATGCGCAAAACGCTTATGGAGCGCCTGCATAAAAAGTTAAAGATTCCTGTACAAGGAACTTATGGTTACATAACCAAGTACTTGCGTGAAAAGAATGGTATCCCTAAAAGCCACACCAACGATGCACGCTGCATTAGCAAAAATCCATTGGCTATACCTTGTGATACTTGCTACTACACAAAAGCGGTGCGTCACCATAACAGACAACTGCATAAAGCAACCATTCTGAAAGGCGGTATACGCAAAGCTAATCAAGCGCCGTACATCGTAAAAGGCTATCGTCTTTGGGACAAGGTATCCTGTAACGGCACAGAATGCTTTATTACAGGCAGACGCACTTCTGGATACTTTGCTCTAAAGAAGTTGGACGGTACTGTTATTTCTAACAGTATATCTTACAAAAAGCTACGGCTATTAGAAGTTGCAACAAATTATATTACAGAAAGAAGGTGAAGGAGCAATTCCTCCCATGACTGAAGTCACGGGTATCCTTGCCCAGCTCAATGACGACCGAAACTGAATACCAAAATGCCGTGAACTACCTCACCAAGCTCCTGAATGGCGGCTTGATGGGGGAGCGAGGCAGTAAACCTTTGCGTATAGCCATCGAGGCTTGTGAGCTGCAAATTCCAAAGCAGCCCATCTCGAAAAGCTGGTCTCCGAACCTCTGCCCACATTGCGATGCGGACTTAGGCGGGGACTGCAACGATGGGTACTACCAGAATCCACATTATGAGCGATGCCCTGTTTGCGGACAAAAACTCAAATACATCTAACCGGCAGGGAGCAATCGTTCCCTGGAAATCATTACCCCGCACAGGCCCCAATGATGCCTGTGCATGATTTTTTCATTTTATAAAACTACCAATATTTTCAAAAGGAGTATGTAAACACATGATTACTTTACCTACTAACCATCCCTATTTCTTCACTTGCCCGTCTTGTGGCTGCAAGCTTATTTCCGTATCCAGCGGTGTAAAGGCTAAACCGCATTGTCCGGAATGTGACTATTCTGCTGATGACGCATTCGTGGTCAAGGACCGCGTCATGAACGAAGCTATGAATGTCATCGCCGATAACGCGGAACTGGCTGAAAATTTTGCCGAAACTATCAAGAACGAAATTGCAAGCGATGATGATGCCTATGCACACATCGGGTTTCATCTAGCAAACGATATCCGGAATCAGAGTCCCGCATCCGAGGTGCTCTTGACCCTTTGCGGCTGGAACATCGACACGCTGCTCGACAAAACGCCTCCCATCGCTATCGAGGACTGACGCCATTGGTACTGTCCAGAACGTCAAAACTTTAGCACAAATACGCCTTGCTGATACGTGCGAATCAGAGATAATAATATTTGTACGATAGATATCATTTGTCTTTGACAAGGTCTCTTGTGCATGTACTATTCACAATTTCGTTGAAGAGCGGACTTCTTGTTATTCAGGAAGCCCGCTTTTTATATTAAATTTTAAGGAGTGTATTATCTATGTCTAACAAAACAAACCAATCCGTTCTGGTCAATGACACCAGCAGCTACTACCTCAAGCAGTATGCAGCTCTGCAGTTCCCGGGCTCCGTTGACAATTTCGGGACCAAGACACCCATTCATCTTTTGCAGCAACAAGAAGAATCTGAGCACAGCGTATCCTTACGTGAAGCTTGCGATTCGGACTATGACCTCGATGGTGCGCAGTTCTTGTTCGAGGGCGCGACTTATGACTCGGTGACAGATTTGGTCAAGGACAATCTGTGCCTTGACGACGAAGAATCGATTCAGGAATACAATGAGCATCCTCGGTTTGACCCGTTCATTTCGTATGAAGAACTGGTTGACAAAAAGAATGCCGACAGGGAAGACATCCGCGATATTCGTGATTCGCACCGTCTCGACACGATGGCCGACTATGTCGATATGTACTCCACGGCAAGCGGGTATGATACAGCAGATGATATCACGGTTCTGCTTCCTTCTTCCTCGTATGAAACCATAGGCATGGCGTTCACACATCAGGCTCTCAAACAGTATGAGAAGTCGATTGACAATCATCTATTCCGCAAACATCGCTGCTATGCGGCGTGCGGAGAAGACTATAGCCGTGAAGCTGGCGACTACTACCCCATCATGAATTTCATTCGTGATGCAGGGGAGCAGCTGCTGATTCAGGACCTCGAGAACTTTGATGTCAAAGTGATGGAGCTTGCTTCCGACGATGAAGTCGCTGACTTTTATTGCGAACATCCTCACGAGTTGTTTCGAACTGCTTATATCAAAGTCTCTGAAAAAGACACCATTGGCAAATGCTATTCTCGTCTGTACGTCTTTTGCTCCGGTCACGAGGAAACCTTCTCTGACGGAAGCAGTTTCCCGGTTTGCGACAGCCATTATGTCAAGGCCGTCAAGGAAGGGAAGGAATACAAAGTTCCTTATCCTTTTGACTGCAACCGTTTCGCCGATGAACTGAACAAAAAGTCCAATGAAAAGGAACGCTTGACACCCGCTCAGCGCCTTTTCTTCTGGACTGAGTACAAAAAACCTATCGAATAACAAAGAGGAGAAATTGCTATGAAAAGCTTTAATGTTGTTGTGACCGTTTCCACTACCATCTGCGTTGATGCCAACACCCCTGAGGATGCCATCAAGAAAGTACAGAAGGCACTTGACGCCAACGATGCTGGGACTGCCATGCAGCTTGGCGAAAACCTGTCGTGTGCTTTGCGCGATGGCGGCTATCAGGTGACTAATGCCGTTGAAGTGGACGAGTAAGGGGAGATGCGATATGACAATCCCTTTAATTCCTTGTCCTTCCTGTAACTTTACGCTCAAGCCTGTCTGGTTCTTAGAAAAGGAGCTGGACAATCACGGCATCCCGACCGGACGCACTCGCAAGGCTTGCAGCTGCTTGCTCTGTGATATGTGCGGATACAAAGAAACAGTAGACGATTCAATCGATGAACCGTACAAATGATTTAAGGAGCAAAAGAAATGATTAGATTTTATATTCAGAATTTAGAGGATTTTGATGAGGCTTGTGAGGCTCTTGACTCCTGCGGTGTTAAATTCGAATTGGACGGTGGCGACCGCATTATGGTTGAAGATGAACTTCGTCAGGATGCGCTCAGTGTCTTCGACGAATATGACATTGATGCTGAGGAGGTCTGAACTATGCTGCGTCCCAACAAAATCAGTCCCCAAAAACCATGCCCATTCTGCGGTGCCTTTCTCGAAAATCAAGCACCCAGCGTCCTCTGGTGCCACCCGCAAAACGGTTGTTTGCTGAGTCTCCGTGCTATCGCCGGAGACGACCAAATTGCTCAGTGGGATACGCGATACGGTGAGACGGCTGGCAAAAGCAATGTAAATTGTGAGGAACGATAATGGCCAGATTTTTCGTTTATAGCACGAAGGAAGCTGCTGTGGCTTTGAAAGAAGCGCATATCCCTTACCGGGTACACGGCGAATGCTGTATATCGGTGAACAATGATGATTACAGCACCGCTGTTGAGGCTTTCTTTCGCAACGATGTAAGTTTTCAACCGGAATAAAGGAGGTATTTCTCATTACAAGATTCTTGGCGTTTGGCCTTGCTGCCGCATGCGCCGCACTTGCTCAGGAAGCGATTCCGTATTCACTTGACTGCCATCGACTGATTCTGGTTGATGAAAGCCATTACTTTGAAACCATTGATATTTTCGATGATTACGACATCGATTTCGATGTTATCGGAAATTTTTGAAAGGAGAACTGTTATGTTTACAAAAGAACTCTATAAAATCACATGTACCCGCAACGGTGAAACCAGCGATATCGGCACTTATTTGCTGAAGCCTGGTCCCGAGGCTCCAATGGACTGCTACCGCAACTTTTTGAACAAAACGGATGTGGCCGTTTCCATCAAAAGCGTACCGGACGGATTTATCGTCACTGATAATTCTGAACCTGACACCAGCTACCACCTGATGTTTATCCCGATGGACGACGATTTCTGGGCCCGCTGCGCGGCTGAGAAAGAAACGAAACAATAATATTTGCCCCTTCATCCCTTTTGGGATGAGGGGGCTTTTTTGTTGACACTGCTTGCGAAAGGCTGATAATAAAAGCTGTACGATAGATACCATCTATAGCGCCATTTGGGCCGTACGAAAAATTCATAATCTCGCACAATGAAGGCAGATTCACTTTCGGGTGAGTCTGCCTTTTTTATTTGCGCGAACACAAGAAAGGAATTAACAACAATGATTGCAAACCTAAAAATCGGTCCGTGCCCTAAGTGTGGAAGCACTACGTTCCATGCGACAGCACACGTCACTCAGACCTGGCTTGTTGATGAGGACGGCGAGTTCATCAAGGCCGAGACCAACTGCGATGAGGTAACTCATTCTCCCGACACTGAGGACTTGTTTGAGTGCTCTAAATGCGGGGCTGAGGTTCCAGCAAAGTATGTGTACAGCGAATGATTCCGCGACTACTTTTGCAAAACCATTCGTACATACCATCGTCAAAAAGCAGGCATGGCCTAACGATTTGTTAGGGTACTTTTTGGAGGGAAATACTATGAAAAATCGTGTACCTGAAGTCTTTTTGTCCGAAATGTTCGGCGAATTGCGCATCATGGAGGATGACAACAAATTCTATTTTTGCGCCGCAGATGTTTGCTCAGCTTTAGGCTACTCAAACCCAAGCCATGAACTGAACATACATTGCCGCCATGATGGCATCAGGGCTGGCAGAGCGGATGTAAACGGCGTTCCCCGCATCATCAAGTTCATCTCGGAAGGCAACGTATATCGTCTAATCTGCCGCTCAAACAAACCCGAAGCGGAAAAGTTTGAGACCTGGGTTTTTGACGAACTCTTGCCCCGGATTCGCCAGACCGGCGGTTATGTAAATGACCCAGTAGTCTTTGTCGATAATTGGCTTCCGAACACGGACGCCAAAACTAAGGTTTTGCTTGTCACTTCGCTGGAAGCTGTCAAGAATCAGGACAACATTATCGGCGTGCAGCAGGAGAGTGTTGAGTTCCATCGCGCAGTGAGTGCATCCGTGAACAGCGTCGATTTCGGCGAGTTTGCAAAATGTCTTGCCAACGACCGTATCAACATCGGCCGCAACCGTCTGATGGCGTGGCTGCGCAAAGAAAAGTATATTGACTCTGCAAATGTTGCTTACCAGCGCTACATCGACCAGGGAATCTTCGAGGTTAAGGAAACGGTGTACTATGTCGGCACCACTTACCATACATCGCGTAAGACGCTGATTACTCCTAAGGGGCAGGTATATTTGGCAAAGAAGGTTTCTAAAGAATACAAAGGCTGATTTTGCTTGACCGCGCTTGCGGAATGAATAAAATCAGTCTTGTACGATGGATACCAGCAAATCCATAGTTATTCACAACCTGTAGCAGAAAGCAGACTCATCTTCGGATGGGCCTGCTTTTTTTGTTTACATGAAAAAGAAAGGAACGATTTCATGAATTTTAACCCTAATAACCAGAACACTCTTCTCACAAAGAAAGTCGCAGCACTATACGAAGCAATGCAGAAGGCTGGTGATAGTGGTCTCGCCTTTATGGTCGTTGACAGTCTCAATAGTCTTGCAAATTATGCCAGTTTTTTGGCTGAACAAGAAATCTTAATTCAGCAAGCTCGTATCACGATGGATGCTGCAAGCTACCGCATTTTTTATCACAGCGTCGATTCTGCCCGTACCAGTTTGCTCGAAAACGCGGCTGCCAATGTCGCTTTACTCAACCGGCTGTGCAAGAAATACAACACAGACCAGATTGCTGGAAATGTGGCAGACGCAATTGAAGCCGAAATGAACTCCGGCAACATGTATTCTCTTGCTAATTCCCCGGCCTACACTGCATTCGCCAAAGAGGTTCTCAACACCTATTATACGACCGGTTCAGCCGGAAGCATCTGTAACAAGTAAATCAATCCAAGCCCTTTACGGGGTCCACATTGCGGTGGAGGCAAAAGCCAAGAGCCGCACGATGACCCCGCGTTAAGGGGAGACGTATGAGTATCAATCTGAATAGCCGCAACAACACCCTCTGCTGCAAGGTCAACGACCTGTACACCGCCCTCATGGCCTCTGAACTGCTGAACGACTGCGTTGATGACGTTGTCGTGATGCTCAAAACCTGTGTTGATTACGTCAACATAGTGTCGAATCAGGAAGTCCAGATACAGCACGCGCGTTTCACGATGGACGGTGAGGAGTTTCGACAGTACGTCATGGAACTCGACCGTCATCGCCGTGCGTTGCACGAAGGGCTGATGGCACGGGTGAACTTTGCCAATCGTCTGTGCGTGAAGCTGAACACACCTGTTCTTGCTGAACGGGTCACGGAAGAGAACCGAGAAACCTATTTTGCTTTCGCAAAAGAGGTGGTCGATTCCTATTTCGGTGAAGCCATGCAGAACGGACGATTGCTCTAGGGCAACATTGTCCCAACCCGTTTTAACACTACAACTATGGAGGTATTTATTATGTCTAATAACAAAGAAATTATCTGCAAACTCATCAAAGCCAAGAACCAGGAGGCCAACAGCTACACAGACCAAACTTGCTACAATGCTGCCTACTGCTACGGCTATGTGGACGGCGCAACTATGGCACTGAACACTTTGAGCGGCGTACCCGAACGCCATAAGTGCTATGCTATCCTGTCCCATTATTCCAATGAAGATATCGGCACGTTTGACTCCGTTGCAATTTGCGGCGGGGTACATATGAGCTTTGAGTCGGCCAAGAAAGCGGCTGATGAAATGCTTGCGGTCGATAAGGAAAATGGGTGCCACGATGACGCCGTTCCGTACACTCTCGACGATTGCAAAGAGTTTGACGACCTTCCTCTGTACATTGCAGGCGAGTGGGTCAAGGACAAATTTGAACACTATCACAACTTTTACGCTGTATTTGAACAGGATGCAGCGCTGTAGAAAACAGAACGCTGGAGGTGCTCTTGTGTTTAAGGTATTAGGCGGCATTGGCCGTTCCGTTCCACTCTACAACGGCAAGGCTCGAATCCTTGTCAAGGCAATTATCCCGGTTGCTTCCAGCTACCTCGCTGATATGCAAAGTGTCTGTGAGGCAAACGGCTGGAAATCCGTTCTGGATGAACGCGGTAACCTGGTCGTCTTGTCTGTTGTGTCAATTGACGCTTACCGGCTTTCCGACAGCACCTTGATGACCGCATATCTGCACTTTGCAGAAACTGCGGCTCAGAAACTTACGGGCTGCAAAAATCGGTATTTGGTCGCTGGTGTTGTGTCTTACGATGCAGCCGCATAAGGAGGTTAACATTATGAAATACCACGGATTTGAATCACCCATCGATTGGTCTCAGTACCTTATCCAGAAAGCAGACAAACACGAATATGAACCGTCTGAGCCGGGGAAGAGAGTCGAGGCTTTACTCGAAAAGCTCTACCTGCCGCAGAACTCCTATTCCTACGCAAAGTTTCCTCAATGGTTTGCGGATTCCTCTGACAAGGGGACAGAAGAGGAACAGGTACGGTATGTGATGAATCATCTCTGCCCGAATCTGTACCACTTTTATAAAAATCCGACGCAGAAAGATTTTCGTCTGGGGCCTGATGTTGTGAACCTCATGGTTCACCAGCATATGTGTGAGAACACACAGGCGACCATTCTGAACGAGGATGGTTCTCTTTTTCAGGATGGGGTTCATGATACTCACGAGGAAATCCTTCTGCTGACGTTGTTCTTTGAACACGAGTTCAACGATATGGATATTCGGTGCGCCCGCGTATCGTATACCTCATCGGACGCTGAAATCAAAGCCTGCTTCCTGCACGCGGTTCATAAGCGGTTTGGCTTAATGGACCCGGCAGCGGAAAGGCTTTGGCTCAGCAACAAGTCTAACAAAGTTTACCTCATTAAAACAATCCACGGAATCGCTTGAATACATATCAAAGGAGTGCAAAACTATGAAATCTGATACCATTCGCAACGACTACGCTGCAGCTCGAATCTCTGCCATATCCGCTATTATCGCGGCGGAAGCAATCGGAGTCACCCTGCTTCTCATTCTGATTCAGTCTCTGCTGAAAGCTGTAACTCCGCTGACGTCGGAATCCATTCTGATGCTGGTCCTGGGTTCTTTTGTCAGGACCGGAACCACCGCATTCTGCATTTTCGGCGTGCTCTCTGCACTGGCTGCCTTGTACGTGTCAGCTTGTGCGACGAGAGAACGGTATTTTTACATTGATAAGGACGAGCTCAAATTCATAGCCAAGACCAAAGAAATGTTTGGCTGGCTGAAGAATTCTAAGCCTGCAATTGGCTGCTTTGCAGCGGCAGGAGCGTTCATAATAATGGCAATATCTCTTATCGCTGATATCGGCATCTTTGATTCCGGTCTCAGCCACGAAACGCTCGGTACTCTCATCAATGTTGCAGTTCTGATGCTTCACATCGCCGGTGGCTGTATCGTTGCTTCGGTGGCTTGTGCGGTTTGGGACAGCAATAAGATATAGGACTCAATATTTTAGACCTGCATATGTCTAATCCAGAGCTGTCCATCTTCGGATGGGCAGCTCTTTTTGTTGCTCAAATTTGCGAATTGCGGACAATTAAGACAGCGAATAAAAACTGGAGGAATCATTATGCTTGCACTCAAAGCCAAAAGGTCAAATAAAACACTCTATCTATTTGCGGCCGTCATTGTAACCGCTATTGCCGTCATTATGGCAGAAAGGCAAGGAGTCGTTGACAGCGATTATTTCTGGCATCTCACCTTAGGAAAAAGCATCTGGCAAAATAAAGCCATCCCAACTCAGGACACTTTCTCCTGGCTAAGCCCGGAACTCAATTTGCAGGAAACCGCCCATTCCTGGCTCAGCAGCCTGATTCTTTACGCATTTTCCTGCATTTCTGTGAATCCTGTTTACGGGATGCTTGCGTTCATCGCAGTGACAGTCTTTGCCTACTGTCTGTTCATTGAATATATCTGGGGCAGACAAATCAAAGACCCTTTTATGAATGTCCTGGCTTTGGCCCTTGTCACGCTGCCGCTCGACTGGGCAGGAAGACCGCAAAGCATCGGCTTAACGCTCTTTGCAATCGGATTCTATCTGCTGAACAAAGTCTATGAAGAACCTGACACAAAGCTCCGCTGGCTGCTTCCTGTTGTGAGCGTTCTTTGGGCAAACTTGCACGGCGGGGCATTGCCCATTCTGTTCGCGTTCAATCTGCTGTTCCTGGTCTTGTGCTTTGCTCCTGACATCAATGCCTTTGATATCTATAACGAAAAGGGCGACTCAAAGAAGCGGTTCCGTGCCCTGTTCCAGGTCTTTCTTTCCGATATTTTGGCCGGACTCCTGAATCCATACGGCATCAAGCTCTATATCTATTTCTTTGTGACAAACAATGAAACGACCAAGAAATATGTTTCTGAATGGATGCCGAGCCATCTTGCCAATGAAGTTGTGTTTCTGTGCCTTGCCTTCTTGTTTCTGATTGTAGCTTACCGAATGAAGGTAAAGCTCACAGAATTTGCCCCGTATCTCTGCTGCCTGTTCATGACAGCAATGTATGTCCGAATCCGCAGCTATTGGGTTATCGTCATGACTCCCCTCATTTACCGGTTCCTCACTTCTCTTATCTCCGCACAGGAAAACCGGATGTGGAAAGCTGGCGGCAGGCCCAACAGTTCCTGGGCGGGAAACACCAAGAAATACACTATCGCTGCAGCTGCCGTGCTCGTTCTTGTATCTGCTGTCTATGCACCTTCCATGGCCAACGACCCCGATAAGACAGGGGATTACATCACAGCTGACCTTGTCTCATACATCCAAGACCTCAACCCGCAGCGGCTCTATACCTCCTACAATGATGGCGGGTATTGCATCTATCATGGCATCAAAAGCTTCGCGGATTCCAGAGCAGACCTATTCCCGGACGATGTCATCGAAGCAAGTGTGAATTTTGCATTCATGAGCTATTCCACCGACACTGGCATGGAAGACTGTTTGAATCAATTTGACTTTGATGCTATCCTTTTGCGACGCTCTCAAAGTGGGCCCTGTATTGAATTTATGAACCAGCTTTCTGGCTGGACACAAGGATATAAAGACGATTATTTCGTTGTTTTTGTACCTTCCGAAACCTAAAAATCTCTGCCCTTGACCGGATTTTTCGGCCAGGGGCATTTTTGTACATATGTTTAGTGAAATCTAAACGGCTGACCGCTTTCTGGACAAGGCTTTCGAGTATTCAAATCGACTCTGGATTTTGTTCCAGGCTTGTTTTGTGCAATATTTACAAATTTTATTTATTATGGGCGGTCGATTTGTAGTGTTGCTATCTAGCGGAGGTGTGCGAATTGCAGACAATGAAAGTATGGGTCAAAATCCCAACATCCGAAACATATGCAGAAAGGCACATCAATGCTAAATAACAGCTATACAAAAACGAATACCATCTTCGGACAGGCGCTTGGATGCACTGCCCTTGATGACGCATTTGTAAAGCTGCTGAGCGATGTAAATGCCGATGGCGTGACTCAGTTCCTGATTCGGACAAATGGCGAAGAGAAAATGAAGACCGTTGCCCAAATCAATTCTGAGTCTCTGGAAGCAGGTGTTCGTGAGCGCATCTTTGATAAAGTCAGCCCGAAATATGGGACCCCGACTTATTGGGATACCTCTACCAACATCTACTTCTCCATCAATACGTTCCATCCTCAGAAATCTCTGCGCGGAAAAGGTATCCGTCGTAAGGCGGATGTCGAAAAGCTGCGCGCTCTGTTCTTTGACATTGATTGCCACGGCGAAAACGCACCAGCTGACATCAGCGACCGCATCGGTGAGCTTGTACTGGATGCCGTGAATCATCATGAGATTCCGGACTGTGCAGTTTCTAACAGCGGCCGTGGTGTTGGCTTGTTTGTGTTTCTTGAACCCTGCAACCCAAACAATCTCTCTTACGGCTTGGCCTACAGCGGCGTACATAGAGCAATTTCTCTCAAGCTGAATGAGTTGATTGAGAAGGCCCAGTTCACGGCAAATGTTGAGCTGGATAAGGCGGTTCATGAAACCAATCGCGTTGCTCGTCTGCCTGGTACTTACAACACCAAGGCAAAACGTTGCTGCCATTGTATTCGGGTCCCTGAAGGAAAGCCCTTCAACCTGCTGAAGCTCGCCGACCAGTATGAAGTCCCTTATCGGTTTGCTGATGAGAAAGTTGCTCCGTCTGACGTGAATTTCAACAAAACTGATGACGAAATCCTTGACTGGGCTAAAAAGCGCTTCGCGGCAATGTGCATGCGCTATCCGCATCTTCTTGAAGTTCTGAACAATTACAAGAAGAAGGAAGAACGGAAAGCAAACTTCGTCTGCCGCTTTGAGCTGGCGCTTCGATACCTTCAGGCAAATCCGTGTGGCGAAGGAAAACGTCACAGCACTCTCTTGGCTGTACTGTCCACCTGCTATGACCGTGGCGGTCATCCGGATATGGATAAGGCACAGCTCATCAACCGCACTTTTTCTCAGCCACTTTCTGACAAGGAAGTTGCGCATCTCGTTTCCACCTGCAAATACCCTTGCAAGAACTCGACGATTGAAGCACTCTCCGGTATTCCCGCAAGTGCTCTCAAAAATCCCAAAGCCAAGGCGGAAGGGAAGAAGAGCGAGAGCGAATCTAAGCCAAAGCGTTACGAAAAAGGCGAAATCCCGCCTCCGATTGCAAGCTCCAAGGCTGACCGTTACATGCTCGGTGTCCTCATCAAACACGGCATCATTCCCGACCTCCGCATCCGGAACCATCGTCAAAAGTACGAGGCTCAGGAACGCCGGAAACAGCGCATGGTCATCTATAACCGCATCCCGGAACTCTATGCTTCCGGAATGTCCGTTCGTGCCATTGCAAAGGAACTGAAAATCTCGGTCCCCACTGTATATGAGCAGGCTAAAGTGCGTGGTCTTGATATCGTGGAGAAGGAACAGCAGGCATTCCGCGTCAAGAACCTGACAGCTCAGCGACTCGTTGAGATGGGATATCAGAAGCAGAAAGTTGCTGAACTGATGGGCGTTAACCGGAACACGGTGTTCAACGCTCTGAACCGGACTTTTGATTCTGTGTCTGAAGAAGACCTTATGCTCATTGACAAGGCGGTTAATAAGCTCATTGGTCGTGTCGAGGTTATCGTGGAGACTCCCGAACCACAGACGGCTGACGAGCTGGAAACGGCAAAGCCGCAGGAAGCTAATGAAACTGCTGAGACGGTTGCGACCGCCAAGGCTGCTGACAGTACCGAGACCGTCACTACTGAGAAGAAGAACTCTTCTAAGGATGACAACAAGCCAGACGACAATGTACCTTTTGCTCCATTCAGTGATGCGTACAATCAGCTGTGCTTTGAACCTCAATCCCACAAAGGTTGGCACTCCGTCAAGGATGCTCTGAACAACTACGCGACCAGCTGCTGCTCTGCGATAAGTCAGCTCTGGGATGGCGTTGGCAAAGTTCAAAGGCACTTTGACTACGGTCGAGCGCAGCAAGCCGCAACCTGAACCTTTTTAGTACCTTCACAATTACATATCTCTTTTGCGCGAATTGAACCTTAAAAAGCTATATGCTGGAAGTCATTTCTAATTGAACCTGTATCTCTGGTCGGCAAACGGACACACTCATTCATGAGCGAGAACACAAGTTTGCCGGGTTGATGTGCAGGATTTGAAGCGAATCTCTTCCTTTTGTGCAAAGTTCAATTCACTATTGACAGTCCCGGTGAGGCAAAATTTAGACTCACACGTTCGAGAAGGACACGCCCATTTATGAGTGAGAACAAAATTCCCGAACAGGCTGCGGCTCAGGAGTCACGCTCGCAATGCCGGGATGCTGGTAGAGGATTTCACGGACCACAAATGCTGGCAAACGCTACAATATTTTCGCGTTCATGCTGTTATTTCAAAATCTCAGGATAAGTGTACCCTTTCGGAGGACACGCCCGCTTGCGAGTGAGAACGAAATCTAAAGGAATCTGACACAAATCCCACCCTTTTGGGGCTGACAGTTGAACTGCGGACGGATGAAGTGGCCCACGTGGCGGCCATGACGGCTTTTCCGACTTAAAAATTTATAGTCGGCTGGACTGGTAATAGGAGTCCAGGAGCCCGATTTCTCCTGAAAAACGGACCCTGCCCAAGAATGTCAAACGAGTTGGCAATGTTTTTCAGGCTTTTGTTCGCGTCCCCTTAGTAGAGCTCCATATATTATATATAAAGGGCATTGATAAGTAAGAGAGCCTACTAGATTTGAGCTGAAAAGGATTGGCTTAGAGTTAGCTTAGGATTGCTTAGGATTAGCTTTGAGTTCCTTGGGATTGGCTTTGTCATAACTTTGCCTTAGGAAACCCACTATTCCTTAGCTGCAATTTGGCGGCCGTTGCGGGTTGTTGCGAGTTGCGTCCACTGCCGTCTGGAGCGTAGCTGCCTTGCTTTTGGGCTGGTGCTTCTTTGCTCCCTGGCATTCGCGTAGCTGCTTGTTTCTCATCCCTCCACATTCCGTGCCTTAGCTTGCGTAGCTGCTCATTGGGCTTCGGCTGCCTGGATTCCTTGCTTCTTGCATTTGTGTCTAAACTGCTAACAATTCGCCCTTCGCATTGAGGGCATGTTCGGCTCATGGTATAATTAAATCATAGCAGGAGGAGCTGGACATGAAGCGATATCGGTACTTATGCATCTGCAGAAAGAACAAGCAATTCTGCCAATACGCCTGCATTCACCGTGTTGCATTTTCCAGATTCCCATTGTGGCGGGTTCCGAAATTTTGCTGCTTGAAGCGGCTTGGGACCTGTACGTACCAAAGCGTGCGGAAGGTGATTGTGTGAGTAGCAGCATGATTCTTGAACATCTCGATGCCTGGCAGGGACAATGCCTTGTCTTAACCATTGTGGTGATTCTTGCTATCGAATGGCTTGGCCGGAACTTGAGTCTCTGGCTTGTCATGAAAGCTTTCGGCACAAAGACGGCAAGGTTCTACGATACCCGCATTACGGCAATCGGTGTTATCCACCATGAGCTCTCCCATCTCCTGGTTGCCATCTTCACCGGTGCTCGAATCGACGGCGTGAAGCTCTACAAGATTTTCCAGAAACAGGATGACGAAGTTCTCGGCTATGTGAACTACACACCTCGTGGCCTTTATCCGTTTCGCTGCATCCAACAGACCCTCATCGGCATTGCCCCAGGAATCCTCGGCATGGTTCAGATTTGCACCATGAGCCAGCTGCTTCTTGGGCTCTGGTCGAGTCTTGGCAATGACTGCTTTAAGCATCCTGCCATCTGGATACTCGCAATCGTCATGAGCCAGATAGCATATCATTCCTGCCCGAGCCGGTACGACATCCAGGGCTCGTGGTTCTGCATTGGACTTGTGGTCCTTGCATTCTGTCTGTTCCGGGACAATATTTTTCCTACCTGGTTCGCCTTGCAGGTCATCCAGTGTGTGGCATTCGCCGTTATCCTTGCATCCGCACCCGTGATGCTCCTGAGCGTCATCGTGATGGTTGCTAAACTCATAAAGCACCTTGTCTTTGCTGGAGGTAAACAAATCTTTGAAGTTCGATAAACTCTATCTTCGCGTTACGGCTCTGCTCAATGCCCGCGAAGTTCATTACGACTATGTCATCAGCCCGAACGCCGATGACCTGACCGATGAAAAGGCCGACTTGATGAAACAGGAACTCTCGGAATCTCTGCTCAAAGACCTTCCGGCTGGCACAAAAATCCTTAGCACTGAGTTCATCCCGGAAACGGAGATGATTGCTCCGATTTTCGACGGAGACCGGGTCACTTCATGGCGGTTTCTCGATTACGTTGCAAACATCCTTTCTCCCGAACCTGACATGAACGGAAACCTGCATCCGAAATTCACCCCGCTCGCTGTTGTGCGCGTGATGGTGGACGATGATGTTTCGTTGATTCAGCTGGAAGAACGGGAACGAATCCGAATCATGGTCGGGAACTATGTCATGGAATTGACCAAAGCTCCGATTTACACCATACAGCAAATTACGCCGGACGATTACTGGCGTATCCTGAAAGGCATCGGTGTGATGCGAAACTTCCCGACCTCTCAGAGAATCCTCGTGAAGGTCGTCTCCTTGGCGGAACTCAAACGCTGCACGGAACGGCGCAGGAAACGGTTCGAGGAGAACGAAAAGGGCTGAATGAACAGCTTGCCCCTTGCCTGTACGTTCGCCGGAACCCTCACACCCCGCCCACCAATGCATCGTTCAGAACGTCTGCAGTAACCTTGGTGAGCCTGGTTGCTAAATCTTTTGGCAGATACTTGTATTCCATTGCGAATCCCGTACACTGTGAAGTATCGTGAATACCCACAAACCTGAAAGGCGGTTTTTATCATGCTGAAAAATATTCTTGCCGTGATTGGTGCTGTGACGGTTGCTGCTGTTGCTTATGTGGCTTTCAGCGACCACGTGATTGTGAAAATTGAACCCGATGAAGAAGGCCCTGAGGACCCCGAAGAGCCGGAAGAACCCGAAGAGCCTACAAAGCCTTCTGAACCACAGGAAGAAGACCACAAGTTGACCTTCGATGAGCTTGTTCGCAAGATGGATGAATCCGAGGAACGCTTGGCTGAAGCGGAAGTAGCTGCTGCCGCCAAAGACGATGACAATGATGAGGATGACGAGGACGATGAGCCCGAATCCAAAGTCGAAGAAGTCAAAATCCAGGATGACTCGACTGAAACTGAGTGACAAGGAGTAAAAGCTATGGACACTGGTACTCGTATTAACGTGATTGCTGGACGGCCCGGAGCCGGTAAGACTCGCTGGGCTGCCAGGGAAGTGGTTGAGACGCTTCGCGACGTGAACAACGTCGTCATTTACATCGGCTTTGACCGGGAGTTTGAGCGTATCTGCCGGATGGTTTCGGACACCTATGGCAGCAAGCCTCATGGCAAGCTCCTCTTTGCACTGCAGGATGGCGCAGGGGAAGCAATCGGAAAGGCCGTCGATATCGCCAATAACGGGGAATCCCGCATGTTCTTGGGCAATGAGGATGACAACGAGTACCAAAACAATCGGCGGATGGTGTTTGTCTTCTATGACCAGTGCCGCCACGATATCTTCAACGGCCGCCGCGACCTCCTGAGAGCTGCTGCCAGGGCCGGGGTTCATGTCAATGTCCTTTGCCAGATTTTTAGCCAAATTGACCGGGGTGATATCAATTGGCTGAACGAATACTGCACGCCGTTCGTCATTTCGAAGTCCCGTGAACCGCGCCTGGCAACACAGGAAGAAATTCAGGAAAAGTACCGCTGACATTATCCGTTCCCGGAACCAACCGGGAACTTTTTTGCTGAAAACTATAAGCCGGAAAGGAAACAGCTATGTGCGTTGAGTATTTTCTAAAACCGCAGCTCTCTCCTTCAGCCTCCGGTCTTATGGGTTTTATTCTTGGCGAACAAGCTGCTTTGAATCCAAGTCTGAATCCTAGCAAAGCATCTCCGGACGCTCTGAATCAAGCATTGGGCCTGAACAGTAAAATTCTCTTAGCCACGATGAAGAGCATCGAATCCCGTCATGGGCTCGTTTCATGTGATGCCATCAGGAATCAAATTCTTCTAACCCTGGGGAATTCCGAAAAGAGCTGCACGGAAGCACAAGTCATGGCTCGAATCCTACCGCTTGCATTCCTGCCGGTCTATGATATCCAGCTGCTCAATACCGTGACGGATGTTGCCGCCATGGCGCACAGCACGAACAACGCGGTGCTGTGTTCGTGTATTTATGCAGAAATTATACGTCAACTTGCGCAGGGAGAAAGAAACAAACAAAAGGCCGTTGAAATGGCCGCTATAACGGTCGGCGGCAGGTATTCCGTCGCGGCTCTTGGCGAACAGCTTGACCAGATTTTGAATCCTGAGAAAGTCGGGAACAACGGGGATATCGCATCGACTTTGATTCTAGCTCTGTATTGTTTCGAAAAATCAAAAAGCTTTGATTCCTGCATCCACATAGTGCGGCAGGATATTGCCGGAGAAAAGAAGCTCATTTCGGCTGTCGCGGGAAGTTTTGCTGGCGTATATCATAAGCTGTACGGGCGGCCGATACAGGATGTCAGCCGGTATGAGACAGTCATCAATGGCTTAGACTAGAGAGGACGACAATGGCAAAGACACTGGTTATCGCTGAGAAGCCTTCGCTTGGACGCAGCATTGCGTCGGGACTCACCTGGTGGAAGAACGAACAGTTCACACGGCAGGGAAAAGACCGGAATACATGGCTGGAAAGCCAGAATTATATCGTGGCTTCCTCCGTTGGACATCTGTACGAACTCATTGACCTGGATGCGTATTTTCCGGATTATGAGCCGGGGAAAAAACATTCCTGGACGATGGAACGGCTTCCGTTCTTTCCCGACAACTGGAATTTTAAGTTCGAGGGGAAGGACAATGTCAAGGGCCTGATTCGAACTATCAATAGCCTGATGAACCGCACAGACGTTGATAAGATTTATAATGCCGGAGACCCTGACCGGGAAGGTCAGCGGTTGGTTGATGAAATCATCCATTACGGCCTCAAAAAGCCGAAACCTATCTATCGACTTTGGCTGCCTGATACGACCAATAAGACCGTCAAGCAGGCGTTTGAAACAGCAAAACCCAATGACGGGTATGCGGATTTTTCCTCCTCCGCAGAGACCCGCAGCGAGATGGACTGGCTCTTGGGAATTGAATTGACCCGATATGCGTCCATCAAAGCAAATGCTTTTATTCGCATCGGGCGTTGCGTCTGCCCGATTGTTGCCCATGTCATTGAACGCGAAAAGGCAATTCGGGATTTTGTTCCGAAACCGTACTCCGCCGTTTCCAGCAAGGAGAAGACGAACGGTGAGGACATTGAACTGACCAGTAAACGGACGTTCGAGGAAGGCCATGAAGCCGAAGCTCAGGCGTTGGCGGATGCCTTCAACCAGGCGGGCGCAACCGTGACGAGCGTCAAGACCGAACGCAAGACTGTCAATCCAGGTAAGCTCTCCTCGATGAGCGACTTGCAGAGCTTCGCCTGTAAGGCCGATAAGACCCTGTCTCCGGCAGATGTTCTCGCCGCAACGCAGGCTTTGTACGAAGGCGGATTCGTCACCTACCCGCGTACTAACAGCAGCTACCTTGCCACGAATGAAGTCGTGAAGGTGGACGCCGCCATCAGAGGTTTAGCGCAGAACAGAATTACGGGCCTTGTCAATAAGCCGGGTCTTAAATCGATTTATGACGACAGTAAAATCGAAGCTCACTCTGCCATCACCCCAACTGGTAAATGGCCTGGAGCATTGGCTGGAGCACAGAAAACGGTTTTTGAATGTATCTTGAATCGATTCTGTGCCGTCTTCTGTGCGGAGGATTGCACCGTGGACCGGACCACGATTGTCATTCATTGCTACGATGAAGATTTCACGCTGAAAGGCGATGTGCAAGTCACTCCCGGATGGCGGAAATTTGAGAAACCGTCAAATGGCGACAAGATGCTCCCGAAGCTCAACAAGGGTGATGCGGTAAACATCAATTTCCAGCTGGTCGGAAAGATGACGACACCGCCAAAACGGTATACGGTCGAGGCTCTCAATAACTGGATGGTCGCCCCGATGCGCGGTGTAGAGAAAGAAGATACCGAGTACACGGACGCTGAATGGAAAGAGATTCTTTCTGACGCTACCATCTGCACCGAAGCAACTCGCGCCGACACGGTAGACCGATGCGTCAAGAGCCAGTACATTTCCCTCAAAAAGGGCGTGTATTACGGTGAACCTGCAGGATTCCAGCTGGTCGATATCATGGATAAGCTCGGCATTGTTTTGGACGTTCCCGTGACCGTTAACCTTTCCAAGCAGCTGCACTCCATCAAGGACGGAAACCTGACCCGCGTTCAGGTTTTGGAGTACACCAAACAGACCCTTGAGAGCATCATGTCAGAGGATGTGACGATTGCAGCTGCACAGGGAGCCAGCAGCAAGTATCCAGTTCTCTGCCAGTGCCCAAAATGCGGCAAGGATGTTGTGGAAACAAAGCTTGCCTATGCATGTACCGGGAAAGACTCTGATGGGAAACGATGCCCGGTCACAATCTGGAAGAAGAACAAGTTCCTTGAAGCGCTCGGCAAAGAAATGACCAAAACAACAGCAAAGGCTCTGCTCACAAAAGGCAAAGCTCCGCTCAAAGGATGCATAAGCGCCAAGACCGGCAAAAAATACGACTCCATACTAACTTGCGACTTTTCAGGAGACCGCCTTGCTTATCATATTGAATTTGATAAGTCAAGCATGTCATTTGGCAGCAAAGTCGGAAAATGCCCGTTCTGCGGAAAGCCTGTGGCAGATACGGCAAAAGCCTTCACCTGCACGAACAAGTCTTGCGGCGCGGCGCTCTGGAAGGAATCGAAGCTGTATGGCAATGAGCTTGATGTTGATGCCGATATTGCCAAGACTCTTCTCTCCGGGAAAACCATCGAAGCCACGATTCAGAACAAAGAGAGAACCGGCACACAGGATGTTGAGGTTGGGATTGAACCGTATACGGCACCCAATGGCAGAAAATATATCGGCCTTTGCATCATGAAAACCAAATAGTTAATTTGCCTCATCGCCTGCCCATTTTGGGTGGGCGTTTTTTGTTGCCAAGCTGTGCGAATTGCGTATGATTAAGAACAGTGATACGAAACTAAAAATCAACGGTAGAAGGATAAACGCATTGAAACTATATTTTATGAAAGTCGGGTATTTCCTGATATTTATTTTCGCAATCCTCAATTTTTTGGGGCTGAAGCAAACGGAATTCGAAATCCGGCAGCTGGATGGCACGGCAAGAATCCTGACAACTCATGCGGAAGCGATACAGGCAGCACAAGAACAACCAATGTTGAACGCGGCGGCCGCCGCCGCTCTAACGAGAGCCGATACCCAAATCGCGATTGCTTCGTTCTCAAATGAGAATGTAGCGGGGGAAGCAAAACGACTCGCGTCTCTCTGCAACGCAAACATCAAAGCGAAGTCCATTACGGCATCGGTGTCGAATGACGCGGTTCTGGAAGAGATGGCGAGAAGACCGAATATGTATGGGCGGCTCGTGATTCCTTCCGTGGGAGTCAATGTGGCGTTGTTTGCAGTCGTCAGCCAGGCAGCAGCGGATGCACAGGACAGCGCTGCATATTTTCCGTTCAAAAACTATATGCTTGTTGCGGACCACTGGAATCAGGGGTTCTGGAAAATCAAGCGTTGCTCGGTTGGAACGAAAGCTTATATTTATCGCGGAACTTCGATACAAACGCTTACATGTACCGGCATCTGTCGCGGCGTGAACGCTGGTTATGATTTGCTGTATGAGGATGGGTCGAGCGCTACGACAGGCAGCGGAACCATCATGTATACCTGCAACGGTTCGAATTATCACGATATCACATTGACTTTTTGGAGCTGAGTTTTATGCAGAAGAATAATAAAAAGATGACATGCCTTGCGACGATTCTCATGGCAGCACTTGCTGCATTGCTGATTTTCGCTATCGTTGACGCGAACCGCATCAATCGTAGTCTTTCTGAGCTGCAGCAAACGGTGAATTATGAAGAGCGGCTGGAACCTTTGCTGTTCTATGGCGCAACCGCTGAAACTGCCGAAACGGCTGCGACAGCCGAAACCGCAATGGCTTTGGAGCCGGAGCTGAACTTCACCGTGACGAAAAGCGGCATTGTTCCAGATGACGGCTCCTATGTTCCGGTCACGCTGGGCGACGTGACTGTCTGCATTCCTGTCGCCGCTGCCGGGCAGGACGGATGCATCGTGACGTATCGTTCCGGCAATTCCACTGCCGCAATCGGAAATTACAAAATCGCACTGGTGGAAGGAAATACGGAAGACTCCGTTGTGATTTTCCAAAACGACGACAAGGAAATCCTGTCGGGAACAAGGACGATGGGAGAAGGATTGACTTTGACCGTTGCTGCTGAAGCCGAGGAAGGGCAGAAGACAGAACAAGAGGCAGTGATTGAAAAGCTGCTTGCTGATGCAGTAATCACCGATACAGCTCCTGCGACAACTGTGTTTGGAGAAACCGTAAAAGACGATGTCGTAATCGAAGCGGACGATGGCTATTTGCAGCTGCAGTTGAATGATGACATTGTCTTGGCATCAACTTTCAATTCTAATTTTGATAAAAACGCCTTCTCTAAAACCCTGAACCTTCCCGGTGGACTCACTGTTCGATACGGGAACGTGCAGGACAAAGAGACCGGGTATATCCCGTTTGTCTCTACGGTAAATAACCGCAATGTCAAGATTCTTTCTACCGGTGCGGAAGTGCTGCAGAAATTTTTCAAGGGCTAATACGTTCTGAACCAATCTTACATTGAGCCATCTGCCCATTTCGGGTGGGTGGCTTTTGTTTTGGGACAATGCTTGCCAGTTCTTGCGATGCTCGTATCATTAGAAACTGAATCAGTATTTTTTGCGGGGAATCGGGTGAGGAGAACCATGAAAAACAACGGAGAAAAGCTTGAAGGGCTGATGATTGCGGCGATGCTGCTGATTTTTGTCACAAGCATCTGGGCGTTTAGGGACGCTCAAAGAATGCACGAAAAGTTGACGGAGAAGGTACAGCAGACGCCGGAAACGGCTGAATTTGCAGAGTTAGTATCTCATTTATTGCCAGCAACGCCGGAAACGGCAGAAATCACTCCATTTGATGCAAGTGACCCGCACATGAATTTTGTTGTAAGCAAAGAAAGACTCAAATTGACTCTCAATTCCTGTGTGCCGCTCTCTTTGGATGATACAACGGTCTGCATTCCGATACAGAGCATCGGTGAAAGGAGCCTGGTATCGTATCAGACGCAAGACCATACGGCCTGCGTTGGGGCCTATCATATGACTCTTGTGAATGGGCACAAGGAAGAAGGCGTCAACTTTCTTCTGATAAATGATTCCGCCTTGATATCCGGAACAAGGAACATAAATGAGGATACCAGCCTTGTCGTCACGGCACTTGTTAAGGTGAATGAAGAACAGCAGCAAACCAAAGTGATACAACAGCTTTTGGATGGAGCGGTTCTTTGCGATGTCGCACCGACCATCACAATCTTTGGCATTCCAGTTAAGAACAATTCGATGATTGAAGTGGATAACGCTCTTGCCAAAATCGAAACGAATCAGGGCAGGGTATTTATCACAAGTTCGGCTGCTATCAAGGAACCCAAACCTCTTGATAAATCCGTGATTCTGCCATCCGGCATTGAAGCCAAATACAACAGCACTGCCCGAACCGGGTCTGGGGATATTGTTTTCGTGATTGAGCAGGATGGCTGCAGATATTATCTGCTGGCTCCGAGCGTGGAGCAGCTGCTCGGCGTGTTTGGCAATTCTGAATCTTAATCAAGGCTTTTGCGGTTGCAACTGACATCAATGAGGGTATCAATCAAATGTGCAATTACAGTGACTTTGTCGAGCAGCAGGGACTCAAAAAAGGCCGCAAAGAAGGGCATCTCGAATCTCTTTCTGGAAGTGTTACAAACCTTGTACGTTCTGGACGCTTTTCCGTTGAGGCGGCATTGGACATTCTGAAGGTGTCTGCTGATATTCGCTCGACTGTCAAAGAAAACGCTGAGAAAGCGCTCAGTAAATAACAATAAGCCGTTGCCTATGCTGGAGGCAGCGGCTTTTCTTCTTTTTTCTTGCGATATTGTGCGAACGGCGTATGATGAAACTGTACGATAGATAACAGCCTTTTGGCCCAATGCGTACAATTCATATTCTGCAGGTGAATTAGCAGACCTATCTTTACGGTAGGTCTGCTTTTTTCTACAAGAAAGGAGTGCCGACAGCTTTCTGTCAACCATTTCCGAAAAAACAAATATCAATCAAGAGAAAGGAAAAATTGTATGTTTAACGCAACCTGCCTAATCAAGACCGACATCGATACCGTGAACAAGTGTATTGGGCAAAATCCCTACAATCCTGAGACTTTTCTTCAGAACTTTGCGTCTCGTCTGACATCTTTCGACGACCCTCTCATCAATATTTACCCAACATCCGAGATTGCAGGAAACATCGAAGACGAGGATGTTATTCTGGGCCTTCGCGAACCGCAAAAACTCATTGAGTGGGCGAAAACCATGAAGGAACGCACGCAGTGCATGGCAATGGCTGAGTTCAGTGCAGCATTGCAGAAGCATAAAGCAGAAGGCATCGACATCACCAAGCCGATGTATACCTGCCTACGTTCCATTGAAATGGATTCCAACGAATCTTATCTTCTTCGCTTCGCCGCTGAACTGCTCGACAACCATCCAAACCCGGAATGCGGTGAGCTGTTTTATGACGGCGACTCCTGGAAGTGTTTCCCAAACGGTTTTCAGCTGAAAGACATCGAAGCTCATGCTGAGGACTACATCATCATTCCGGGGCTGTTCTATGACGACTGATTGAAAACGAAAGGAATTTTATGGACTGGAAATTTATCATGTGTCTGCTCGTTATGTGCTCCACCACCATCTGGAAGCTTCTGGAAATTCTCACCTACGGTGAGATTCAGGTCCGGCAGGTGGATGACATCATGATGATGTATATGACCTTTACCATCTACGCCGCCTATAAGGCTGGCATGGCGGTTCAGGCCAAAAAAGTCAACAATCCCGCCTAAACCGGTTCGCCGGTTATAGACGGGGCTTGCGGGGCAACCCGTAAGCCCGGTTGATTAGCCTCGGTGAACGGCAACTCCGGTTGCTGCGAACTCCGTTATGCATTTGATGAGCAATCATCTTCATAATATAGGCACCCCGATATGCTCCA